CATGTGCACTTGAAAATGTAGGACCATTTACCAATGTTCCGTTATTTCCACCACGTGATAAATCTACCCATGAAGTTGACCCAGACGTATATGAACGTGGATTTGCTGCATCTAAATACAGTATCAATCCATCTGTTACTATTTTCGGTGAATAATTAAACGCCATAACCTTAAATTCCTCTTACTATACATTTTGTTGTCCATGCTCCTGAAGTTGAAGATCCTGTTAATGCCATGTTTGATCCTGTAATAAATACTCCGAATGAAACTGCGGAAGTGTTACCAAAATCAGTTGTTGTAGTTTCTGTGAAGTTTACGGATGACCCACTCTGAATTGCCATGATTGTACCTGCTCGTGCATTTGAACCCGATCGTACAGAGTATTCAAAGAATGCAGTGTCATAAGATGCTGTTGGTAAACTATACACCGTAAACGAACCTGAGTTTGTTTGCGTGATTTTAGCCGTTGTGATCAACATCGGATCTAGATAGTTACCAATCAGTGTGGTGTTATCAGAGAATACTTCTAAAATTGGCAAACCAGAAATATCATTAACTGAGAATAAAGAGCCACTTAAACTATCTGTTATGCTAAACAATTCACCTTGTGAACCTTGTACTGTGAATACTGGTAAGGCTGAACCTGATCCGTACACTGTTAGGGAAGAACCTGATGCTGTGTTTTGTGAACTTGATATAATTGTGCGAGATGCCGTTACGTTGAATAAGCGTGATTCATCTCCTAACCAAACCGTAGTACCGTTTCCTGTTCGGAAGTGTGGTCTTGTGTTGTTTGTTAGCGATCCGGTTGCTGCATACATTTGGAATGCACCGGATACCGTAGTTGCTGGTATTGAACCTGAGTGTATGGTTAGGGTGTTGGTTGCAGTAGTATCCCAATGCGTTCCAGAAGTTAATTGTGTGCTATTTCTAAATACGAGATTTGCTTTATTTGTCAAAAGCATGGTCTGACTATTTGCTCCAGAAGGATCAACACAAAAAGCTAATGTTTGACCTAGTGCATTGGTATAAGATGATTGTCCTACTGCAATGATACCACTTAAAAGTGCAGATGCTCTTGCACCAAAACCAATGGCCAGTGATTGATATCCAGAAGTACCATCTGCGATCGCAGTTGCACCAATTGCGGTGGAACTTATTCCGGCAATGGCGCTAGCGCCAATGGCCACACCTTGTATCCCAGTGATTGATGTATTCGCTCCAATTGCAGTACCTCCATTATTTGATACAGCATTGTATCCAAATGCAACAGCATTTTCAGTTACCCCAGCTGATGCTATATCCTTTGCACCACCACCGATAACAACATTCTTAAACGCATCAGTCGTACCTAGTATTTGAGCATTCAATCCAATTGCGACTCTACCATCGCCGGTAATGGACATTAAGTTTTGAGTATCCGCACTATTTCTAACTCGGAACACAGTATCTGTGGATAATGCACCTTGGGCTTTTACGTCAAGTCTTGCGGCTGGTGTTAAAATTCCCACTCCAACGAACCTTGTTGTACCATTTAAGTTAATAATTGGATTTGTCGTATCAGTCGTTGGGCATATTCTTAATTGACCACTTTCATTTCTAAATTCCCAAAGATTTGTAACACTTGCGCCCGTAAAGCGGAATGTTCTTGAACCTGAATTGTTAATCAGGAAGCCATTTGAAACGACTTCCATTCCCGTTCCAGTTCCATAAAGACCATTTCCCGAATTTAAAGAAAATCCATCGGCATCAGTTCTTGGGTTTAGAGAGTATGTACTTACCCCATTTGCAAAAACAATAGAAGCGTTACCTCTTGCTTCAATTATATTAGCAGTACTAGCACTATTTCTAACGTTAAATATAGTGGAAGTTGTTGAAGTTGTAGCCAATAATGACATAGAACCTGTTACACCTAACGATCCAGTAATTAAAGCAGAACCGGTATATGGAAAAGTTGTGTCCGGAGCATATGATGCACTTACTGCTTGTAATACGTATGATGCAGTACTAGCAAATGAACTGCTTAACACAGTCATTGATGCAGTATTCGAAGTTAGCACATATGGTAACAACATTGAACCGGTTGCACTAGTTAACACGTAGTTTGGAGCATGTGACGCAGTTACGGCATTACTTGCCCAACTAGAAGTACCAAACAAAGATCCGGTAAATGATGTAGCAGTTAATGAACCAGTTAAACCATATGATCCAGTTAATTGGTTTGTGTTAATCCAAACACCGGTAGCATTACTCCCACTTCTAACTAGAAGTTGTCCTGGTGTAAGTGACCCGGTTGTTATTTTAACATTGTGTAATTCATCTATTTCATATCCATTATCTACTTTAACAAATATCGTACCATTGTTTGAATGGGCGTATACTACATACCCTATAATTACAGTGTGTTGTGGAGCTTGTGGTTTTGTTGTTGTTATACCTCCAGCCGTTGTTGGTGATAGGTACAATACATCACCATCCACCCAAGTTTCTCCCTGCAATGCTCCGGTAGTGTTTATGCCTCTGACTAATCCACTATTAGTAATGAAACCTTCTTGGTTTACGTCGATATTCTCAGTTACTAGGCCTAATGTGTCCACTGAGTTAGCATCATTGTCAGCTTGAGCCAGTACAATGGCTAATCGTTGGCCTTGAGATCCACCTTCGTCTACTCTTCGTATACGAGCAGCTTTATATTCAGATTCTAATAGATTAGTTCCGGTTTTGTTTACTGCCCTAACAACTTGCTCTTGACCTACTTGCAGAGTTACATTGCCACCTTTTAATCCTAAATTTAAGGTACCATCTGTATCGTTCCACACCAATCGACTTGCTGCGGATGATCCTGAAAAATATACGGATGCTACTTCTGGTGTTGCTAAGTATAATGAGCCGGTTAGTTGTACGTTTTGATTGAGTGGATTAACATAAGATGCAGTCGCTGCATTCGTAGCCCAACTCGCAGTACCAAATAAACTTCCAGTAATGCTTCCTTGCACACGCAGTGACCCGGTTATCTCAACATCGCCTTGACGTGATATAGGATTCGATCCAGTCCATTTTGATGAAACAATGCCTGTTAATTGAGATCCATCACCTTTAAACGACCCAGTAAACGACCCGGTGGTATATGATGCAGTGAATGCATTAAATGAGCTTGTGGTTACAAATGAACCGGTGTTTATAGTAGTGCCACTTCCGCCACCACCATTCAATGCAAATGATGCCGTTAACGCATAGCTTGACGAAATATTATATAAAGAACCGGTTTGTAATTGTCCTGGTTTGAACTGTCTCATTATGCCCACCTTCCATTAATAATTATCGTATCTGTGGAATCTATGGTGTATCCTAAAGTCGCAGTATCGAATATAATGGTCTGGTTTGCAATGTCTGATGGTGTCCAAGTATATGCCACTTTATCTATGTATTGGCCGTTGATGTATACATTGAATTCGTTCTTGGTTGCCGTTAAATTAGTTACTGGATTGATTGCAGCAAATGCATTAACTGTCACAGTTGTGCTAGATGAATATGTTGCTTGTCGATCTGAAACCGCGATTATATAAGATAGAGTTGCAGCATCAATCGTCGTGCTAGTTCCACCGCCGGTTACAGTTATATTACCTCCCCCTAATATTACACTCTGCACTTGTAATAGTTGTATTGGCACATTTACTGTAGCAAACATATCAGTTGTGCCTATATCAACTACGGTATCATATGACACTCGTTTAACTGAGTACATTTTTTTAATAGTTGATATCCTGGTTTCTTGTTCTGATAACAGGGTACCTTGTACTGTTAATGGAATTGTCGCTCGCACTAATCGATCTTCTCCAACCGTATTCACAATTTCAAATGAAGTTTGACCAATGGCTGTTTCAAATCGGTTTGCTTCATTGCCCCATAAAAATCTACCATATGGAAGTATTTGGTCAATTAAATCATTGAGTTGCGTGGTGAAATCACACCAAAGCATCATATCGTATTCAACAGTAACGTATTTTGGAATATCCACAACATAAAACTGTTCACTTGGTTGTGGCTCTGAATTTGGTATTGGAAATAATACATCTTCATACCGATTTCGAGCATTGTATTTACTTTTATATACTATCTGATTTCCAGCTGGCATACGATTAACATCCAATGTTCTCAATGAGTCTCGTTCTACCACACTGTTTCGTTTCAACATGATTAATGGAGATTGAAGCATTCCTTTTTCATCTCGCAAATAACCTAATCTACGAACATTGTCCCATTTTTCACCGTTAGCAAAAATTACCGGGACTGGAATTAATTCAGTGTTATGATTAATCTGAGGTTGTATTTCATTATCAACATACCACTTAATTGCATAATCAATATCATACAATGTGCGTTGCACTGTTCGTACTACATCATCATCTCGTCTTATTTGATTAGCTCGATTCAACAGTTGATCGTTTGTTAAGCCTTCTGTTCTGTATGGCTCTGGCTTATTAGTTTTACGATCAATATTTTTTCTATTTAATCTAGGCATTATTTATTACCTTTGTATGCAAAATTATTGTTTCCGCCTCGACGAAGATCTTTGATACCATGTGGTGTTTGTCTTGTTGCATGTGCATCACATAATACAGATATACTGTATCCATGCTGTGAACCGTTTGGCCATGTTTCAGGATTTTTACCAGCAAAGTATTGATTTGCATCTACATTGTCTAGTTCATAGTATTCATTATCCCAAAACACAATATCGCCTACTTCTGGGAAGAAATCAGCTCGTTCTAAAATATCTCTTGATATTCCAAATTGGGCTGTTCGTGTATATGAATGACCATAATCATCCATAGTCGCAGTTTTTGATTCTTTAGTTATTAAACACGGAAGCAATATAGAATCATAATATGATTTAGATGGAGATTCTCCATACATGTTAGAATCTGATGATTCGATAATTAATTTGAAAAATTCTATTTCTGTATCGACAATTGCATTTAATAATTCTGCGTTAACAGAAGCTAAGAATTTAGCGTCTCTAATTCCTCCAAACAGTGCCATATCTTACTCCTATCCAACATATATTTTTAATGGAATTTTACCTAGTATTTCAGTCATTTGGGTAGCTTCGGTATTTTGGCGGGTCAACATTTTTTCTTTTGTTAATTCTGCTAAAAATTCACGAAGTTGTGTTACTAGAGCTTCTTTTTCTGATTGGCCCTGTGTTACTAGTTCCGACCCATTTAATGTTACTTCTGAATTTGGAATTGGTATCGATGAATATTTACCTCGTACATATCCCAACATTTCTTTCACAGTTGCAACACCGTATTTAAATATCCAAGAACGGCCCATATCATTAATTGTCCTGTACTGATGATTCGTATATGGTATATTTGCTGCGTCACTTACGACCCCAGTTAAAAGTGCTGTATTCCCAAACAAAATAGCTTGTTTGCTTTTTTCTTCTTCAAGCAAATATTCAATCCATACATTATTATAAAATAAAGAAGATGCAGATGATCCCGTACCAGATGATGGTATAGGCCAAAACTTAATGTCATCTCCGTGTATTTCAAATGAGTAATGTGACTTACGTACTTGGTCATTGAATTCAATTGCCTGCAATCTTAATAAATCTGCGTGTATTGGCATCATCATAAAACTAATTGAAGGTGAAAATCCTCCAAAGTTAAATGAATCTAATAATTGTTGCGAACCTAGACCTGTTCCAACAAATGGATCAAAATATCTTGTAATTGCCGGCGGTGGATTATGCAATACTCTGCGAATTTCAATTGAACTAGTATTGGATAAACTAGAACTGTTTGCTGATAATGATGCAGATACTGCTTCGCGAATACTATATGTTTGTTGTCCAGGAATAATGTTAACAACAGCTTTACGCCATTTTACATCACCCCCCGAGTCAGCTTCAGTACCATATGCTCTAGATAGTTTAGTTATGTATCCTAAAGATTGCCCAATATTAACACCAGTCATGGATCCACCATTGCCTGTTAAATAATCAGAACCGGTTTGAACTCCTAACGTGTTAATCAGGTTATTAACAATGTTAACTTGATTAATCTGGTTTGAATATTCTAGTACTGCGGCTTCAAATGCAGTATAAAAATTTATATCTAAAAGTTCAACATCCATAATTGGATATCCAACATGTTGTGCTGCAAACTTTGCAAATCGATCTGCATGGTTCTGGAACATCGGATCAGTATCAAAGAATCCAAATGGTGTAGATCCAGTTGTAAATGAAGAGGAACCTGGCCAAATTGGTTTATTTTCTGAGTAATCCATTTGTTTTACCTTTTATATATAAATATGTTATTAATCATTTAATCTGGTTAAAATATCATCTAATGCTTCATGGCGGTGATTATCCAATAAAATGATTTCATTCACCCATTTTGAGTCTCGAAGTTTAGGAACTTCATGTGTAGCAGAATCATTTTTAAATTTTAAATCTACCTGATATTTGTCACCACATAGTATCATGATGCTATCTTTACCTAATCGAGACAACACCATTTTAAGTTGCTCTTTAGTTAAGTTTTGAAACTCATCCACAATACAAACTGCATGGTCAAATGTACGTCCTCGAAAGTGTGCTAATGATACTAATTCAATATTTTCTTCTTTTTCCATTTTTTCTAGAAGCTCTGGCTTGTTATACACTTTACGCATATTGCTTCGAATTGGAACTAACCATGGTTCCATTTTTTCTGTGAGCGACCCGGGTAAGAATCCGTTGTCTTCATTTGAAACAGTAGGACGAGTAATGATAATTTTGTTTGTTTGTCGTTTAAAAAACATGTCCAATGCAATTTGAACTGCTAACAATGTTTTACCCGATCCAGCTTTACCTAATATAAAGTTAAATGGCGTTTCTATAATCTTTGCTTTTGCTTCTTTTTGTTCGTCTGATAATGTAATTGAAAATTTAATATCGTTCTTTGGTGGAGTTTTCTCCTTATTAGTTGTAGCCATTGATAACCTTTTGTTGTAACGTGATTAAAATAATTTTGTAAGTGTTGTTTCTTTGAGTTGCATATCTTTTAGTGTTTCTATTTTACCTAAACACATTTGACGAACTGCTTGAAATGTTTTACGAGCTGGATATGGTGTCATTATCTTGAGTGTGATTAATTCTTTGTCTGGTCCTAAATCTTGTTCGATATGAACCATTAATACTAAACGAATTGCCCGAATTCGATCCAATACATCTACTAGACGACCATCATATCGGATAACCGCTTGCATTGAGTATTTACTTCTAGGTACTGCCATATTATTCTTTTAATATAAATATAGCACAGTAAAAAAGGGATGACCGAAGCCATCCCCTTTAATTCATTCTTTAATTTGTTAAGTCAATTAAATTCAATTAACTATTAAAGAGTGTTTAATCCGTGAACGTATACTTTTCCGTAGAATTCAGAACGAACTACTTTCTTCGCGTAACGTGTCATGACACCTTTACGTGGAGTGAAGTTAACTGGATCGTATACAAGTGGAGTCATAATCAATGGAATGTATGGGCTAAATACAGCACCTGTTTCCAAGAATTGTGAACCTCTAAAGCCCATTAAGATTACATTTTCTAACATGTATGGGTTTTTATAAACTGTGTAACGGTTATTGATTGCACCAATTTTTTGTACACCTGCTGCAAATTCCATTTTAGTACCATCTGTGTCAGCGGCAAATCCTGGGATAGACTCAAGAACAGTTGCTACTGCAGGAGAACATACTAGGAAGTTAGCACCACCACGCAATGTTTTTTGGTGAATCTTATTAGATACTTTTTGAAGTTTAGTACCTAAAGTTTGGAACCATCCACCTTGAGTGTTATAGAAACCATCACCTAAACCAGTTGCTGATACAGCACCAGCTGCTACTTGTTCAAATGCAGTACCATTCCAAAGTGTATTGTTACGAGCTGACCAATACTCAGTTGTTGGAGCTGCTGCGATCAACATATCAAGGATTTCAAGATCGATTTCCATTGATACATACTCAGACAACATTGAAGTCAATTCAGCTTCAGCATCAATTGAGTGGTAAGCATTTAAATCTTGAGCAAACTCAGGAGTCCAAACTGCTTTCAACTTACGAGTCTTAGCAACAATTGGCTCAGATTGCATTTCAAGGTTAATTTCTGGGATATCAATATCCGTACCTTGGTTAATACCAGATGTACCATAAGCAGTACCTTTGAATGGATTTGCATCTTCAAAATCACCACGAGTGATATCTGTAGGTTGTTTGCTATAGTTTAATCTCAATGTACCTGCTGAAATCGATGCACTAACTGCAGTTAATTGTGCGTTTGTTACAACGAATGATGCGGTGTAATTGCTTGTGATAGTAGAGAATGCTTGTACCGGTACAATTTCTGTAGATCCAGACAAGAATGTGAATGAACGTACTGCATAAAGATCTGCATTTGTAGGAACGTTAACTGTTACCACTTTAAATGCAGAAGATCCAGAGTATGCAGAATCACCATTAACTTGCGTAGCTGTTGGAGTAGAACCAGTAGTTGCTGTTACAATTGAAGCTGTTTCGTTGATTGAATATCCGAAACGACCTGCACCGTAAAGACCTCCTGATGCATCATTAGCAGTAGTAGTAACACCGAACATTGAATCGTCTGCGTTTGGAGAACCAAATGGATCACCTGTGCGGTTCAAGTTATCATTGTCAAATCCAGGCTGAGCTGTACCATACTTAAAATCTAGATAGAAAATAAGTCCTGATGGTAAGTTCATTGGCTGAACTGAAACGAATTCTTTTGCTGCAAACTCAGCAAAGATACGACGTACCAATGGAAGTGCAACACCTGCCCACTCTTCAGATCCTGCTGTTGTACCAGTTGAAGTAGCTTCTTTTACTAATTGACGTGCTTGGTTTTCAAGCAACTGAGCCATACCTGCTTTTTCGGTTTCGCCCTTAAGACCTTCTAATAGACCGGTCTTTTCCCATTTGCTAGCTAACGCTTTTGCTTGATTTCTTTGTACAAAATCGTTAGTTTGCAATAAATTTGAAATACTCATTTTTGTGTTTCCTTTTCTTTTTGTTTTGTTATAGCAATCCTGCTAATTTTTTCCAACGTTCTGCTTGCTCAAATCCTTCATTAAGAATTGGTGCTTTTTTAGGAGCCGTAGTTGCAGTCGCTTTAGACGCATACGATTCTTTAACAACACGTTTCTTAGTTACTGGTCTTGAGAAAGATTCAGCTAATGTTGTAAATACTAATTTTACTTCTCTTGTATTAACTGAACGATCGAAGTTTTCAATCACTTTCATTTTCTGTGCTTCAGTTAATTCAAAATTGCGGAACAATTTGTTTGTGTAAAGAAGTTTTGCATTAAGAAGATTAACCTCATTGATGATGCTAGTAAGTTTTTTAACCGTACGATAAGCTTCTGCTAATTCTTCGTCTTTTTTAGCAACTTCATCATCTTTAACTTCTGGCTCGTCTTCCATATCATCTTCTTCACGAAGAATTGATTCAATGATTTCATCGATATCCATATCACCAGCTTCTGGCTCATATCCATCCGATACCATATCGTCTTCTGGCATTTCCATTTCGTCTTCTGACATTTCCATGTCCATATCGCCTTCTAACTCACGAATGATTCCTTCAAGATCTAGATCGTCATGATCATAGCCTTCGTTGTACTCTGCATCCATCTCATCATCAGACATTGGCATTTCTTCTGCTGGAAGTTCTTCACCACCTAATTCTTCTTCTTCTCCACCGGCCATGCCAACTTCGAAATCGTAAGTGCTTCCACCTACTTCTGCAGATAGATCATTGTCTACCCAATTAAAATCATCGCCACCTTCAGCATCCATGTCCATTTCCATATCAGCTTCTGGTGCAGCATCTAATGCTTCTTCACCGGTTGCATCAATTTCTTCTTCGCCGTCGATTTCATTTGTTAGTTTAGTTGCTAACATTCTTTCTAGACGAGGAGCAAATGCTTCTTGTAAGGCGATCTTTGCGTTTGCTAATGCAGTTTCTTTAACAGCGTTAGCATCAGCGATTGCTTGTTTTAGCAAATCTGATTTTGCCATAGTTTTTCCCCTAAATTTTGTTTTTGGAAGTAAGATTATTTGAAATCTTAATAGAATTTTAAAATTATATAAACGCTATATAATAAGAACGGAATAGCGTATTCTTTAATATATATCAGCCAGTTTGAAAAAACAGTAAAAAAGTCCCAACTTTTTCAAGCTAGGACTTAATTTAATACTTTTGTGGTAAAGATATTATTTTGAATGCATTGTGCGAATATGTTGCATATATGCTGCGTTTGCGTGTTGTTGTCGTTTTAGCACACTTGGCTTAATGAATTCTTTTCGATCTTTAGTTGCCTCTAACACTCCAGACATTTTTACTTTGCGTTTCCATGTTTTAAGTGCGGCTGCTAAATCTTCTCTAGTGCTCCCCGGTACATGCACTGCCATTGATTGACCGGGAACAATCATTTGATGTTGTTTTTGTTTTTTACTCATATAACTGGTTTAAATATTTGCTTGTGGTTGTTGAGGTGTTGGCTCAGGCGTAGGTTCAGGAGCTGGCTTTTCACCTCTTACGTTAAAACGGAAATGTTTAATTTCTGGCTTTTGTGCAATATACCCTTGAATACGTTGTGATTCGCGTCCTGGATCTTGTCCTAATCGAAAATAGAAATATCCAACTTTACCAGATGGTGACGCAACATGTTTAACTATAGTAAATCCTTTTTTGGTAGCCCATTCGCGGATTTCATTTGCAACAGCTTCTGCCTCTGCTGGGTTACGAAGCACATATTCAACTCCACCTCGATAATCAACAATATTATTAATTAATTGTGCTTCGTCAACCATATCTTCAGTTTCGATAAGGCCGGCATTTTTCATTGCATCGCCATATTTTTCTACAGCTTTTATACTTTTTTCAATTTCACCAGCTGGTAAGATTTTTGGAATATTTGACGTTGGAGTTGCTGCCTCAGTTAATCCAAAGAAATCGCGATACAATTTTTTTAATTTGTTCATCTTTATACCTTATAATATAAGTAATTAGTTATCAATATCCAAATTATTGCACATCAAAATATTTACTTAAACCTTGTGCAATATCTTCATATGCTGCACTTAATCTTTGTTGCAACATGTTCATTTCCTTTGCAGTCGATTCAAACACTTTGTATGAGTCGTTCAAATTTTTCATGTGACGTTTTACAGTAACACCATCAAACCAATCTCCTGATTCTGATGCAATCTGATCTGCTTTATTTATGATATCTCGAACTCTGGTTGTTAGTTGTTCTAAATCGCCTTTACCGTAAACAGAATCACCTAATTCACTAAATCTTTTTACTTGATCGATGAATTCTTGTTTTTCTTGTTTAGATAACGGTGTTGGTTGATCCTCTAACAAAGTTTCTAAAATATATTTTAAATTTGGTGTTTTCATGTTATATCCTACATTTTCCATCTTCACATAGTATAGATGTAATTGCATCATGTACTCGTGCGTATTTATTTGTTATTGTTTTATTTACTGATTCATTCATCGATGTTGGACGCATAAATGCACCATGGGTTGATGGGTTTGATACAAAGTCCCAACAAATCAATTCAAAATCTTCTTGCACTTCAACTGTGCCTTCTGATCTAAGTTCTTTAACAGATCCTAATCCACGTGATGAAATTCCTAATGTGATTCCAGCCTTGAAAAGTTCTTTAAGAATCTTACCTGACGGCGTATCTAAGATTTGCACTGCTCCTAATAAATCATCACCTTTCCACCATATCTTCAACACGTTATGTGACACGTTGTTCAAGTTAACAACCGATGACTCTGGATGATCTAATTCGCCTAATGCACGATGTTGATTGATGTATTCTTGTTGGTATCGTTGACATTCACGTTCCAAGATGCTTCTAGGATATACTCGGCCGTTTTGATTTTTTGCGCCTGCTCTTTGCAAAACTCCTTGCACTACAAAACCACCTGGTATTCCATATGCAGCACCGCTTGATTCAGTAAGTGAACCAACTGGCTTAAATGGCATATATTCTACTATAAGTTGTTTTGACATATTATTCCCCTAATGCTCTTACTCGTTCTGATATTTTTACTAATCGTTCTGATATTTTTTGTAACGCTTTTTTTGTGCTATTACCATATGCAGATGATGTTACTCCAGATTCTGTTTTTAATCTGGAATTATAATTCACCATTGTTTCAATTTCTTGAAGTTTACGTGCAACTTCTTTAATTGTGTTTTTTACTTTTTGTTCCGGTGTTGTTTTAGAATCAGCCGTAGCAAAAGAACGATATCCTTCAATTAGTTGCTCGTATTTTCGTTCTAACACATCTTCAACTTTAAGTTTAGTTCCGGAATCTCGATCTTTTTTATGTGATGTTCCTGGTGAATTAGTTATATCTTTTGATGGGTATTCTAATTCTTTATTCCACCATTTTGTATCGTCAATTGAAAATGAAAATTTGTCGTTCTGTACCTCTTCGTCAAATTCAACTGTTTGATAATGACCAGGTTTATATGTTTTAGAAACTGGCTTTGTGTTTTCTTCTAGTCCAGATGCATATCCTACATGTTTAACAGTTTTACGGAAAGCTGCAGGAGTATTATATCCAGCTACCCCGCCTGTTGCTGATACTTCATCAAGTTCTTCACAAACACATTCGTCAGAAGGTTTATTACACGCTTCACACTGATTTTCTAATTCAACAAATTTTTCTTCCATTTCTCGTAAAAATGACTTCATCATTTAACCTCTTTTAATTCGCGAATCAAATCATAATAACGTAACAACGAAAGAATATGTGATTCTTTTATTGTTTTTAAATTTTCTACATTGCATAACATTTCTGAAAGCTTTTGCACTTTAATTTTAATAACTTTATCATCAACTGGGTTTGCTAAATCAGCAAGTTGCTTTTTGATATTAGGAATTATCGTATGTACATATTCTCGCAGTGTAGCTGTATCATTAACGTGTGTAATGTATTTATTTAATAAATGTTTTTGTGATTCATCTAACCCAGAATATTTTTCATTGAATTTGTCAATTAAAAGTTTGTACGTTAATAAACGCATTTCCTTTGGTTGTGATTCAAAGTTTTCTAATACTGGATCTTTTGTTGGTTTTACTCGTTCTTGAATAATTCCATTATCAATAATAGCACTTTTACATTCCATTAATTGTTTTGGATTATCCGTTTCTGCATATTCAAAAATCATGTTAATTGATGCTAACACTTTGTAATTGTTGATGTGCATTTTTGACATGTTATCAAATACAAACCGATCTGAAATTTCTTTTACAAGATTATATCTTTGGCGCTTAAGCACTGTTTGATTTAGTTTTTCATGAGCAGCTTTAACTGTACGTATATAATCTAGAGCTTGTGCTTCACTACGAAATTGTTCTTTTAATAGTGCATTATATAATTGCAGTTCCTTTGATAATTCAGTATTTCTACCAAAATATTTTTTTATGATGTCAATTGTAACTGATTTATTAGATGACAATGTTTCTGAAGTTAATTTCCTAACTAACATTTCAAATAAAATACCCGTATTCTTATATTTTGAATGTTTTAGTTTCTTCATTTGGTATACGATGCCTTATGGTTTTATATAAATATGTTTATAATTATAAAATGTTATTTTCATCTAACATAGTTCCAGCGTCAGCGTCGTGGTCGGATGATTTTTTAAACGTTTCAGTGATGATATTAACACCTGGTTTTGTTTTCATTCCTTTAACAATATTCTCAGTTCGAGTCATAGAAAGTTTAGATCTAAAATTTGGATCTGGTTGGAATGCTGTTTTTTGATTTTCCGGATTAAATTGTTGTTTCAATTCTTTTTTACCTGTCGGATCCCATCCAAATGCATTACGGTGTTGTCCTGATTTAATTCCTTCTTTTGGTCGACCTCCCAGATCTTTATCTTCTACGTCATTGCTTGACATATGCACGGTTGCTAGGTCATGTGGTGTACCAAAAGACACTCCCGTAACAGCTGGGTCATTTCCTTCTTGTTCAATCTGATTTTGACGGAAACGAAGTTTAAGATCCTCAATAACATCGTTACGTTCTTGCAACCACTGATCCTCAGACATATTAAAGATATACTCATAAATGTATCGATCTGATACTAATTTTGAATCTTTCATTGTGTTTGCTAATGTAATTTTTTCATTCATTAACGCCACTTTTTGCTGATCGTATATAATTGATGGTGCTGTTAATTCTAGTTCAAATCCAACTAAATCTTCACCCTCAAATCCTTGTGAATATAAATGCACGATTGCAATTTTAGATAATTCAGAAACTACAATTTTCTGTATGCGTTCAATTGTACGAGCAAAACGAATATCAATTGATGCTAAGTTAACTTTGCCTTCTTGCGACTCACCATACCCTAAAAACGGTTTAGGAATCTTAAGAGCAGCCATCATTTTATCTTTGATGTATTCGATATCATCCATACCAGTAAATGTCATACCTGGCAATGTATCAATCTGAGTTGATGATTGACCTCCTCGCACTGGCAAGTAATAATCTTCCAACATGTTGTTAAGATTAAACTTTAAATTGTAATTTCCGGTTTGTGGATCAATGTGTGGAATTTTTTTCATTTTATTGATAATTGTTTCCATGAATGTATCAACTTCATTTGGTGGAATGTTACCAATATCAATTTTGAAAATACGTTTTTCTGGTGCACGCATAATACGATGTATAAGCATCGCATCTTCCATCATCATTAATTTTTGGAATTCTTTACGGGCTCCTTCGAGCATGGATCTACCATATGGCAAGAAGTTTGAGTCTGATAACATGCGGAAGTGTGCAACTTCGTATGTGTCATATGTCATTTGTTCTGACGCAATATTTTTGAATTTAATATCATATTCGCCAGTTGCATTGTCATATTCTTCCCAACGTTCCATTTCATAACTAGAAAATGGACGCACATTGATAATACCTAATTCATCAGCAATATCTAGTTTTAAAAAGAAATCCCCATACTTGGTCATGTTACGAATCCATGTCCATAAATTGAATTCTACGTTTAAGATATCGTAAAATAAATTGTATAGAATTTTTTGGAGTTGGGTATTATTTGTTTTAATTGTTAAGATTTCACCGAACTGATCTGCTAATGTAGATTCATCTGAATATATGTCTAATGCTGCAGAAATAATTGGGTCTTTATCCATCATTTCGTAATCAGCATAAAGTTGCATACGATTCTGATGCATGTAGTAATTAGAATCATAGCCACCCATTCCACCTACACGATGCTTATTTGCACCATGCAAACGTGTATATCGGTCTGCTACTTTGCTTTGTGCTAAATTACCTACAGATTGTAAACGGTTTGTATCAACTACACGCAGTTTATCTTTACCATATGTTCTAACAATAACATTGGTACTAAACAGGTTTTGTAATCGTTTTCTTAATGACGCCATATTTTCTTTTAATATAAATATAACTAGTTACAGAACCGGTGGTGTTTTTTATCTGATCAACCAAGTTAGGTCTTGATCTCCATCACCTGGGTTCCAGTTCCATCCGGTGTTGTCCATATTTGGCTTTCCGGTGTAAATAACTGGGTTAGTTTTTTGAAATGATGATAGTGCTCGTTTATTTAGGTCAATACCCTGTTGTCGTAGTTTTAATGCTGTATCTCGTAACCACAATGTAATTGCATACGCCATCACAAGGTCATCATTATATCCTTGCTGTGCTTGTGCTTTACCATTAAGCCATACAAATACTAATAGTTCTTGTATTAGCCTCTTACTGCGTATAACCGGGGTTCTTTCACGCATATACATTTCTAATGCAGATATCATTAATGGTCGTGTACGTGATGTAGTTGATACTCCAGGAACCATTTGGCTCTTATCTTTCATATCATAACCTTTACGAAGTTGCACGGATGCATCAGTGTATCCATCGTCTTTGTATGTGTAATGTAGGTTCTGATATCCTCGGTCAAGTGCCGGTTGAATTGCGGCCCATCCGATGTTTGCATTTTCAATTGCTAGCAAAGCATTGTTCCATTCGGTTGCAACTGTGACGAGCATGTTACCAAAATCATTCGGCGCAATCTTGCCTTTATACTCAGCAACTTGTCGTACGTCCTGAACATCAAATATTTGAAATGTTGAAAAGTCACCACCATCGCCTCGGGCAACGTCAGCCACAACCGTGTAATCTTTTGCATAGTCTGGATATTCCCATACCCAATAATTTCCATCAAAACCTCTACGTTCAAGTGGTTCTTCTGTTAAATTATCATACTCTAGGAGCAATGGACCATCCACGACAGTATGACCTGAACTAACAAAGTCACAGTCACATTCTTGTGCTGCACCTCGTTCACCTAACAGCTGTGTTTGTTCATCACGCCATTGTTGATCTCGTTCTGGATGCACCGTCCAATGCAGTTTAATTGTGTGGAATCCATTAATGGCTGCTTCGGCATCTGCCCATGTTTGATGAAACCAGTTACCAACTCCATTCGGAGTAGAAAGAACAATTGCACCTCCACCTGTTGATAGTGTTGCTTGCGATGCTATCCATATTTCTTCAATGTTTCTGATGAACGCGGCCTCATCTACTATTAGCAATGATAATGCTTCTGAACGTGCTCCTGTGGTTGCTGATGATACTGCTTTGATTTGTGAGCCGTTCTTAAATTTCAATGATAATTTGTTATCGGCTTCAACTGTACCCTTCAACCAACTTGGCAAGTTGTCATGCATCACTCGCACTTTGGTTACTAGGTTTTTTGCTACTTCTTGTGTAGTTGCGATAACTAACACGTTGAAGTCTTCTGCAAACAACATGCTCCATAATGCAAATCCGGCAGATAGAGTTGAGATACCTAGCTGACGAGACTTAAGAATAACATTGTATCGATTATCTCGTAATTCAGTTAATGAATCTTCCTGAAACGGGAATAAATTAAATTTGATCTTGCCTCGTTTAGGATGTTGAATATAACAATAGTTACGCATAAAAAACACAGGATCTTTAGCACATTGCATGTACTGCTGTTGAATGATCTGTTTTATGCTTGGTTGTGCCATATTACTTTGCTACTTGAAATATTAATATAGTAGATAGAATTCCGCCAGTAAACCAAATTGCTTTATTATCATACCAACGTGGTTGTAATCTCTTTTCACGTTCTACATACAAATCAATGTTAGTTTTAAGCAATTTAGATTGTGTAGTTAAATAATTAATTTGCAATGAATCTAAATTTATTAAATGCTTTTGATCTGATATTAATGCTCGTTGTTCGTCAATAATTTTATCATTGATATCACAAACTGCATACAATGAATCAAGCGTAAATGAAATATCTAGTATTTGTTCTTCAGTAAAACATGTATCTGTTTTTTCTTGTCCGTAACTAAATAACGGCAAAAAACATAATATGATTAATAGTTTTTTCATTTGTTTTTTGATTTTCTTCCACGACGGCTTGTTTTGTTCAGAATGTTTTCTTTAGCAACATTAACATCGGTTGGTTCTTGGATTACGATATTTTCTTTTTTCTCTTCCAATTCCTCAATTAATTCTTCATGCTGTGTAATTTCTTCTTTAACCTCAGCTCGTTGTTCTTCTACTACTTCGATTTTGCCTTGTAGTTCATCAATTTGTTGTTTGTTATCATCAATCTTTTGTTTAATCTTGTCAGATTTTTTTTCATTTTGTTTTTTTGAAATGATAACAAATAATCCGAATACTGCAGCCAATGCAGCAACGATTATTGCCCAATACTTTTTAATTGTTTTCATGTTGTGATTCTTTATCTAAGTTTGCTAAAAATTTTTCTTTGAATGTATTAAATTGTGCTTGCACTGTTTCTTCAAATTCTTCTGGTGTCATTCGAGCGGTCCAATTTTCTTTTTCGCCTTCTGAATTTGTTACGAATTGTGAAGCTTGTGTATACGTTTCTTTTAATAATGCAACATCTCGTTCTGCCTCTGCTAACCAAGCTAATGCATTTTCTCGAATTTTGTTTCGTTCATATTCTTCATAACGACCTTCTTTTTTCAATTCATGTTCCATTTCAATCACACAATCAAAACACATTCCGTGTAGCTTACGCATCTTTTCATTGAGTGGATGTTTTTCTAAACAAGTGCAAGTCTCTTTGCGACAGTTTGGATATGAACGAAGTTCTTCACGTACCGATTGTAACACATCTGATGCTTTTGTTTTTTTAATACGAAAACCATCTCGTTGTTCAATTATGTATGTAGTACCACTTACTGGATCTGTTTCTTCCCAAACATCACCAACGTCATGGCGTTCATTTTTCTTAGCAGCAGAATCTGCATCAGAAAAACCCACAGTTTTTTTAGTTTGAAACTTGTGGTTACCATCCAACATTTGTTGAATGGCTTTGACATTTTGTAACTTTTTAGACATATAACTTTATTTTTTATTGTTTACTTCAGCATTTAATGATGCTAATTTTTTAACCATTGCAATTCGAATCATTTTATAAAAATTTGCTTGATCTGCTGGCTCTGCATCTTTAAGTGCTAAATTAATTGCTTTCAACGTAATTTTAGCTCGAGCAATATTTCCTTCTTGTGTTTTTAAATAATTAACAAAACGATCTAGATCCATCACCGCAGTTGTCTCTGCAGATGCTTCGGGGGCAGCTGCTGGTGCTTCTGCTGATGTGTCCGGTGCCGGAGTTTCGGCAGGAGTTTCTGCTGGTACGTCAGTTGGTACTTCTGCAGACATATCAGGTGCTGGTGGAGCAGCCATATCAGGTGCAGGAGGTGTAGTTGTGTCAGTAGCGGCTGCATCGGCAGGTGGTGTTTCAGCTGCAGGCTCTTCTACTGGTGGCTCTTCTACTGGTGCTTCTTCTTCAGGCGCTGTTACAGGTTGCTCAATTAACATTGAAGCAATTTTTCTACGTACATATTCTCTAACTAAACGTTCTTTTTGTTCGCGAGTTAAGTTTTCAATTTTATCTTTAAGAACGTCTGCAGTTTCTTTTTCTTCCGCATCTTGACGCTTTTTAAGTTTTTTAGCAGCATCCTTTGGTTCGTATTCTGCTTTTTCTAAATCTTTGTATAAACGATCTTCAGCGTTATATTTAACATTTAAATCGCCAGTATCAACCATTTCTTTGTCTGTTTTACGTAATACGTTAAGATGTTTTTCACCCGTAGATTTTGGATTCATTCCTCCATCTTTGTCATCCATTGTGTAATCTTTAAGATCTTTTCTGGATTTGTATTTTGTGTTTTCTGGTTTTTTATACTTGCTTTTATGTTTTTCAGCCATCAGTTTATTCCTTATTATTTAATATAAATATCAGCGTGCGTATTTTAACACCCCTAAAATTTGGTTCACTGGTGCAAATGCGCCTGTCATTTTATATGTATTGCCTTGATATGTGAATACAACCCCTTCAGACGGTACTATAGCATCAAATCCGCCAAGTTTTTGAATTCGTCCTAATTCATGTTTAAGTTTTGTTAGAGTTGCCTCATCACCTTTGGTTTGCAAATCTTTGATGAGTTGTGCTAATTCTGTTTTAATATCCTGCACCGTTTTTGTTGGATTTGCTGCGAGATAATTTGTTGCATTTTGTAATACCAATACACCTAATCGCAAAAAGATAGATTCGAATGGTTCCAAGTTTTGTTTGCGATACTGTTTGAAATCTTTTTTATCAAATGCATCAACCCAGGTAACAAATTCTGGATTATCTATTTGTTTTTTAAGTACTGAGATGTTTGTAGATTTATCATCAAATGCCCAACGATATATTAATGCAGTTAATATAGTATCAGGAATTTCATATCCTACCTCTTTTGCTTTTGTTTGAATAACATCTCTCCACCATGCTTTATGATAATCACTCAATAGGTCTGTATCTTTTAATCCGTAGCGATCACGAAGTTGATCAATTTCATTGTAGAATGCAGATTGCTGATCTTCAAAATCATACACTCGGCCTAATTTAATACGTTGTGGCGGAATGAATGAAAATGTGTTTTGCATGTGTGCATTTGCATCTTGAATAATTTTTTGCATCATAGCACCACCTGTTAAATCGGTTTCGACTACATTGCCTTTTTCATCGTATTCAACTAGGTTATGAAATTGTAAATGTGCTTTGTCATATGCAATTACATTTTTAGTTGCTGGATAAATAATTTCCATGTTTGCAAATACTCGGCCGCCTTTGAATATTTGTTCTAGTTTGTCTGCCGGTAAAGCTGACATTGCCCCGGTAATATCTTGTGCCATTTCTCGAAATGCATCAACAACTAGTTTGTATCCTTCTGCAGCTGCTGCACCGGATTTTGTAATAGTTTCTTGATATTTACGTTCAAAATCAGCAACTAGTTGATCTGGCGTCATTGGATTAATTATCGTGCCTTTGTTACGAGCAAATCCAGGTTGTCCATTTTTCCATGTAAATTGTATGTTTTGACCATCTGTCTTTTCAGTGACAGCTTCTTCAATATCTAGACGACCTGACAAAGCACGAGACACAATTTCACGGACATCATTAAATGTTAATCCGTGATCGTCCCATGGGTGTGCCATATGTCCTGCTGCACCGCCCTCAGTTAAAATACCTCCGGTTTTCATTCGTGACTCGATAGTATAAATAATATCATTCGGGTCATTTGCTTTCCAACGAGATCTTTGTTTTTTAACTGTTTTAGGTCGCAGTTCAATCATTTTTTTACTAGAATTCCATACTAACATGAATGGCATATGTATTGGAATATCAAACTGATAATCAGATCCTACACCGCTAGGTCGATTTTGTTTTAATTGACTAGCAATTCGATCTCCATACTCATTGGCTAAATCTTCAAAGAAATCTCGAAGTTCATCCATATAAATAGGAGCTTCATTACGAGGATCGTTTAATCGTTCTATAAAATGAGTAAACTGTCCTTGAAAATTCACATCAATACCATATTCACGGAAGAATCCATCTACGGCATTTTCAATTGATGCTAATTCTTGTCTGGTAATATAGTTTTCTGCAATAATACCTTCTACAAGTTTTGCACCAACCACTGTTTTAGCAAAATCATCAAAATCATATACAAATGATTTGCTTGTATGTTGGTCTAGGAAGTTTCTTAGTTTATTAATTTTTTCTGCATGCCGTTTCTTTTCACGTGGAAACATCATTGATTCAACTACATCATCAACATCTTCTTGCAATGCAGATTTCCACCAATCTTTTGTGAACACCGCTTCTTGCATACCAGTAACAACTTGCCATGCATTTTTAACAGCTGCTTCATCAAATTGAGGATATGATGCCCGGAATTGTGCAAAATTATTGTTTGCAATTGCATCTCGTACCATGGTCGCAGATACCGGTTCTCCATTGCCATATGCTAATGGATCTACATTAATACTCAATTCAGTAGCATCAATACCACCAGGAATAGTACGTCCTTTTTTGTCGCCTATAGTAGCATATTTATCTACATTTGGCACAAAATCTTTAGCCCGAACATAATCATCTCCTTTTGCAGAAGCCGCCATTGCAAATCTACCTGTTGCATCTTGTGGCAATGCAAACAAGTATTCATATGCCGCCATGATAGGAGAATTAAAATCAGTTGGTTGTATTTCAATGTTTGGATTATCGTTTAAGATGTTAAACAATTCCATGGTTTTTTCACGTGTAATTCCATCGCGCTCTTTAGGGCCAATCAACATGATTACGCGTTCTACTTGTGGATCTGTAGCATATCGATTTGCTAAATCTAGATGAGCACCAGTTAATGGTTTAAAACCTCCTGGGAATAGTACTGTTATTTTGTTCATTTCATGTTTCTTTTATATATAAATATATTATGACCAAGTACCGGTTTCATTTATAGAAATCCATCCAGCAATAGAGCTACTACCAGGTGCTAATAATTGTATCGATGCATATTGTGTTGATGTTGTCCTCGAAGTATCTGCGGCTGCAGAACCAGCAATATATATACCACCGGTTATAGTAACAGTGCCTGTTTGTCTGTTAATAATTCTTATAATACGGCCGGCGTCTGCATCAGTTGGTGTTCCTAAATCAATAGTCATTGTTCCTGATGAATGATTGCAAATAATAATACTATCCGAAGTTTCCAATGTAATATCTGGTGATCCGCCGGTTGCTGTTACCACGCGTTGCCCGTAATGTGTAGCTCCGTTAATTAATATTCTACGATCTTGTCCATTAGCTGAACCAGATACTGCAATGTAAGGTCTAATAGCAACGCTGTTATTGGTTATCGTGTACGATTGCCCCCAATTTCCTAAAGTTCGATTGCCGATTATCGTAGCTGTTGTACTACTTACATTAGCTGGGTTTATATTCAATTGACCATAAGAATTATTTTTTAATTGTATTCTAGGTTGATTTACACCAGAGCCGCCGGCAACTCCGGAGCTGGATATAGTTAAGATACCTCCATTGGTGTCACCATCACCTATTTTCAAATTACGTTTAAACGAAAAATCTAAAGGGTTTTCGGTGCCAGCAGTAATGAAATATGAATCGCCTGTGTTTCCAGCAGTTACCAATGTTATTACAGCTGCTTCATCTAATGTTATTTGATCATATGTCGTTGGCGGTGCTGTACGATTAAAGAATGTGTCTAAAATTTTATTTTGAAAAACCGTTTCCAGAATAAAATCTATTCGTTCTGTCGCGCCAATACTAGGTAAAAGAAAATCTCCTATAGGTCTTGATAATGCTATATTTACTCGTACTCTGCGTACAATTTCGCCACCTAACGATCCATCCATTACTATTCGAACTGCCGGGGTGTTGGTAAAATCGTTTTCGATATAATTTTGCAAATATGAACCAGAATTTGCATTTGTAATTATTACAGTTTTATCACGTATTACATTTGCTAAAGCAACACCAGTAAATAATGCGTTGCTAGCAGTAACGTTTCCTTCTGCTGACAAATGAAAATTGCTAGCTGAAATTTCAATATTTCCATTAGCCCCGCTTATAAATGGCGCAGGATATTGTCCAAAGAAGAATTTATCCGTACGTACATCAATTTCACTGTCTGTGGTACTATATCTAAAATAACTTGAAGTATTTGCATATAATTCTAAACCAACGCCGCTATACGGCACTCCCCCTTTAGTTCCCAGAGAACCAGATAAAGCAGATCCACTCCACAATAAGAAGCCAGGAAATCCTGCAGTAAAGCCTTCATATCCTAATGAACGAATAAATCCAGTATTCTTATATCCGGATATAGCAACTCCAGTTTCTAATGAATCTGCTACATATAAAGAACCGGTGAGCATTGAATAATCACCATCGATATATCGGTTACCTCCTGCCCAATCTTTGTTATACACATAACTAATTTGTTTGCTTTTTTCTCCATTAACATTGTAATACTCTGCTTTGAATGTTAATTGGTTTTTAGATTTATGTGCGGTTGGAACTAGGGTTCGTAGTCTGGTGTAATTAGGAGAATATCCAGCATCATTGTCAGTTGTAGTTCGAATATCAGCAACCTGCCATAATCCTTCTTCTGCTACAAGTAGTAATACACCATCACCATCATGATCTGCAGTAAAATTAAATACGGTATCATCCCAACGCTGTGATGTTTCTGCAATTTGCAATTCACCGACACGTTTTCCAAATTTAACTGGAAATTCCTGATTAAAATAATCTGTAGGATTATAATCAAATGCACTGCCTGATAAATACAAAGATAATTTTGCAGTGGATGACCCAGATACTGTACCTATAGCATCCAATGTAATTTTATACTCAGAATTCGCAATAAATATCCCATTGTATGCAGAATTAATTTTTGCAACTGTAACTGAATTCAGAGCAGATATATTTGCAGTATTTTGTATTAACATGGAATTGTTAAGTGATTGGGTTGTCCATGTTAATATTGGAGCTGATGATACTGCACTGTTTACATATGTGATGCCTTGCCAATATGTATTAATAGTACTTTGAGTAACAAACATACCAATACTGGTATCCGGATATAATGATGCAGTGCTAGCAATAAACATTTCTGTTTCATCTAATTCAACATCATTTAATAGTTCCCATGTACCAACCGTGCCTGTGTTGTTCATAAACACTTTAACTCTAGAAACATCTCCGGTTGCTGGATCTAATCCTTTAATTTGCATTAACGCAAATGATTCAGAATTCTGAGTAGCTACATATTCCGGTGTTGCTTCATATGCAATACTATAAGAACTTGCTGCAAATTCTGTATATGTATGTTGTGATATGCTTTGGCTACTATACGCCGTATACTCTGTGTCTAATAAGGCTACGGTTCCGGTTAATATCTTTTTAATCGTACTGGTGTACGTAGTTGTAGATATAGGGAAATTGGGCGTAGGCGTTGGATTAACAGGCGATGGTACAGTTAATGTGCCTGTACTCATATCATTTGTAAATGTTCCACCGATTAACTCAATAGCCGGCTGATTGTTATATAAAAAATAACGAACCGTACCAGATGAATATGTAGGAAATTGTCCTGCCGGAGAATATACTCGATCTAAATGAACTCCGACATTTTCACTGATTACTAGTTCCGGAATTTGTTCAAAAATAATTTCAGATATATTTGATACATTCGGATTAACCGGGACTGTGCGTGTCCATTTTATATTTGATTTACCTTGCCAATCTGCGGGAACATTGATAGCTTCGCCAGTAACAGTAATAGTACAATCACCAGGCGATGTTTCTTCATAAATAAAGATTGCAATTACACGGCTTTTATCTTCATCAATAAAATTGACAATTTCAGAATAAATTGGATCGCCATTGTAATCTAATACTTCAATGTTTAAATATGATCCAGGGCGTAGATTTGTTGGATGTCCTCGAAGTTTGAACAAGTTCTTACCAGCAGTTAAGCGTGTAGGAAACTCGGTAATTTGGAAGTAATCAGGTGATGTTAATGATGTATCTTCAAACCAAACCGGAACAAATTGTAAACCCTTATATACTGCTTCTTTACGTTTCATTCACTGATATTCTTTTAAATATAAATATCAGTTGTGTGAAATCTGGCTGAATCCGTTTAGTTTGTTTACTTCGATTAAGTTGTCGACCATATCTCGCATTGAATCGACGTGTGAAATGATTATGGAGAAATCAAATTTAATTCTGAAATAATCAAATAGATTAACTACTGCAGAAATATGTTCTGTGTCTAAACTTCCCCAACCTTCATCAATTGCAATAAAATTAGGACGTGGTAGTGCTGATACATTGATAAGTGCTATGCGAATTGCAAGTGATGAAATAAATCGTTCCATACCGCTTGTTAATTCCAATGGCCAGAAATTATCTTCATCATAAATAATATACCCGTTGATATTCTTACCGTCGCTCTGAAGCACCATGTTAAAATCAACTACCTGATTCAGCACATTGTTAATTTCTGCTTCAATCTTTGGCATTGCTTTTGCAATTAACTCGTATGGAACCCCATCACGTTTAACTGATTCTAGATAATATTCGTATGCTTTGTATTCAGTCTCTAGTTGTTTGTATGTGTCTAATGACTCAATTGCTGTTTTCTTTGTGGTCTTAGCAACTTCAATTTTACCATGTTTACTACGAATTGTGTCTGTAATTGTTTTTATTTTAATCGTAGCTGAATCAATTGATGTTTTTAACTTGTTAATTTTTTCATCAATTAGTTCATTATGTGTTATTGCAGTGGCATTAGCTTTAAATGATTCTTGACGTTCTAAACATGTTTCTAATTCTGATTCTCGAGTTTGTAATTCGCCTTCAATGATTTGAATTTGCAATTCTTGTTTTTCAATTGCTAAACGCTTTGTTTCATGTTTTTGTTTTAATATTGCTAATGCATTGGCATCTGTTCTAACATCTGAATATGTTGAAATTGTTGTTTTTAATTGTAATTGGGTCGCAGATAATTCAGTTAATATGTCTCTATCTGCAATAATCGTATTTTGTGCTTCAATTGCATTTTGTACGAAAACGTTAGATACACAGTATTTACAGTTCGGATCATATTCATGGTCGGAAAGGTGATTAATTTTTTCTTGTTTTGCATTGATAATTCCTTGTTGTTTTTTAATACTCGAATCTATCTGTGCTAATTCCTTTTCGAGTTTTTCTAATTGTTGAAGTTTATCTGATAAGTCCGTTTCATTGTACTTGCGCTTATCTTTTTTAATGATTAAGTATTCACTTGTTAGTGTTTCTAAAGTCGTTTCTTCGGTTTCAATATCAGCTTGTAATTGTGATATTTTTTTAGTTAACTCAGTTTCAATTTTAGTTAATTCATTAATATTAGGCCCTGTATATGTTGTTGGCTGTTTTGTTTGAATTAAGTCTACAATCTCATTTTGATAATCATTGCGCTTTTCTTGCAATTCATCTTCTTGAGTTTCTAATGAAGTTATATCTTGTTGATTGTTTGAAATAATAGTATCTGCATCATTGATAATAACATCAAAATCTGTTTTCTTATATGATTTTAACTTACCAGCAGTCTCTTTAATTTCATCGGATGCTAACTGATAAAGCTGTTCGAATACCGTAATATCTAAAAACTGTGAAAGAAGATCTTTGCGTTCTCTTTGTGACTTTTCAATGAAGTTATTGTTGTCTGCCTGCAGTGAAAATGCAGTTAAAATGAAATCATCATAAGTTCCTAAATAACGGCGGATCGATTTGTTTGTGTCACTACGTTCTTCACCATTTAGGTTTTCTGTGTCAGTATAAAAATCTACTAGCACTTTAACGTGACCATTCTTCTGCTTGATTCCATTGCGTTCAATAGTGTAAGTAACGCCGTTCATTTCAAATGTAAACTTTCCGCGGAATGAAGCCTTTTTATTGTTCAACACTTCATGTGCTTTGCCTGTTTTGCTGCACTTATCAAATATAGTGTATGTAATTGCATCAAGCAATGATGACTTACCAGATGTGTTTGCAGCAAACAACCCGCACACATCTTTCATGTTTTCAAAGTTAATAACATTGCCTTCTCCGTAAGAAAACATGTTATCAAATTCAAATTGAATTGGGTGCCAGGTCATGTGTCGTACTGACTCTACTGCAGGAAGTTTTGAGTTTATTGTGCGATTGATATGACGAATTGCATCAGTTTCGTCTGCAGTAGCTTGTGGATAGTTCACGGAAATAAAATCTGTGATCAATGTATTTTGATATTCAACATCTCGTACATTTCCTATAGTAAACGATGATGTGGCGTTAGTGTTTGATATAGCTGCACTTCGTTGGATTGTGATATCTTGCACATCATATTTCTTGCGAATAGTAGCAATAAGTTTTTTCATGTCCGCTGCTGAGGTATCATTAAACTTGATACGAACTCTAGGTTTATTTGGCATACGATGTGGTGCTTTCACAATAGTAACACCTTCAACTTCCAAAGTTACATATCCATAATCATTTTGTATTTCCACAAACTTTGCTTCACGACACGGCAAGTCCCACACCAAGATACCATGGTCTAATGCTTCACCGTGATTTTGTTGAATCAGTGATCCTGGGTATGCAATTGTCTTTGCGTCATTTAAGAACTGGGCTGGTTTATGAATATCGCCCAACAATGTAATATCATGTCCATCAAACAAATCAACACCTACATGCTCATTTGATATTTGATATCCAATATCTGTTTTTGCAGTGTTCACAGCACCATGGTGCATTGCAATTTTATATGCAGCATCGAATTGATTAGCACGAATATATTCGGTTGGTGCAACATCGACAGCCATATGATTAAACACAACTCCACCAATTTCAAACAAGCCGTTTTCTTTGATGAATATGATGTTTGGATTCTTAATAACATTGATAACCGGACTAATTGCGTCTGTGCGGTGCATGTTGTTCAGATTCATATCATGGTTACCAAGTATTACTACGGTTGGAATCATGAAGCCATCAAAAAATTCAACCAGCATATCAACTAACTCCGGAGACATATCTAGTTTGCTATGCACGATGTCACCTGTTACTACAGCAATACTTTCGCCGGTGCAATGTTGTGCGATATAATCAAACATGTTGCGAAACACTTCACGATATTCTCGGTGTCGTTTCAATGTACGAATATGCACATCTGAAATGTGAAATATTTTGTTGATTACAGTTTGTCCTGTGTCAATATGTTTTATGTCCATATCATTCCCATTTTAAGTTGCATTAACCGTTCAAAAGTTAATACATCGGTATCTTGTATAATTTCGTTGATTCGTTGAAAGCCTAGTTCTGCGGCATCTTTATCTCGCAGTTCTATAAAGTACACATTTAAGCCTTCTGACATAAATCGCTCTGCAATTTGAATTGCATTTTTCAATGCATCAGCATCCAAACAAATATAAATGTCTCGTACTCGTTCTTGTATGATTTTCTTTTGTAGTGCAGGTTGAATGATTTTTCCGAACAACGGAATTGCATTGCGTTTAATTGCGATTGCATCAAAACTTCCTTCACAAAGTATGATTGGTTGTGACCAATTTATAAAAAGGTCAAACCCAATAATGTCTTTTGAAATTTTTGGATTCTTGTGTTTTTGTGTGTCTGATTTATAATATGCTCTAGACACAAAATAATTCAATTGACCCATGGCATCATAGCTAGGAATAATTATTTTGCCGGAATACTCTCCAGACTCGCAAAATCCAATTCGATACTTGATGATATCAAATATAGTTACTCCGCGCTTTTTTAAATAATGCACGGCATTACGATAATCCGGAGATGTTTTAGGAATCCAAAGTGGTTTGTACTCAGCCGGCAATTGTATTGTTTCTACTTTTGTTGGAGCATCATTGTTTACACGATATCGAGATGATTCGATAATACGTGATAATTGTTCAAAACGTTCTTTAGGTAGATTGAGTTGTTTGAACAAAGTAACAATGCTACGACCTTTTTTATCAGATATCCAACAATGCCAAGCATTCTCACCGTTTGAATTAGTGTGAATATCAATTTCTAATTTTGGCTTGTAGTGAGAAACAAAAGGAGAGAAGAATGCAATGTTATTACCAGACGTAGGTTTACCTTTACCTAGTACTGATTCTAATAACTGTAATAACTTAATATTCTTCATTAATATAATATAAGTAATATACTGTACTAATCCAATAAATTATATTAATATAATAATAAATAATATTAGTTAGACACATACATTACATTTCTGGCCTAACGATCGATTCAATACTGAATCAATCTATTAATTAATATGAATCATTAATTATCATAGAATGTATTAAAAATTTTTCACAAAACAAACCTTTATCCAAAAAAAGTTTTAATTGTCTTTGGTTCTTCGCCAGTCTTCAAACATTCCGTGAGCCAATCTGCGGGAATATCTTTCTTTGCAACATGTTTAATACCCAGCTTTAATGCATAAGCTTCATATGTAGTTTTGCTACCTTTTGATATTTTTTGTTGGGGTGATTGGAATACCATACGAATATCTACACCGGGATTCGATGCTAGCACATGTTTCATTTTAAGACGATCGGCACTAGTCCATCGGCCTTTAGTTTCAATGTACATTAATTCACCATTCTTTTTAGTAAACACAAAATCTGGAGTGTATTTTGCTTTACGTTCTGGTACTATATAATTTAGTATTTCAGTTTCATAATTCAAAGGATATTCAGTAGTTTTTATTTGATCTGCTACTGTGTGTTCTAATCCTGATTTATAACCGTATTTTAGCGCTGCAGCTCTTTTTGAGTTGCCAGAGCTATGATAATGATTTTTTGCCATAACCTATTTCTTTTTACCAATCGACTAATACCATGTTTCCGTCCCACATCATAACGTTGTCAGAACGAAAATCTAAATCTAAATCGAATTCTGGAATTTGAAGTTTATCTATATCTGTTTTTAATGTGTTTAAAAAATTATCAATTATCGGATTAATACTTCCAGCATCAGGTAAAAAATCAAATATTGAAACTTCGCCTCCTTCATCCCGAGCAAATGAAGCAAAGTCTTGCATAAATAAATCAATTTCTTTTTTTAACCGAGTTGGTAGTTCCGAAGCATTTGCCATTATGTACATGTTTTTACCATCAACATAATATACCGGTATAAATGTAGTAAACTCATTGTATCTATCAACGATAATACTTGCTACTTCATATTCATCACGTTCTTTAGTAATCTTAAAAACTTTATCTTCTCTATCAATTTCATAAACGCGACCGTTATCACCAGCACCAATTAAACGGAATTGTTTTTGTTGTATTTTGTCTAAACATTTCTGAATATCTGAATTTGATATTTCTTTTAAAAGTTGTTTTAATCGTATCATGATTACCTAGGAATTACATTGTTATTTAAGTCCATACGAACTAAGAAATTTAAATCTACATTTGCTGGTTTTTTAATTGGTTGTGCTAATTTTCCAATTGCTAACAATTGCCCTGCATCATCATACAATCCTATAGTTGTTATATACGGAGTAAATGTACTACTAGTAACAAATGAATGGTATGTAATATCATTATCCGCCGTAAGAGTTGGATTCAATGACATATTAAAATCACCAGCATCTAATTTAACAATAACACCTAATTCATAAATTGTAACCGTGCTTTTATACTGAAAGGAAATAAAATCATTAACGGTATTATGAAATCGATAATCTGGAGTTGATACTATCGCGATTCCTTGTTTTGCAAAAATATTTCCTACGTGATTAGTTTGAAGTAGTGTACCAGTTGTTAGATCCGGTGTGGCTAAAGATCCAATTTCTGCAAGAGATAGTGACTTATTAAATATTCTAACTTCATCAATAACAGCTGTAAGATTTGATCCAGTAGTAGTATAACCTCCAATATACAATTTATCTGTGTTATCAATACGTGCTGATGCCGATAATGGTGATTGCGTATTAATTAGTAATGGACTAGTAGCAGATGATTCTAACGCTCCATTTACATACAATTCAACCGAGCTGCCAGATTTTTGACAAATAAAGTGATTCCAGTTAGTTGTATTAAAAACAGATGATGTAATTTGTGTTTTAAATGTAGTGCTACCCGCTACAGAAAATACAATCTGATTGCTACCGCTCAATTCAATTCGGAACGGATATTGTGGAGTTAAACTACTAGATGCTTTTGTTGCAATTAATTGTGTTGCATTAGATGATCCGGAGAACCAAAAAGCAATTGCATAATCATGATCACGATCATAAAATCCGTTTAAATCAGATTCAATATAACCAGCACCATCAAATTTAGCAGCTAATCCAACCGGTAAACTTGATATGTCGGCATCAGGTACTCCTGGTACATATGTTACTCCTGAACATACATATGGTACTCTGCTAGTATCGAAATATTCATTAAATCCTTCATACCACATCACCCCTGTAGCAAATGATGAAGTATCAATATCCACATTGTATAAATTGCCATATCGATCAGACTGAATGCCGCTACCAACATTATGTTTTATTTCAAATGATTTTGGTTTAACCGATTCTCCGTATTTTAATTGTGGTATAGAAAATATCGAAGCTGTTTGATACAAGTATTTATGTGTACGATTTAAATCTGTTGGACCTAGTGTGTTATATGGTTGATCTTTATATTTGTAAAATAACTGATTAACTGAATAATATGTTACAGTTTGCAAACTATCATCAATATTTTTTGCATCATTATATGTTAATTCGGTATCTAGAGCTGGTAATACATCTGAATATACTCCTTGTAATGGCAAACAACTCGAAGTAGCACTACCGGAGCCTATCACCCATTGCTTATAACTTTGGAACGGTGTTAAACTAACATCAGAACTATTTATCTTTTTGAAAACAGTTGGATACACCCCTTGATATGTGTCAGTATTTGAAATTTTTGTTTCTGCCATGCTAGTAAAAACCCTGCTATATTTAATAATAAATATAACAGGGCTTAAATCAGAGTGTTATTTTAGAAATCTAGTTTAACACGTATAAGAGCTTCACGCTGGAATGATTTTAGCAATGGTTGACTTAATTTTGCAACCGCTAACAATTCTTGACTGTCATTGTATAATCCAACTGTGGTAACATATGTTTTAGGATCACCAACAAATGTAGATTGTGCTAATTGACCAACACTACCAGTAACATAAGATGGATTGTTTGAGAAGTTGTATTCTGCATTTTTAATTCGTACAAAATAATGTGTGCTTGTTATTTTTTCAGAATTTCTTGCTAAAAATCCATATGGGTCAGATGTTTCAGGATCAGTAAATAATGCAGATCCAGAAATAGAACGGAACAATGTAAAGTGATTGTTACCTTCAGAACTAGAAGATACATTCGTAGCAAATCCTAATTGTTGATCAAGCATTTTACCATCCAGTACTAATACTCCATGATCTGGATATGCTAATCCATAATATACCGGCGATGCTGAATTATGTACTCCTGAATTTATAGAACCGGAGACTATGTTATAGATTTTTCCAGAATCACCAACGGTAGCCGATGCTAATGAAGAATCGTCAATTAATTTAATAACACGTGTACCGACAGTAACAGACCCAGTTGCATTCGATGTGCGAGTAGCAATTGATACTAATGGCAATTCAAAATTTCCAGCGTCTAAACGTTCTTTAAGTCGGTTTCTTTTAAAATTCACAATATAGATTGAATCTGTACTACCAGATCCAGCAGTTGTAAATCTTGAATCGTTAGGCTTTAATAAAAGCTGACGGTATTGTGAATATACTGCTTTTGATGGAGAGTCACTCAATGTACCTTGTGAATCAGAACCACTACCCAACGCATTACCATATGCTAATGAAAATTGCGTCGCAGCGCCTTCATTTGTAGAATCTTCTTGATACACATCAACATAATATCGGCGCTGAGATGTTGTTTGTGCAGATCCGGATGCGTATGTAGTTAAACTAGCAATACCATCACTCCAAACACCTGCAGTAACTACTTCAGTTTGATTTGATATAACATCATTTAATTGGTCAAACTTTGTAAATACACGACCATTTCTTGCTAACACGGAAATTTGTTGCTGATTGGCAATTATTTCATTTGCTAATTGTTGAGCTAATTGTTGTACTTGCTCATTAATTGCGGTTGTATTAGTTTGGGCAGCACCATCTCTAACAGCTATATTATTTGCCGCTTGACTAACATTGATGGGAGATACATTTCCACGCCCCGTAGGAACCCCGCCGTGTTTGTCTTGTAGTTTTAAATATTTAATAAAATTGTTCATATGTTATTTCTTTTATTAGCTTGAAACTGCCGTTCCGGTTGTTACAGAAGTAACTTTTTTAACAGTTAAATTAATTGTTACACTACCACCTGTTTCATTACCAACAATAGTAATTGTCGCAGTTTTATCTTCCAAATATTGTGCTTTAGCAATAACTCGGAATTCAAATCCTGCAACTGCTACACTTTGTGCATCTTCATTATCACCAATAAAACGAGGTATTGTAGGTAATACGGTATTTTGTAATGCTCTAGTTACCTGAATATCTGCTACGGTTGAATCAGACAAAATTGCAGTGTAACCTAAATTTGAGTTACCACCCTGCATGTTGCTAGTATTCGGTGTAATTGCTGCTCCATCTCCTGGTGCTAACAGTGTAATTGCAGTATTTCCAACAGTTACAACTGGTATATTAGTAGTTTGTTTTGGTAATGTAATTAATTTTGAACGCAATGCTTGTGTCTCATCAGGAATTGCTTCAGTGATTGGCATATTTTCAATAATTACACCGTAATAATTAGTTCCTAATGGATGATTTGGATTCCATAACGAATAATCAATTTCATCATCACCTAATGCAAACTGAGTAATTTTAAATGCGTTTCCGCCTTTTGCTAATAATTCTCGGCCTTTAAGAGTTAAAATTGCATCAACTGTTACAGAACTATTATTTAAGTATCCCATATGTTTTATTCCTATTTTATATAAATATGTTATGTTAAAAAATTATACCAAAACAAAACTTCCTTGATCACTATTAGTTTGATACACCAATTGATTTGGATTTGTTGCACGCCATTCTACTACTGGCTTACCGTCAACGGTTTCAGTTGAATTAACATTGAATGCCGGTGATGTAAGTTTAGCTCCGGAATATTTTTGATTGTCTCGACCTGCAGGTAAAAAGTCTTGCACTTGGGCAAAACTTCCTGTTAAGTTTCTGAAATTTGATACAACGCCATACGACCCTGAACCATACGAGCTAGTACCATAATATGAACCTGAAAATGATGATGACGCTGCAAAATATGAGCCAGATGCTAAACTTAACTCAGATGTTACTGCATCAAGTATTACTGGTAGTATTGCTTCGCTTTGCCAATATGGGGAAGATGCAGTTATATACGTGCTTCCACTTTGAATTAAGTATGTGTATGAATATGGAGTTCCATCATACTTATCAGCAGTTGAAGCTGTTAAATATGCTTGCCATTGATCATCGTCTTGTGCAGATATAGTTAAAATTTTACCGTCAACAGAACCTAGATAATTTATATATTCACCACTCGCAGTTGGCTGTGAATTAGTAATTTCAGCATAATATGAATTATCATGAATACGTATCTCCGGAAGTATAGATGTTTTATTTCTTTCTAATATATTAGGCTGTATTAATACGCCGAGTAATTCATCAACACGTGCTGGCAATAATTGTTCTAATTGTTTGAAGAATGATAAGTCAAACAATGTAAACATTTTTATATACGAATTAATATCTGTAGCTTGTTGATACTTTTTCCAATATGATTCTGCAAACTGCGTTAAACTATCATATGAATCAGAATTAATATCTCCCGGATCACCGATATAATTATCTAAATCAATAAAACCTAATTGTGCAATGATATCTTCATCGATCATTGTTTGTGGAGAAAAATATACTCCTAGTTTTTTACTATCAATTGGAGCAACATCATATTGACTACGTTCTGCTCTAGTTTTTATATCTAATGTACCTACTAATACATTGTTTTCAATACGTACTTTGTTATCATCATATGTGCCAGCACCAATTGATACCGCATCATAGTAGTACGTTTCTTCTATAGAATCATATGGTATATTATTCGTCCATCCGCTAAATGATGATGATATTGTAGATGCCTTAGGTTGTATCCCGAATAAACTAGCAGTTGTAGCATGATTAATATTTTGATTCAACGGTAAACGATAAACTAGTTCATTATACGCATCTAACGAATCATATGCTCCAGGAGCTTTAACGTGATTATCAAATGATGTATTAGAAATTGGATAATTCCATATTCTGAATTCTTGTAATTGTCCTACTAATCTCGACGCCCCAGTACTAGTATCACCAAATATAATTGATCCAGATCCAGGTAATGATGCTACTGTAGATGCTGAAGCTGCTGCAACAATTTTACCATATTTAGCTCGTTTTGCTAAAATTTCTAAATTGCTGCCATTTGTTTTTAACATTAAATTTAACCAGCCACCATCAAACAATTCAATAGAATTTGACCCAGTACCATTAATTTGTATAGTTCCACGTGTCCCAGACGTATAATCTAATGTCACTGCATTATTACCAACCTTAAACAAATTCATTGTGCTTGGCATAGTTGGATTTGTAATAACATCATCAGTTCGGAAACGAAGTTCAATTGAATCAATTGATCCCGAATAATTAGTTGTGACAGTACCAGCTGTATTTGTAATTAAATCTAATGCATAATCAAAATTTAATTTTTCATATACCGGTGCACGTTCAATTCTAGGACCGCCATATTCTTTAATTGTAATAAGTGATTGTGGAATACCATAACAAGACAACAATGCTTGTATGCTTCGTTTAGTACCTTTTGATTTTAATAGTAATGGCAAGTTATTAACAATGCGACGCCAAACTGCGTATGTCATATTCTGGCCAGATACTGACGGATCACCTACTGAATTTGACCCGGTAAGCGGTATTCCTGCTTCTGATGTACCTAATACATACTGCCATAAATCTTGATATTGATTACCGTCGGTTAAGTTCCAACCAAATTGTTTTGCTACGGAATATAGCAATTCATTTGGCATACCTAATTTAGGATTTTCTTCTCGTTTGTTAATTTGAGACATATGATTGATATACGTGTAAAGTATATCATAATGATGCCCAAGCATATTAACAAATGTTTCCATTGCCACATTATTCTCATCATATCTAATATATTCAGGTACTGTGCGGATCAATGAATTTAAATTAAATGTATCGTATGCGGTCGCGTATGAATACATTGAATCAAACCATGTAGTAAATTGACTACTAGTTAATGGGTATAATGCAAATGGATATGTCGAATTTGATTTCGGTGCCGGCGTCAAATAACTGCCGGTGATTCTGGCTACATTTGGTGATTCATGTGGCACAGGATAAGTAAAAATCATTGACGATGACTGATAGTATAAATACTTTTCAAAATCATCAAATCCACCAATTAAATTTGTTTTTTGCAATGTATAATCTGCGGCATTAGTAGTTGCAACACTACCCGATATTAATGCGATTGCCGCAGATTGTGAATTATAGTATTCAACTAATGATAATTTGTATCTGAAATTTTCTAAACGTTCTGTTGCTGAACTATAGAATACAAAATTATTAAAATCTGAATAATCAATGTTTAATTTTACTCCGGATAAACTTCCAGAAAAATATGAATCGACAATTTGCTGTGATGTATTAATCGATGACCCGAGTAAATCAGTCCAATTTTTTAATCCAGTAGTTGTTGAAGTATTGTATGAATAATTTGCATACCAGTTAGGACCAGCTAATACATTTTGTTCAATTTCAATTTCTTTTGCATTTATATAAACATTATCAACAAATGGCTCTTTTTGTTCTTGAGCAATCCAACATTTAAAATTTTCTAAAATGTTTTTTGGTAATGGTTCATACAATTTAACATATATACTATCTTCAATTACAACTGTATTAACAATTAATGAAGTTTGATTTCTGCTAAAATTTAATATGTAAAAATCATAATATTGACCACCACGAGCACTAGTTTGTCTAGGACGATCTGCAAAGTCAATTAATTGATCTTGAAATTCTGCATTGGTTGCTTGTGTAGGTTTTAACAATATCTCTGTACGATCTGCAGAAATTTCAACAATCTTTAAATATGGTTTTTCATAACTACCAATTAAATTCTTGAAGAAGTTTAAAACAACACGAAATTTACCAGATGTTAATCGTAGATTTTCAAATTCTTTATAAAGATTAATTCCAACCGGTACGCCGTTAAACTTTATTTCACGACCAGTAGTTCGATCATAATATCTAGGAATTTGATATACAGGTTGTACTGAGTGATTACCCGTTATCCAGGTTTGATCACCGTATATATGCATTTCAATAATATCTGACGCATCTGGTTTTATTATATCCGGATTTGGTTTTATTGATACATTGAATTGTGATGAGTGTTCTTCCAAGAAACGACTAGCAGCTAACGATCCCGTTGCTGATTGAATATCACTGATATTTTTATATTGAGTTAACATGCTTATTCAATCGGCTGATTCCATTCGTCCACATTCTTACTAGCATCAGTTACAACCATATATGTTTGTTCTGAAAATATTGTATGTCGATCCGGTTGTCCTGCAAAAGCACCGATACCAAAAGAATCTCCAATTTCAAATTCTGAATTTGAAATTATTTCATCTATAAATAAATTTTGAGTTTCACCTGGTGCAATTGCACCAAACACATAGTCGCCGCTTGGCACCGTTCTACCATTTGCATATGTTTCAGCACCACCACTATCGGTTTGTATAGGTCTATAATATCGATTAAGTGGTTTTTCTGGGCCACCCCGCATTATAGTAAAATATGCTGTTCCATATACATCACCTAACCCGGTAGATAAAAAGTAATGTGCAACTTTAACTCGTATTCGAAGATCCGCACCCGAATTTTTAATTTCTTTCGTAATATAATACGTATTTGTAACAGTTTGAATAGCCCCTTCTACGACAGCATCCATTAGTATTCCAGACGGTATTCCTCCGGCATTAATAACTCTGTTTTCGCTAGGTTTATATCGTGCGTATATCGGATCTTGCTCCAATTCAATATTAATATTTACATCTGCAGCAGATGGTCTAATAGTAGCAGGAAAACTAAAATATTCAAAATTTGTATCAACTGCATCTAAAAAGGATCTTTTTTGTATTTGTTTACGAACAGTTTCTATAATTAGAAGTTGATTATCTTCTTTAGCTTCTTGCAATATGATATTTCCGCGGTCGTCCCGACTAACAATGTTTGGATTGTTTGACATAACAGTTAACCCGTTCAACCGATAGGGTGATTCGGTTCTGAAGTTAATCGGGTCGACTAATAGTTGTGTCGTTTTAATATCTGTAATATTCATTATCTAACTACTTTAAAATATATCTGATCGGTGATATATTGTTCTTCAATGCCACTTACAATTTTTAATTCTAAACGATAATATCGTTCTGGCATAAAACCGTTCAAATCTAAATAAATAAAATTGCTGGTTGAATCGCAACTCACTTTAGTATAAATATTGTCGTACGGAATTATGACCTCATCTGTAGCGGCATCTAAAACTGAGTAGTATGTAGTAGATGGTAAATACTTAACCGTTTCTATAGGAAACAGATTAGTCGGTGATTTTCTAGGAAATTTATCTCGACCAAATATTCTAATTTTAGCAATTTCTGTATCTTTATACGTAGGTTTAACGCGTGTATAAGTTGTATATGACTCAGTGTCTAATGCTGTTAATGAACCCGTTGTAAAAGTGCTGTTATCCCAGTACATAGTTAATCTAGGAACATATATAGTATGGGTTTCACGACTAAAATATCGTATATACCCAGCTAATGAACCTGAGGCTTCATATGCATCTGAAAATTGCAATAAAAATCCATGATTAGGAATAGTAGCACCACCGGAACCACTCAGCCAAATTTTTACCGCATCTGTAACATCCATATTAATATCAGTAGTACGATATGAAAATGATTCTGATGTTATTAGGCCCGATGTAGAACCAGCAGATGCTGATTGGAACATCCAAGATCCGCCACCCCCGCTTCCAGAAGTGTATAGTGTGCTTGTGCCAATTTGTATGTTTTGACTACTCGATATCCATGTACTACCCGACATTGGTCCTGTCCATGATGCACCGTCGATGTTTACACCACTTGATGCACCAGTACCATTAATCCAATTTTGAGCAACTAGTTTTGCACAAATATCATATTCTGATGATAAATTTTTTGCATGGGATGTATATAACTGTAACATGAATTTACAATCATTAACAGTTTTTCCATATTTTGACAATGATGCTGAAACTTCAGTCATATCAAACTTAAGCACGGATCTAGATTTTAGATATGTAGAACCTTCATCATCTAGATGTTTACCAATTTCTAAAAGTTCATCTAGACCATAGTTATAAGCCGGAGTTTGCTCATACAACGTAGTGTCTTTTTCAGCATAAAATATTTTAAACATGAATTATCCTTAATAATTTACTACACGACCGCGTATATCCTGATTAGGAAATTTAACTTCGAATATACTAGGATCCAATGATGGATAAATAACACCATTTCTAGTAGCAGTTGTTAAATCATATACGTTGCCGGAATAGTTTTGTAATGTGTCGTATAAGTTTTTAAATTGAACACCGATTACAGATTGTACTCCTTTTACATTGGCTAATGTAGTAGAAATATCTGATTTTACAACTGGCTGATTTATTTGCCATTTATCAATATCAAAATATGATTTTAATTCAGCAATACAACGCAACAAAACATCGTTGCTATTATAATTTGGAAGCACTGAAATTTCAAAGTCTACACCGATATTAATAATAAATGCATCTTTAATATTTAACGCATCCGTGAGTATCCGGTAAAAATTCAGATACGTTTTCAAGTTTTCTTTTATTGCTTGATTTAGTTGTACCAATTGTTTTGATTGATTGTATCCTAAAACATACATGTTCAATGCAAATGGATTTGGTATTCTAGATGTCTCATATGATTGCTGAGTAATTTGATCATCTGGTACAATATACGCTTTTGAAACACTGCCGTATTTTGCTGGCATCGAATAAGCTCGTATAATGTAATCTTCACGCGTTACTGATCTATTTTGTGCTGCAAAATTTGCTAATGCATTATTTTTAATATCTTGCAAAGTTTCTGCAGTTTTAGCACCTGACGCTGGATCTGGATTATTAACTGCAATTGAACTTTTAATAAAGTTAACCATTGAATTTGAAATGGTAGAATTTACATCATCATTGTATTCAATGAATTTAATAACTTTTAATTTGTTTGCAGCAACGTTATCCTCAATTCCATTTCCAACCACATATGTTACAGTTAATGTAGTATTAGCAGGAGCTTGACCATATGTTCTAGTATATAAAAAATTAGATGGGTCAATATCAATATCTACACCTTTTCTAACCGTAGATAATCCATTACCTACATTTGTTGGGTTTGGTATAATTTCTTCATCATTGTTATCAGAAATACCAGCTCCAAACTGTAATTCTAATTTATTGTCACTTCGTAATCTAGTTATAAAACGTTTTGCGGTGCGTTTCATTTTTAATAAACTAGGAGCAGATGACCTGTATGCATTTAAATCTGGATCGTTTTCTAATAGATTTGGAACAGCTTCAAATATTGTATCTTGAGCCAAGTATGGAACTTCATACCAATTATCACCATCTGATTCTTCAACTGAAACAATTTCAATGATATTTGTATCAGATAACACAATTTTATCATAAGCAATTGGAGAGTTGAATGTGAATTGTGATGTTTTTACTGTACCACTAACTGCTTTAACCGTTTTCTTTAAAAGATAATATACCGGTAAATTGGTTGCATCATCAGTTTCGTATACGGTTACTTCTGTTGGGTCTGACGATGATGAGTATGCAAAATCCACCGAATCCAGAGTACGGAATTCTGCAGCACCATCTTCTTGTTTTACCTGAAACCCAGGTTTAATTGACAACGCATAGTTATAATCAGGGGCAATATTTGCACCGGAACCAATTGCTGGCAATAATTGAAACACATCCATAGTTGCATATGCAGGAACAGCATTTTTAGGAGTATATCCTAAAGACTTAGCTAAATCAAATATGTTAGCTCGTTCAGATGCTTGTTCAAGCAACGACTCCTTTAAATTAGAATCTGCATAGTATGATAAAACATCCCCTATATAGGATGCCATCTCAATAAAAATCATGCCAGGCGATGATTCATTGAAATCAGTGTATGTATCTGGAAAGTACTGTTTGGTAAAGTCAATTAAGTTTTTTCTAAATTGACCAAAATCTTTTCCTAGATATGATATTTCTTTTTTTGTATTCATGTTTATTCAATCCGAATTACGCCATTTTCATTTGCAAAAATAACAATTGTATTTGTTTCGATTTCACTGATAGAATATGTTATTGAAACTTTAACTGTGTAATTTAAAATAGCATCGCTTTGATTAAATTCTACATCTACATTGTCTAAGGTTATGTAAGGTAACCAATATGAAACCGCATCACGTATAGTAGTAACAATTCGTTGTTCTGTTATATCAGTCATTGGTTCAAACAATGCGTTCAATAAATCCGTACCAAATCTAGGTTGCTCATATCGTTCACCTTTTCTGGTTAATAACAGATTTTTAAAATTCGCAGTTGCCTGAGAATTATTATCGTAATTTATAGAAAAAACTCCAGTACCATTGAACGGCAATTTAATTCCTAAACCAACTAAATTTGTTGTATCGTTTGCGGTTACCGTTTCAATTTTATATGACATTACATACCTTTTTTCTTATCAATTGCTTTCATCATGGCAGAATAATCTCGAGTCATTGCAGCTGCTACTGTAGGATCAACTTCATACACTTTACCAGTTTCTGGATCTTCCATTACTTTTGGGGCAGTCGGTGCCATACCTAAAGATTCTTTCATGTTTTGACGCATTGCACCGAATCCAATAGCATCTGCTGATGTCATTCGAATTTCGTCAAAACTTTCATTCATCATATCTTTGAAACTATTCATTGCTAACGGTTGTTGTTCTGACAATGGATCTGTTTCATTTAATACCGATGCCCAACGATTATCTTCAAACATTGGTTTCTTCTTTGTCGGCGTGTTTTGCTGGCGTGATACATTATGTGGTTTTACAGGACGTTTCATTTCAGTAATCGTTTTCTGTAATCCTTCGCGAAGAATTTCGGTTAATTCTTCCTGAATAACCGAACGTACTTCTTCTCGTACCACCCGTTTTAGTGCTTGTATAAGTGTTTTACTATCCATATGATATTATTTATTAATAAATATAAACATGTATAAAATGTAATTAAATCCAAGCGGTATATGATACCTTAGGACCGATTATAGCTTGTGTATCTAAATCAACATAATAATCGCCAGGTTTTCCTAAGTTCGGATCTGGTAAACCGTTGCCACGATATACCAAACTTGGAGCTTCTTGCAGTGATTGTAATAAATCTTGTTGCTGCTGTAATATTTGTTGAATTAAATCAGATCGATCTGATAAGTCTTTTGAATTTACGTTATCTTCAGTATAAAACTCGGTATCAACAAGATCGTTATAATCTTGAATATCTGAATCTCCTAATAAATTTTCAGGAATAGAAACCTCCGGAGTATTCTCACCACAAGCTCCTTCTACTCGTTGCAATGCTGATAATATAGGAGGAATAACGGTTTGTATTTTTGCTGTTAATGCTGGTGGAACTTGCTCAAATTGTTTTAAAGATTCTAATGCATTAACAATTGTAGCATCTTGAATTAAAGTTAATTGCGTTGCAATAAATACCGCAGCAGTTGCTGGATTTGATAATTGTGCTGCAGATATTGCAGCTTTGATAGCAACAGCCGTATTAACAATTTGTTTAACTGTGTTAATCGTAGTTTGTATTTTAGGTATAGTTTCTTGTATCTTTGTAATTTGTTCCTGAACTTGAGCTAACTGTTCTTTAATTTTTTTCATTCTAGGATCATCGCATTTAACATTCGTTGCTAGTTTTATAGAATCAGTAACCGTAGTAGTAACAGTTTGTAACAACACATCGGTTTGTTTGTTAACCTGTTTAATGGTTTCCGTTACTGCTATCGATGGCAGTTTAGGTATAAAATCTAATGGTGGAACTATTGCACTCATATTATGATATTTTCTTTTGTATGAAATATTTAGAACTTAACAACTCTTGAAGTTGATTTTGTGCTGATGTTAGTGCACTTTTATCTAGAAACGTACCTGCCATCGAACCACATTGAATTGGCATATTTAATTGATTTAAAATTTGTTGAAGAACGTTTAATAAAACATTTCCATGTACCAATGATTGATCTGCGGTGTCAGAACCTATTTTAACTTCGCCGGTTGTGTTTAACACAATTCCTTTTGGTGAATCTATTACCGCAATATCAGTTTTTGCTTTTAACACAATACGATCAGCAGTACCAATAAATTGAGACTGCGCGTAATTAGATTCATTTGGATAAAAATATGTTAATGAATTTTTCTTACGAGGTGCACCAAATTGTAAATCTGGAATTTTTTGTGTACTAGTTAAGTACAGAGATGCTCCATCAGTTTTAATGTTTTCAGTAACAAACTGTTTGCCTTTTTTATTTTCTCGATTATTTGAAAGAATAATAATTGGATCACCAACTGCATCTCCTAACCATGGTGATTGCAATGTATACCGGTCAGAGTCAGGTACTGTGCTTCCTAATCGGATACTGTTACCCCAACGACCTTCAATCATTAAATCACCTTCAAATGGTTGTAATGGCGATATAATTTTAGATTGGAATGTTTTCCCTGGTATGATTTTTTTAACATCGCTTTCTGTAATTGTATCTCCATATGAGATTCCTGGTAAGAAATTTTCATTTACACCTGATGAAATTGAGTATGGAGAAAAATAATACCAGTCTATTCCGGTATTATCCAGAGTGGTTTCTTGATTATACGCCCGGAATATTAATACATGTTCGCCTACTAAAGGAATTTGCTTAATATTGTTATTGAATGGCCTACATGTTCGTATATCATGTTTATTGGTCATTCTATTAACACTTTGAACACGAACTGTGAATAATCGATCATCTAACCGGTCGCCATTTACAGTCTCATATCGATAAGTTTCATCAAAAGTATCAATAACTTCTGCAACTTCAAATAAGATATAATCTGGATTATCCATTGGCATCGCTAGTTCCTATCTTTGTTTTAACATCATTAATTTTTTGTTGTAAAACAGTTTCTTCGTCGGAAATTCGCTCTAACTCATCTTCTAATTCGGAACTCAGAGTGGCTTCTGCAACCTTTAATAGTTGTTGTTTTTCTTCATCACTTAAAAGACCATCAGCACCTGCAATAGTCTGTTTGGTTGAAATGAATCTTTGTACAATAGCAGTTAATTTAACCAAGTGGTCATCATTTTTAACTGCTACATCTAAATATTCTTTGATCAGTGGAACTATGATAGTTGCGTCTGATGCATTTTTTATTAATGGCTGTAACTGGGCAATAAGTTGGTTGATTTGTCTATCTTTCTTTTTAGAATTGTGATAAACATCGGACATTAAATCTGCAAAACTAGTTCCTTTGAATAGTTCATCATTCTTATCCATAACGTAAATTCCTTTAATATAAATATCAAAAAGGCAGATTTACGAAGTTTGTTTGTTCATACTCTTTAAAGTTGTCTTCATAGATTTGTTTTAATACTTTAACCACTCTGGTAACTGCATTAGTTTGTGATGCATCTAGTCCCGTTCGTTCGCGTATTAAAATATATAAACGTTTTTTATTGAAATCTTCAATGTGTTCTCGATTCTCAAAAATGTGAAGTATGGAGTCAGCGACATGTATATCAGTGGAATTTGAAAACAAATAATTTATGTTGTTATAACAATATTCTACATATGCATCCATGAAATACTCTAATACTTCCCGCATTTCATCATTATGCATTTCAATGATAACATTGCGTTGTTCATCGATATTTAATTCCAATGCATCTGCTTTTCGTTTTTTATACGCTCTTTCATTTTCACCTATTAGGTAGTTATATGATGTTCTGGTATAATATGAATATGCCTTTCCTGCATTTGGATTAAATTTGTTTAATCGTTCAGTTAAAAATGTAACTAGATCGGTTTGCAAATCAACAAATGTGGAATCAATATAAGTTGGCTTTACAGTGTTAATTAAATTTTCAGCCATTTTCATAAATGCCGGATAAATAAATCTTCTGTAAATCTTTTCTCGGAGAACAGGATTATCTGTTTTATTATATCCTAGTATTGCTAACTCAGTAATACGTGTAAAGTATACATTACTTTTCTTCTTGCGCTTCGCCATCGAATGTTTCTTTAAGTTCGGTAATTACTTCAGTTAATAGTTGAAATGTAGTTCCTGCTTCATCATCTTTTTCAAAAGCACCTAAACGATCTATGCGTTGCATCACATCATAAGCTTCTGTAATTTTGCTATACATGTAACGATTTGTAACTTCTAAATCTTCAATATATTCCTGTGCATCGGCAGTTGTTCCTGCTAGATACCAAATACGGTATCCCGCATATCCTATAATACCAAACAGTATTACAACTAATATTATCATCCAAATCATAATTAATCCTGATTAAATGCACTAAAAATATCCGTTAATGTTTTTTCAACATCTGGGTTATTTTCTGCTAAGTTTTTAAGTCCGTTACTTTTTGTAATTTTGCTTTTTTCTGCTACCGGTGCTGGTGCTGTGGCTTTTGCATTTCTCCAACGCTCAAATTCAATTGTCGACGCCATATGATCTGCATGATGCAAAATAATTGGTAGATTTGTTTTCAATTTAGCTTGAGGCGATCTTGCAACAAAGTATGGTTTATTTGCATCATCATACATTCCATCATGAATTTTAATTGCTTGATATTCTGTCCAAGACAGTTTAACACCATATTCTTGCAACAACCAAATTGAAAGATCTGGTACCATTGCAAACGGAATTGATGCATTTGTTTTGTAAAGTTTTCCTTGATTTTTACGATGCCAATCTGAAGTCTCAATTTGATATACTTCATTGCCTTCACCCGGGAAACCTGCTTTACCTAAATCATGATGCATTGCTGCGAATAGTAATTCTTCTTCGGTATAGCCTGACATATCAGCACCCATCACAGTCCAGGTATTATGCAAAGTTAATGCACAATCCATTACTCGGAGTACATGATCTACATAACCTCCAGCAAACGCATTATGAAAGTGTTCCATGGAAGATGCTGGCATAAACACCATACGATCTTCTAATTCATCATACATTTTATTTAATGCATCTTTACGGGTAGGAAATAAATCGTTGACCAAGCTACGATATCTTTCCCAATTATCTTTAATTTTTTCTGCTTCTAACATAGTTTATTAAATAATAGTATATTACTTGCGTATTTCCAAGACTTGACCATTAACTAATTTCGATGTGCATTGCCAACATGTAATTGAGGTTGCATTGTCATCTACTCGGTCTGATACATTATCGCAATATTTGCACTGTAATCGCTTGAAACCTTTTGGAGGTTTACTGTTTTTTGATTTTGCCATATGTGGATTTGATTAATCTCGTTCGATATAATAACGAGCAGATTCTAACTTCTTAAGAGCTGCTGCTAAATTTGTAAGAGCTGATGGTTTATCAGTTTTACCTTCATTTAACGCTTTACCAACCATTTGAATGATGTTGATTGCATCCTCGATGTCATCTGTAATTTTGTTTTTGAATTTGTAATTTGCCATAACTTTGTTAGTTTTATAAATTTATACTTATATAATATAAATATCAATCTACCAAAAACAGCTCCGGAGTTTTACAGCATTCGACACCTACCCGGATAAGCGCTTGCTCTTTAGCCTTTGCCTCAACCACAATATCTAAATCTATAACATTGTAAGTGTTAGGAGTAGCAAGAATAAAGTCAGCGTGTGCCTGTTCTTTGATCTTGGTAAACTCTTTGTATTGCTTGTGGAAAGTAGGCCAATTGGGCAAGTCAGCCATGTCGATACCATGATGATCAAACATACGCTCAATAAGTACCTGTGCTTCGCGACGTCGCGATTCTGAGTAATGAGTGCATTGAGTAACACCATGAAGTTGCCAAGTTTCACGCGCCATAAAGAATGCTTCTTCTTCGGACAAGTCACCAGTATTGAAAGTATGATGCCAATAGTCAAACGTGATAGGAATAGCAATAGCTTGATGAACCGTCTCATACAAATCACGAACTGAGTACATAGAAGCCTTGTCGTCATTTTCTACAACAAGACGAGACTTGCAAGAGTCAGACAAACGATCCCAATTCTGTAACCATCTAGCAATAGTAGTGGGCTTGTCGCCATATGTAGCACCAATATGAATATTGATCTTGTTTTCGAAACTCGGAGCAAAGCCCATAAGGTCAAACATTTCAGAATGTCGTTCTAAACCGATAATAGAATTTTCTACAACCACTGGATCGGGACTACCTAAGATATGGAATGGACCAGGATGCGTAGTAACACGATGGCCGTGCGCTCGAGCATAATCACCTGCAGCACGTAAGTGCATTGCAATCTCATCGATGCCTGGCAAATCTTCTAAACGATAATGATTCCAACGAGGAAATAATTCTGAACCGATACGAAATAGTCGAATACCATTGGCCTCGTTCCATTGCAGAATCTTGAGAAGATCTTTTGCGTTAGCAAGAGAAATATCAGAAGCAAGTTGTAACCCGCCTAGTCGAAATTTTCTGTCAATCATTGTGCGACCGGTACGGATACCTTGCTCGCCTAAGTGCATATTATTACATGCATAACCGTGTCTAATCATAGCATTTTTTTATAATATAAGAAAAATAATTCAAATAACCTAATATACCTGGTTTTTCAATGTATGTATATTTATATTAAAGAAACCTAAAAGGAACATAATGAAAAACACATTAGCAGAAAATCTGCTTCGATTTGGGGCAAAAAACTTAGATCAAACAACTATTGATAAACTAGCTAGTTTGTCAGAACAAGCCAAATCGCCTAGTGGTACAGTAACTATTCCATATAAGCAAACTTATAATTTAGCAGCTGGTAAATTTGATGCATCTAGCTATATCAACGAAATGCTTAAAGGCATAATGGGTGCTATTAATTCTAACCCAGAAGCTAAAAAAATGTTGGATAATAAATCAATCAAATTGATACGTGCTAGTTTTCAAGGTGGTGCAAGTAATTCATGGGGTGGAAAAGCTACTGGGTTTGACTTCGAATTAAATAATACAAAAGCAACGCCAACAGAAACTGTATTATATCAAAAAAATAAAGATCTAGCAGCTCAACGCGCTGAAGCATGTAAAACTGCATTGCTACCATTATTAGAAAAATCCGGAATAAAATTAGGAGCATCTCTACCAAATAACACGGTTATTTCTAGCGCAGTGTATAACACCGGTGGTAAACTAGATTTAGCTGGGCAAGTTATAACGGTTAGATTAACTTTTAGTTATTTATCAGTGACTGATATAATCACAATAACTGATATTAAACCTACATTTATTGCCCATGGGTCATACTATACAAAAGATGGGAAATCATCAACAGGTAGAATAATTGACCCGACAAGTTTAAAAACTAGTACTAGTGCATTACCACCACAGTTAAAAGCAATGCCAAATCGGTTAGCAGCATTTGAAGTAAAATGGAATCCTGGAGTTTTAAAGGATCCACTAAAAATTCCATGGTATCGTTGGTTATTTGTATATGACGAACAAGGAAAGATTAAACAAATTATAGGCAAAGTTTATGATACAACATTAAATGCAAATTTACGTAGTATATTTAAAGATAATGATAATATCCCAACAAATGATCCAACTTTAAAATATATGATGGATTTGGTATCTGCAAATTATTATAATACATACTTCAAACCATTTGTTTAAAAATAATAGTAACAAGTTAAAAGACCCCTTCCGGGGTCTTTTTTTATGTTTATATTTTATGATTAATTTGAGATATATTCTAATAATACAAACCCAACAGCAAAATAAAATATGTCAGAGGTTGATTTTTTTACGCAACAACTAATCTGACCCGGATGCCCTGAAGCATGCTCGAATTTTGTTTCTATTATTTTTTTATGGCCTGGGGAATCTAACCAAGCTTGTACTATAGATGTTGCTAAATCTTCGTATGTCGTAGAATATTCAGACGAAGCTATAGCAATAATTTCACCGGATTGTTTTATAAAGAGATTGAATGGCATTTCATTGCCACATTCTCCGTTAGTAGATTTGTATAATTCATTATATAATTTTTCTGTCACTATATTATCATAATGATTAAATGTGGTATGAAATGATTTATCTTGTTTAGCATTAATACTTGCTGTTACAGAAGAATACGAATCTTTCAAAACTTTAGATGTATACAACTCTTTTAAGCCAATAGTAACGCGATAGTCATTAATTTCATCAATGATCATACGCTCTAATAACGAGTAATTAAATTTTGAATAATCAATTGGTGTTTCAGCTTGGCTGAATGCGAAACTACTAACAGCAACACTAAATACTAGGAATAACTTTTTCATGGGGCTCTCTTTTATATTATAAATATAAGAAGAAATATTCGGATATCCTAATTTCTTGATATTTTTTTCTGTATAATATTTATATTAAAGAAACCTAACAGGAACATAATGAAACATAGTTTACAAGAAAATATGCGTCGTTTTGGCACTAAAAATCTAAAAGAATCAGTCGATACTGCAGAATTAGATGCTAAATTAGAAGCAATTAATGATGATGATTTAGAAGGGTTTATCGAAGTAATGACTGCAATTGAAAATGCAGGTCCTATCGATGAATGGCTTAAAAAAGTTGCTAAAGCAATTCGTCGTAAATGGTACCGGATGACAAAACGATACAAATATAAATTGGATCAGCGTCGTTTATTAAATGCATCTCGTAGATTGTGGGATACAATGAAACATGATATAGGATTATAAATTTAGGAAGATAATGAAATTAGAAAAATTATTAGCAGAAAATATGCTTAGGTTTGGTGTTAAAAATTTAAATAATACCGATGTGCATCAAATCTTAACCATAATGGAACAAGCTGCAGCTGCAGGTACTGAAAGCTCCGCGGTTACATCGATGCCAGCATATAAACCAGTACTAGACTGGTGGAATAAAAAATCAAAAAATAATAGTTCAGCAAAAAAATATCTAGAATATTGGTCTGGCGGTGTTGCTAAAGAATCTAAAGGTATTAATGTTAATGCAACTAATACATTATTAAAACATTTACAAACTTTAAGTAAAAATAATGTTTATAACTTAGATCAAAATAAATTACAAGAGTTTACCGACTATTTACAGACAAGTATTTCTGCTAATATTTATTTTGAACCTAGAAGTTTTGATCAGCGACCAGAAACTCGTGCTATACGCATATTAGCTATGTTAAAACCAGAATCAGATCCTACTAAAACATCATTAGCTACTAATGAAAAATCTGCTATTAGTGCATTCAATAAGGCAGATTTAAATAAAATTAAAGCATCTCTAGAGAAAACACAATTTGTTTATACTACAATTACCGAACAAGATAAAATTGCATTACTAAAATATTTTGAAGAAAAAGCTACACAAAAAGCCACAGTTCATAATAAAGCTAATGCTGATAACCCGTTAGGAAAATTAGTACAATGGAATATGGAAAAGGCTATTAAAGAAGCTTCAAGCATACGAATTGGACCTGGCAAAGGATCTATCGAACGAGAAGAAGCAGCCGATCCGACGCCACCAGAAATATATACATATACATTTTCATATCCAGATATAACCGCTACTAATCCTAAATTACAAAATTTTTTCTTAGGAGATGATAATGTTGCAGTGTCTGCTGAGAATGAAACTGCATTTAAAGAAACATTAGAAACTTTACTAAATTCAATACCTGCAGATCAAAAAATAATTGAGGTATATATAAAAGCTGGATCGTCAACAAGTAAAGTTCCAACATCATATAAATCTGCTGGAAAATATACAACTGCTGCAAATGTAACATTAGTTGATGATCGCTTGACAGCAATACAAACATCTTTGTCAAACGTTGTTGATACAACAATACCAAAAGGAGAGTGGAAATTAATTGTCGACACACCAGAACGTAAACCGAATAACGGCCCTGAATGGACTGACGCTGATCGAGCTGCATATCCATTAGCTAAACGACGTAAAACACTAGAAAATGGAACTGCTAATCCACAATATGATCAAAAAATAGTTGATGCATATGAAGCAAAATATGGTAATTACAAAGGAAGTTACGGTCAAATATCTATTAAAACAACATCGACTATAACTATACCAACTACTACCGCGCCGGCTATTAAAGTATCTGGAGAATGGTATGGATCTATATCATGGCCTTCCCCAGGAAGAGGTAATGGTAAACCAAAAACTATACCTGGAAAAAATAAAGGTGAAAAAACATGGACCGGTCAGGGAACGTTAGATTGTCCAATTTGGTAAATTTAATATATTAAAATAAAAAGGGGCTCATAGCCCCTTTTTTTATGTTTAATTACAAACGGTTAAACATGCATATAAATATTCTGAATTATTATTTCTAGAAATAGAAACCGCAATCTTTGTAATATCATTGCGAAGAAGAATATTATTATGTGGTTTACTATTTTTCCATAATTCAAATATTGACTGATCGTGTGGAATATTTTTTATAAAATTTGAATATAAAGATGAATTAGTAGAACATTCTGCTATAACTTTTACAGAACGATTCATGAAAAATTCAATACGCTGTGTAATACCACTCATTCCTAGAGTTTCATTATAATGTGTTACTTCATTAATATTAGACATATAAACAGATTGATAATCCGCAGCGAGATATAAAGCAGAATCAAAAACTAGAGCTGATAGTCCGTTTTGAATTCGATATTCATTTATTCTCGCAATAACGCTAGATTCATACGCCTTACAATCAAATATAGATGTAGATTTTGTTTTTGCATCTACATGTTGTTGATATGTAATTTGCGTAACATTATTTTGCGAAAATAATACATTAAATGTAAATACACTAAATACTAGGAATAACTTTTTCATAAGGCTCTCTTTTATATTATAAATATAAGAAGAAAACTCCGTAAGTCCTAATCTTTTTTAACAAATCCGCTCAAAAAGTTTCTTTGTTTTTCAATGGCATTGTCTAACTCTGTGTTAGTATTTTTTCGTTTTCTTGTATTACTTGCACCATTTCCTGTAGAGCTAGGTGCAACATCATCTGGTTTGCTAGATCTTGTTTTTCTCGTTGATTTAGTTTTTCCACTATTCTCGGAAGCATCTCGTCGGCTGCTTTTATCACCATCTCCGCTTTTAGTTTCTGGCCTTGCGGGCTGTGTATAAACTCTTGTATACGTTGTTGGTATAATTCGTTTGATGCACTCGTCGTTTCCGATGGATCTAGTATCATCATAGAAGATGTATCCTGTGTTATACTGTGTCTTTTGCCCCTGAATCTGGATGCCACACGGGTACTTAACTCCTGAAGCCGATTCCACAGTATACTGAATACCCCACGATGTTTGTTTTGTTTTTTTAACATAGCCATATTGTTTGTTTCCAAGCCATACAAAATAAACAGCATCTCCTAGTTTAAATTGTGGCTTGTTGAATTTATTCTGAATTGCTTCAGAAACTTGTTGTTTTTTTGCCATACCGGATTAATTAATACATATACCAGATACTTGGTTTATTATGCGATATACTCGAAGGTACCTAGTAACTTTGTCTTTACGGAACATTTTTTCGGTTTCTTTATCTCGCTGAAGAATATACCCCGATTCCATGAACTTTGAGGATACGAATCGAAGTGCCTTAAGACTATTAGATTCAATCATGATGTTTTCATCATCGATCATTACATCCACACGATCAACATCAGCACCAAATTCTTCGGTTTGTGGTAGGAACTGTTCTTGTTGCTGACTAACCAATGTTTCTTTAACGGCTTCGAAGAACTTGGATAAATCGATAGAAGCCGTTCCTTTTAAGTGTTCTGCTTCATATATATCAAACAAATACTGTAACTTTTCGGATTCTTTTAACGTTAAGAAATATTGCCATTCGGCGTAATTTACTGCAATATATGAGAATATTGTTTTCATGATTTTACCCTTTCAACATTAAACAATTCCGTAATTTGATGAGCCTGCAGATTTTTAAGTACTGCAATCATCTTAATAGCCTCATCCAGAGAAGTAGCTGATACGTTACCAACTACTTCCCTTAAGGAATCTGCTTTATAAGAAAATTTATACTTATGCATCTTTGTTTATTATAAATATAAACCAAGTTCATATGCTCGGAGCGCAGCTGAGCTAGCATCCACTAAAGTTTCAGAAAGTTTTCGGAGTTCATGACGGCGCAATGTGAATGTTTGTGATTTTACTCGAACATCAAACATATCAGTCTTTGTACCACCAACATAGGCTTCATTCATTAATATATTCATTGACTTTGAATAATTAATTAAATCTTTGTATGTCATTTTAATACGTTGATTGTAAATGCAAAGTTCTCCAATCAGCGTGTTCATTGGATCCGTTTTAAATACTTCTTCGGAAATCTTTTCGGCAACTTCAAAATCTAAATTTGCCCATACTTCACCATAACGTTCGCGATATTTATCTGAAATACCACATGGGTTGTTAATACTGTGTGTCATTGTTATTGAATTTTATAAATTGTTACTGTGTATACGTCATTGGAATAATTATGCCGAACATTGACATAACGATACTTTTCTATCAGCATATCCATAACCAGGCCTGGGTGCACATAGAAGAACCCTTCGTGGATGGTATTGTTAATTGGTGATAATAAGTTAAATGAAACTGCTTGATTTGCTAATGAGTACATTTTATCAATATCAACAAACATCTTTAAAAGATCCGCATCTTCAGTTTCACATTTGCGCTGAGTAAAAAATCCTCCTGCAACAACCCAATCATGGTTATTTAATTGAGCTGTTTCAAATGCACCTGTTTGTGTTTCTAAACCGTATTTTTGATTTGCTAAATCAGACATTATTGGATTATGGTCAATTCCGGTGTAGCCATATACCTGATCAGGATACAATTCACGGATAAAACCATATAAATCTCCACGACCGCAACCTATATCTAATATTGTATGACTGCTAGCATCTAATCCAACAATTAAATTCTGAAACATGAATTGTTGTTCCGATGTAGTATTATAACCAACTACTTGTGGGCTATTTAACATATAATCTGGATCGGTGCCTGGTTTTAATGAATCTCGGCGTGTATGTTCCGGATCGTTGCCATAAATTAGGCTTTGAATCTTTGTTTGTAGCTGTTTAAACGTACTCATTTGATAGTTGAAATAAAGATATTATACATGATATTTAACCGCATTACATGTTCGTATATAGCACTTATGCTCGTACAATTGGTAATTGATTAGCTTCGAATAGCTCAGCATAGTTCATTGTGGGCACAACGGTACCGGTATCACAAAGCTTTTCGGTTAATTCTTTATTGATGTATGTTTGTTTGCTACGCGTTACATTAACCATTGTCATTGCTGAACGATTTTCAAACAAAATATCATACATTGTTACTTTGTTAACTACGAATCGATCCAGAATAATAGCTACGCGATTTACGCCTTCCTGTGTTACAATTACAGGTTGTCCTACTTTATATGACATTAGTCTAGGATTTTGATGATTTTACTTGCATTTACCGCTTTAACTTCAAAGTCAAAATTATAACCCTGAAAATCTTTTACTACTTTAGCTTCTGCTTCAGTAACGGATAATGCTTCTACAAGATAAGTTTCAGTAACTTTCTTTTCTTTTGTACCTTTTGGAGTATCGAACTCCTGTGTAAGTTGCACTTTTGCTGTGTAATAACTCATTTGTTTTAATTTTAATAAATGTATAACTTTATAATATAATATGAAAAAATATTCATAAAACCTAAAGTTTTTCCATATACTTTTGTAAACGTTTTTGTGACTTATGGTATTGAATAGATTGCTGAATTTGCTTTGGAGTTAAATTCATGTTTAATTGTAATACATCTAATATATCTGCAATTAAACGTTCTTTAGCATAAGTCGTTTTTGCTCGTTTATTTATTATTTTGATAACATTTTCTAGATGTTTAACAAATTCACGTGGTAGATTTTTTATAACACGTGTTTTGTCTGCCGGTAGTGTTACGTCGGTTTTTGGTTTTTTAGACTCTAGCATCAATTGTTTAGTAATTTTTGCAGATTCACGTAAAATATCACCATATTTAACAACCCAAGCAACTTCTGGTGCAGGCGGAGGTGTTGATTCAGCTGCCCCAGCACCGCCACCGGCTGACCCTTTTTCAATTTTTTCTTTATCAGCATCGCCTAATCCAGCAACATCCTCTAAGCCCAATTGCAATTCGATGGTATAATCATCATTTTTTCCAAACCCAGTGTATGGTACTAATTTGATGATTTTACTTTTTAACAGGCTTAATAGGATTCCAGGCGTGATATTTAAATCTTTACCAGCTCGACCGATGAATTCGCGAATTCCAATGTCTGAAATTGAATAAATAATACCTAAATGCGTTGTACCATATGCATCAAATTTTCCTAAAAACTTTTCTTCTGCTGGAGTAAATGGTGAATCCTTAGCATCTGACGGTGCATTGTCAGTTTCTTGCTCAGGTGCCTCCACGATCATGGATTTTAGTGTAGATTCGACTATATAGTTAAAGCGCTTTGTCATTATTAAAGTTCTTTTGTTTCTGCTAATTGTGTAGAACGATACTTCGTTGCTAATTTTTTCAATTCGTTGATCGATTTTCTTGCAATCGATGCAGCTTTTTTAATTTTTTTTGCTTGGAAACGGTCATGATTTTCTTTGAATGTTAACCAATGTGCTTCCATTTCGTCGTAGATTTCTTGTGATGTCATATTAACCTTTTTATTTATATATAAATATGTTATTGCACAAAACGGTCCATAAAAATATGGATGTTTTCGCCATGTAACTGCAATGTAGTGTATTCTGTAAGTTCAATATAAATGATTTTGTTGTTTTCATATACACGAATAATATGTGCAGTATTTATAAACTGTAATTCATCATTTCCAGATGTAGTACGAACTTTTACAGGTATAAATACAGCCGGCTTCATTAATCACCGGTATATTTAGCGCCCATATACCCAGTCGATGGACGACCACCTGGCATATCATATGGATTATTCTTACTTGTGCCTGATGCAGGACGAACCGGTTGTGGAGATTTTGCAGCTCGCAATTTATGAATCGCTAATAACAGCTTTGTAGATTGATCAACAGTTAAAGAAAGTAGATCTTTACGACCAACTGACTTAATAAATGCATCAACTAATTTAGTTACGTCTGGATCACTTTTCTTGAAAGAATCGATAGCCCGTAAATTAGATGTTCCAAAATTTATAGAATATTTAGCCAATTGATAATCAGACAAATTTATTCCATTTGTTATATCGTCAGGAATTTGATCCCATGACTGATCTGCATATTGATCTGCTAAATCTGGTCCATCATCATCTCTAGTTGCTAAGATTGCGTTATAACGCTCATCTTCAGACATAGCATCCCAAATTTCCGTTTCAGAATACTTATATCCTTCTGCTAGTATTTTTTTTACTCGTTGTACTTCCTCGCGAAGGATTTGTACGTGGCTTGGATTTTTAAAGTCAAATATTTTCATGATTACTTAAGGTTTTCTAGTTTGTAGATTGTGGAATAGATTAGATCTTTGACGTTGTCTAATTGATTTAGTATGAATGTATCTTTTGCATCATGCTTGTCATACGAACGTTCTATATACATAGCCAATGCTTTAAAATATTTTAATACAGTATCTGAATCATATGAATCAAATTTATCTGCAGGAACATATCCGCTAAGTATTCCATGTTTACCTTGATATGATTCTACCAAAGTGTCAACAAGATCTGGAATGGCATCATAATATGCATTCAGTGCCAAATGCGCGGCAAATGACCCTTCACCAGTTGTTTGCCAATGAAATATATGAGCTTGATCTCTCGAAGCCATTAGCGTGGATATTAATTTTTCAAACATTTGTTCCTTTTTTTATATAAATATATTATTATAATTTTTTAACGCCAACGTGTATATGGTTATCATGATCTCCTTCTGGAGTACGCCAACCAAATTGATATCGATATCCGTCTTTATTAACATTAAACCATTTCCCACCTTTGTATTCCGGATGACCAAACCAATTCATGATGTGTGCTAGTAGTTCATCACCTTTAGCTAAATTTTCTGGGGTTGGTTTACCGGTAAACAAATCTACTGCGTATTTATTTAAACTACCAACCCAATGGTCTGATGTGGCACCAGAGCTAGTTTTAACTGTGGTTCGCTTTTGGGATGTAACAATGTTTTTACCAACAAATTTATTTGCAACATTTGCAACTTCTAAAGCTTTTTGCATTGAGCCGGCCCAATCACCGTCAATGCCACCTGGGGTAACTTTACCGGAATCAACAGCACCTTGTGGTAATCCAAATGTAGATGCAGCGACGGTAGCTAGCGTACCAGTGCCTAATATCCCAGACATCACATTGGTTAAATTGGTCCAATCAGTCTCAGCATCTTTTTCATCTTTTGCATCTGCTGGCGCTGTTGTATCAAAAAATTCCCTTGCATATTTTTTACGCTTATCGTATGTTGCTTGATTTGCTTTTGGACGTTCAAATTTCTTACAAAACATATCCGCAGCTTCTTCTGGATCTTCTGTGGTTTTCAATGTTTTATACAAAGAGTTATATGTTGGTTTTGATAATTCCCACAACAAGAAATCTAATTGGCCTTCAATTGAATATGGATCTTTACCATTTTGCTTAGAATACTGAATTAATCCATTTTTACCGGTCCAACGATCATTATGCCATTGAGCTAATCCAATCGATGTTCCATGGTCACCTTTAATCGTAGTACTAAACGTCCCAGCTGATTCAACATATAAATTTGCAGTAACGCCTGCTGCGCCTGCATCGGATAATCCTTTTGATTTCAGATAATCTATAATCGTTTTTGCAGTGCCTCTTTGTTCGGTACCAACTGTAACTTTTGTATTGTCGACAGCTACTATCGGGGCAACTACAGGTGCAACTTTTAGTGCTTCAATTTTATCATCAACTTTACCTGCTCGAATTTCATCTTTAGTAGCAACAATACCACGTTTATTTAGTTTTTGCTGTATGTCATCAATATCATATTTTTTACCAGCAACAGTTACTGTCTCAGCAGCCGAGTCTTCCGAATCAGTGGATCTGCTAGGTATAGTATCAGATAGTACGGAAATCGCAGCTTTAAAGAGTTTGGAGTTTGCTTCCTGATTTAAATCGTTTCCAGATTTTGAAAAATATTCTCGTTTATCAGTTAAAAAATTAATATCAATAATATCATCCGCATCAGCATTAGTTGTTAACCAATTATTAATCGTGTTAATCTTTTTTTCAAATTTTTCGTCTACCTGATCTTTTTTATTGTCAATATAATCAAAACTAGGTATAGTGCATAAAATACATTTAACGTCTGCTTTTTGGGCAAATCTAATTATTAATCGAAAATTTTCAATTATGTTTAGCAATGTCTTGTTTTCATTGCGACCACTACAAAAAACAACAACAGCATTATAACCGTTATTAATTTCATTGCGCACGGTGTTCATCATTGATTCTGAATCAGCACCTGGTTCAATAAATTTAGCGCCATCGATTGTTTGTAATCGAAATAAACGATTCATGAAACTATATTTAGGTTTTGAGAATTGATCACCTACTAATAATACACGAGCCGTTTCTGGAGCCGGTTTGTCTTCGAATAATAAAGATTTTAATCGTATCATCTGCCTTGAGCTACATATGATTTAACGTAATTTGTGGCATTCTTGCTTGAACTGGTTTTAGTTTTTGCATGAATACCTGGACGTTTAACCTTTGGTTTTTTAATGTGTACTTTTACATTACTTGTTTTTACTTTCGCTGCCATAGCTGTTACCTTTACATGTTACTAATTCATAAACTGCATATAACCCACCGATAACCATTATGGCACAACCGATAATAAAAGCAAATAACCTATTCATATTAATAAATATCAAACAGTAAAAAAACCCGGGCCGCGATAGCCCGAGTCTTAACTATATTCGCCTAAGGTAGCAGACGCTCTTTATTTCTTGAATGTTTCTCTTAAAATATAATCATTGCCTTTAAGATTGCGAAGGATTCTTTGTTCTAAAGGAATTTCACGCATTTCTTGCAAACCTGATTTTTTAATTAAAGTAGATTCATTTTTTTCTTCTTTATCAGCAAAAGCTTTTTTCATTGATTCTTCTTCATCACCATCATTATCGGCATCGATATAATCTGGTCTTGCTGACTCATCTACATCTGATTCTTCTGATTCATCATTGAATGGCATATTCAATTCTGCTTCCTCACGCAGTTTGGCTTCGTATGCTGCGGTTGTATCTGCGAGGGTAGGAAGGGGCTTACCTTCTTCGCGTTCCCAGGCATACCCTTCGTTTAATATTGATTTTAGTTTGATCATTTTAGTTCCTTTATTATAAATATGTAGTACGTTGTAAACCAATTACAAAATAAGTGCGCCCTTCCAGGGCCGCACAAAGTTACATGCTTGGATCGGCCGGAGTATCAATGCCAGATGCATCGGGTCGGGCTTGACCCTGTTTGCGCACCAAGTACAATTTTGTTGATCCATGCTCTACACGGAAATCGCTCAGATCCGGATTGGTTTGTAGGAAGCGGGCATATATGCGTGATTTTTGTTGCTCCTTGTCCGGGTTGTTGTCTCCTCCAGTTATATCAATCACATCTACCGCCGCATGCGTATCCGCAAAATCGCGAATTGCAAGCCCAATAGTTTTGAAAAACCGCAGCGTGTTCGTCTCACCAGCAGCTGCGCTACTACGAGCCGATGTAGTCCAATTGGCCCGGGCGTCTCGAACAGCAGCCATTTGACGATCTTGGGTAAAGAAAGCAAATTGCCATTCTCCCGTGTCCCCGAATTGAGAACGATAGTAGTGGTCGAACTTGATCAGGATGGGGTGGGCATCGGCTTGGATCTGCGTTTCGAAACTTTTGGCATCGCCCCAACGATCACGCCACGTGAACTGCGTTGTGTATGGTTGAACCCCAGCTAACGAGATTTCCGCAAGTAAGTTGCTTAATCGTATCATGTCATGATAATAGTTTTTTGCGTTGCATGTCCCGAATGCTTTGTTTGTGCCATTTAGTTGCAAGATCCATTCTACTAGCAACAAATTGAAGCAATGATTGACCTTTGCTGTTTTTTGGCGATTTCATCCACAAGTTGTTAACGCGTGTGTAAAGACCTTTTTTTCGTGACATTGCAATGAACGCTGCTTCCACAGCAGCTTCTTGCGTACCTAACAAGTTGTCAGTGAAACGCAGAATTATGCGCAGAATGTCCGCAGGATTAACTAGACCCTCAATAGTGCGATATGGAATTCCAAGATCGATTCCAGCACGTGGATCAGACCCAATAGCTCCAATGATTTTATCTAGCATTGATTGTTCTGTTAATATGTGTTTTAAACGTATCATTGTTTCCTTTATATATAAATATTGTTTCCGCATAAATGCTGGAAACGATTCACAGCCACGCTATTTGTCTTTTATTCCCGTCCAATCATAACTAGTACTCGACCCACCATCACGTTCCAATTCCATGTACGATGCAGTTTCCTGTGATATAGAATACCCACGCAAAGCGCGCAGCACATAAGCCCGGTATAAACGCATTCTGCGTGGATCAGATTTGGCTACTCCGAACACCACTGTTTCAGGACGCCACTTCTCCACTGCCTTGCGGGCAATCTCAACTATGGTGCTCATTACACGGTACACATCCGATTCCGCGGTCTCCACATCATGATCCCATCCGCCTTGTGGGTTCTTCGTAGCAAACGCAATTTCCATGACCTCATCAGATCCATATGGAAATGACACTTGATACATGGTACCACGCTCTGTTTCGAAATAGGCTTCTCCGTTGTACATGTTGTATGGGTATGGTGTCGCCGTGCCTTCCCCTATCTCTGCTAGTATGTGTTTAAGACGTATCATGTATTACATGTTGTTTGCATTTATAAACATGAACAATGGATTTTGTTCAACATATACATCAAATACATTGGCTGCAAAGTCAGGACGTTGTGCGATTGGATACTTTGTTTTGATTGCTTCGAGATCTGTTTTTAAATACGAATCTAGATTTTGAAGTTTTCCTTCATTGTATAATTGCAATGCCATACCAACAATTTTAACTTTTTCTTGTGAAGTTAAAGCTTTTGGCATTTTAATATCTGCTTCATTAAGTGATGTATTATTTAAATAACGTTTCCAATTGTTTAAATATGGTTTATTCATGTTGTTCCTTTTTTAATAATAAATATAGAGCATACCGAGTATATGGGCGTGTACAAGGTGTATAGGGAGGTAGAATACTTATATGCACCGCATATCCTAATAAAGAGCACCTATATAGCAAAAAAATTAACCGTGCTAGAAAAATATATATAACCACCCACCGTATCAAGGGGGTGTTCTACCCCTTAACTAAACCCACCCCTACCCCCCTGTTTTGGGGGGGCTTACCGGGGGCTAAACCAGGGGGGCTGCCCCAGTAAAATAGGGGGGCTATTACACCCCCCTTCAAACCCCTAAGGGCCTCTCCTTTATATATAAGGTCTATGTCGGCTGCTGCTTACACGGGACAAGCTATCTGCTGTGGGAACAGGTTCAATGCATGCATCTGCGCTGGCGGCATGCTCGGTATGCCTAACGCCTCGCGGAGGTCATACAATGTGGCCCACTGCGTACGGCTGCGGGTTACCTGGTCCATTGTGATGCTGCTGTCGCGGCCTGCTGCTGCATCCAAGTCGCGGTAGTGTTTCCATGCGCGGGCTTCTGCTAACTGGATGTCTTTAATCATTTGTGCTTTTGTCATTGTCTCTCTTTTTATATTAGGTTAATTGGGTTACTTGGGTTGCTGTGTTAATTAGTCTAGCATATCTGCTGCTGCGCCACCTGCCATGATGCCGGCAAACAATGTTGCTGCTGCTCCTACCGGTACTACCAATGCTGCTACTGCTAAGCCGGCTACTGGAAGAATTGCTAGGAAGGTTAATGCGGTTGCTGCTGCGATGCTTAATACGACTGCTGCGACTGCTACTACTGCTGCGATAACTTTGATTTCGTTTTTCATATCTCTCTCTTTTAATTTTAATAAAGATAAGGTTTATTCTGATAGGATCCTAATCTTTTGTTACTTTTTTTACTGCAGAAATCCGACGCCATTTCTGACGCCGGTTCCTTATTTGAGAGATATGTTTTCCTATTCTGCTGCGATGATTTGCTCTGCTACCATCATTGTGGGATCCTCAAAGCCCATTGCACATATGCGGGCTGCTTTAATAAAGCTTCTGAGGTTGATGTCAATACCCGCATATTTTTTATCCAGGTCCTTCATAATGCTGAGTGCCTGCTGCTTCGCTGCCAATGGGATGCTAGGCTCCATTGTCGACATCAATTGCTCCATGCGGGTAAACATCTGCGTGGTGTTCATTGAGATGTCTGACACAAAGCTGCGTGAGCGAATTGCTGCATCCAATTTTGATTGGTGGATGTTGCTGATGAAGATAACACGGCCGGTGAACTCAAAGTGTGCCGGGATAGGCTCGCCAAACTCATCCTTAAGCGGCTTGCTTGAGATATAAGAGATCTTGCGTGTGTCATAGCTATCCAACGCCGCCTTCAAAAGGTTCACTGCATCCTCGTCTTTGAATACCGAGTCACAGTCATCAAAGATAACAATCTTGTCGGAGTTCTGGTAAAGGGTAATAAACAACCCGGCTGCTGTGGTGCGCCCTTTAAAGTGAACAAACTCATATGACTCTCGCAAGCCCATTCCCTTAAGCGTCTCCTTAACCAGGTGCGTCTTACCAACACCCGCCATACCTGTGATTACCAATGACGGTTGGATTCCGCGACCCACCATCTTTGTCAGACGAGTAAGGTTGTCAAACATTACCTCAGGATCTCTGCTCTCCACCACTGACAGGAAAGACATCTTAGCCGGTGCTGCCGGTGCTACCGATACTCCTGCCGTTGCTGCTGCTACTCTAACAACACGCCCATTTGCTCCAACCATCAACACTTCGCGGTTGGCTTCTGCACTGCGCAATTGCACGTCGCGGATTAAACCCTTTGGCGCGAACTCACCTGTGTTAACATTCTTCGCCATTAACTTCCCTTTTACTCTTACTGCTTCAAATACGTTCATCTCTCTTATATGGTATTTAATTAAATGCTCTTAAGGCCTTTCCCTAATTGCTTACATAAAAATAAGGCAAATTCTGATAGGATCCTAATCTTTTGCAAACTTTTTTTAACTTTTTTTCCTGGTAGGATCCAGGCCTATTCGACCCGGAAGATTGCTAAGGCTTTGCGCTGATCTCTACCCTTTGTCAGGAACAATGCATCCAATTGGTCAGCGTTGTCATATATCTTTCCGTCTCGGATTGCTAGGGCATGCTTTGCCACTATCACAATAAAGGATCCTTTCGGATGCTGAGCTAAGAACTTGCCTACGGTGAATCCTGAGAAGGTGCCTCCTCCCTTCGGGTACTTCAGGTTAAGCAACACTCCACGCTCCTTTGCCTTAGCCGGTGTGATTGGAGTGCGGCTAAAGGTTCCTAATGGACGGATCTCTTTGCCGGCCAACTTCTCTCCAGCGGTTGCCATTGTCTTAAGCTTCATCGGTGCACCCAATGTGCCTTTACCTCTTTGGCGGCCGAATCGGCTAGCAACCAACTCGTGTGCTTCGTCATAGCTAACCTGGCATGCATTCATCACTGCTCGAACGAAGCAGTCATTGTTCTCGCCTTTAGCCTTCTTGTCTGTGTCCTGGATAGCTGCGCTTCCTACTACGAACTTCATTTTGAAATCAACCTTTTTCATATATCTCTCTTTTATTTGATTACGTGGGTTACTCAGTTAGTGGATTCTTATGCCATATCATCCGACACATCCAACACTGTCCATTTTACATTCTGCTGGATGTATTCCGTTACATCTTCCGGATCGAATCCATCTGCTACCAATGCACGTGTAATGCTAGCCGTTGCCATTTGCAATTGCGTCATTGCCTCTGTGCTAACCAATCCATCCATTCTGTCAAACATTTCTTTTGTCATATCTCTCTCTTTTAATTTTAATAAAGATAAGAAAAAAAAGAACACGTGTCAAGCATTTCGGTAACTTTTTTTAAACTTTTTTATAGGCCGGAAAACTCCCCATCTACGAACAATAAGGCTTCTCCAGGCTCTAGTCCGGCAACTGTGATATTGAGGTAACCGTCATTGGGATCCGAGATGTTGTCCATATCGAGGACCATATAGTCGACTCTTTGTTGATCCAATATTGTCAGGAACCCTTTTGCCTGGAAGGCTTCTGCTGTTGCGATGATGTCTTGTCTTGTCATGTCTCTGTGTGTTTCTCACGTCCGCAAGGGCCGACATTTCTGCCGACCCGGGACTCATATTGAGAGACATGATTTACTCTTCTTCGTCGGTCGGTGTAAACTCCGTAAACCCGATGGTTAATGTGTGGCCCATTGACCCGTCCCAACCCGGTGCTGGTTGATCGTCGTCAGCTTCCTCCTCGTCAGCTTCCTCGTCCTCCTCAAGCACAAACTCTGCTACTACTGCTTCCACGTGACTCATTATTTCATAGATGTCAATGTTAACCTCAGTGAGCTCGATGCGGTTGTCATAGTTAATCTCAAAGCACGCGCTGTCTTTGTCGATGATCGAGTCGCTATTGTAATCCAACGCTCTTTGGATCTTGTCGCCGATGGTTGCTGCGAGGTCCTCAGTGATCCCAAACACTTTGACTGTCTTTTGCTCCGCCTCCAACTGCTGGATAAGCTCGATCACTTTGTCAATGTCAACTTGTGAAGACAACGCCTTTGCTCCTTCTAACTGTGCAATTAAATTTTCTTTTTTCATATCTCTTATTTTTTAATTTATATAAATTTAAGGTTAATTTTGATAGGATCCTAATCTTTTAGAAACTTTTTTGAAACTTTTTTAATTGAGGTTTATGCCGCGCTTAAGGTCCTCAGTTGCATTGTTTCGGTCAATCTTAGCGCTTAGCACTAGTGCTATTGCGTCTCCTAAATCATCCAAGTCACCGTCCTTTGTCTTTGCCACCAACAAGGTGATCATCAACAGACCCAACTTTTTGAACCCTTCGTCACCTGTGGTGATTGCTAGGGTGTTACACAATTCAACTGCGCTTTCGATGTTGTCTACTAACTGCTTTGCCATTTTTTCATTCATCTCTCTCATTTGTCTTATTTTTTAATTTATATAAAGATAAGCATTTTTTTGTTCGGTGTCAACCTTTTTGTTAACTTTTTTTTTACTTGCTTTTGCACGGGCAAGACTCCGAGTGCACTACTCCACTGTCATGATTGACGCCATCAAATGCTAGGTACTCATGCCCGTCGAATTTAATTACTCGGATATCAATTCCTTGTATCTTGATAGGTTGTGATGGCGCTTCACAGCTTGTCAATAATGCTACTACGCTGCCAAACAATACTAATCCCGTTCCGGCTACTACTAAGAATGTTTTCAATCGGTTTTTCATATATCTCTCTTTTTAATTTTAATAAAGATAAGCAAAATAATGCTCGGATCCTAATCTTTTTGAAACTTTTTTTATCCGAAGAATCCTCCGCTTATAAGGATCCATATAAGGATCCCGGCGTTTATCAATGCTCCGAATATATTGAATTTGCCGGTTCTGGGCTTGCCATGCAAGTAAGCGGATGCTAATAGATTAAGTCCCATTATTACTAATAAAATGATTTGTGGTGCTCCCATGTTTCTCTCTTTTTTTTAAGGTTTATTATTTTCTGCTATCAACTAAAAACATCCAAAATTTCGTGTCAGGATACTTTGCTTTGTATATCATGTAATCCACTCGGATCGCCACTGCCGCAATTGCTACTACGGCTCCGATCAATAATGCTAACTTCAACTTTCTCATATCTCTCTTTTTATAATACTTAAAGATAAGAATAATATCAATGCGAGTCAACCTTTTTCCAAGAAAAGTTTCAACAAAGTTACAGGTACTGTTCTAGCAGTTGGATCCCCGGTAGCTTGGCCATTTCGGTCTCTGCCTGGCGAACCAGCTGTCGTGCTCGTTCTCCTGTCACTCCCATTTCCTCAGCAATCTGATCCATACACTGTGCATACTCACGCCCAATGCCATAGAAGCGAGTCAATGCCTCTCGTTGCTTGGGTTTAAGCTGTGTCATCGCTCTTTGTAGGTCGTATTGGAGATCTGCTGTCTCACGTGCGGATTTCACAGCATCTGCAGCCAAGTATCGATCCGCATAGGTTTCTTTGTTCTCATCATCGCCTACCGGAGTGCTGATGCTTTTGATATGTTGCTCCTCAGTTGCTGTCTTGTGGCTAGGGATCCTTACTACTCTGGATAAGTCATTCAGAGCCTTTTGGATCTCTGCTCTGACATACCATACCGCAAAGGTAATGAACTTCACACCCTTATCCGGATTGAATCGTTCTGCGGCTTCGAAGAGTCCAATGTTACCAAACGCAATGATGTCTTCCAACAAGAGTCCCATTCCTTGATACTGCCGGGCTACCTGCATCACAAACCGAAGGTTGCTTTCAACCAGGATGTTAATGGCTTTGCGGTTACCTGCCTGAGCGGCTCTGCCTAACTCTTTCTCTTGTTCGCGGTCCAGGTATCCAAACTTCTTAATCTCCTGCATATATTTCTGCGTGCTAGCAACATCCGTTACTATTGCTCCATTACTTACGTGAATCTTTTTTCCCATAACCTCTTTGTCTATCTCTTGTTAATTCGTTTGCTTCTTGCCACATTATCTTGATACAAGCGACGCACACTAACCCGAATGTCGTCGCCACTAAAACACCGGATATCATTTCCCGGTGCTTAAGAATTTGAAACTTACTCGGATCGGCTTCTCAACCTTTGCGCGGTACTCTGCGTTGCGCTCTCCTTGCTTCTTTGCTTGTGCTACAGTGGTAGTGTTACCTCCTGCCTTTGCATCTCTCTGGAACTGACCCATTACCGCTCCTTGTCTTTCGAATCCTGAATTTCTGTCTTTCTTTGCCATCTCTCTTATTATTTAATTTCTATACTTAAAGATAATGAATTAAACCATGCGTGTCAACCTTTTTGTTAACTTTTTTTAAACTTTTCTAAAACTTTTTTTGCAGTGGGAGGCGCTATGCTGTTAGTGAGTGCTTTGTATTGCACTATATCTAATCTAGCTTCCACATTTGCTAATGCAACTCCCACTTCGTCATCCTGCTGAAATAAATCAAATGATTCCATAGCCTTCCTCAATTCCGTAACGGTTGTTCTTAAGCTTCTAATTTCATTTCGCAAATCGTTGATTTCTTTAACTTCTTTTTTCATATCTCTCTTTTAAATTAATACTTAAATATAAGGAATAAATCAATGCGTGTCAACCTTTTTCCAAGAAAAGTTTAAACTTTTTTTACTCGAATACTCGCACTCGGCCGGATTGGAATCCATTACCAGCCTTTGTTGTTTTAAACTGACACCATATTGAAAACTCATTTCCGTCTTCCACCCACTCCACGATAGCATCCAATCTGTCAATGATGCGCTGCAGCTTAGCTTCGGTTAGCAATCCACTTTCCAATAAAGGTCGGCAACCAAACGATGCACAACCTCTAGCTTCATTCGCCGCAATCCGGATCTTTTGTGGGACTAGCTCTTCAATCGCAGCATCTAGTGCCTCATCATCAACCTGGAATGTATCATATCCGGTTAATAGTTTCGTGTACTGTGCTACTGCATACTCTGCCATTGCTTCAACGGCTCCTGGAATAAATTGTGTCTTTTTCATATCTCTTATTTTAATACTTAAAGATAAGCAAAATAATGTTCGGTGTCAACCTTTTTGCAAACTATTTTTCAGGAATCTCATCTGAGTCATACATCTCGAATTCTCCCGGACCACCTTCTTCGACAAATGATTCCTGGAACCCGTGCCCGTTTTGCACCAATGCCAATGCTTCCTCTTCGGTCTCAGCAAAGATCTCATAATACTGGATTACCGTTGTTTTGATGCGCTCTTCGAATCTAAATACTTTCATTGGTTTATTTTTTAAAGTCCTGATTATAAATGTTGCTGATGCTAACAATCAGCGCTAAAACTAAAACTATTCCTACTACCTCCATGACTCGTCGTTTGGTGGCCAAAATGATATTTGCCACCACCCACCTGCGATTCGAGTAAGCGGTCCTGCTGTGTACCCACCCGATGGGTATTTGTTCATTTCGCGGGTAAGATCCCGGAACAACTCGGCTCTGTCATTTGATTGTAATACTATCATTGTCTCTTATTTTTAGTTTATTACCTCAGCCCAACTGCGTGTGAATCCACCCTCAATCTCATTGTATGACTTGTTTAAAGCCGTTACCAATGCTGTGATGCTTTTCGGCTTCCGATTGATTTTATGATTCCAACTGTTGCCACATTCCAGGGTGTATCCAAACACATTGCCTACTAGGTACTCAACAGTACCCTCATAAATCGTTTCCCGGGATCCTGACATCCCTGACTTCGTAATCTTAACTTTAAATGATTTTGCCATATTTCTCTCTTTTTAATTTTATTAAAGATAAGCATTTTTAGATTAGGATCCTAATCTTTTTTAAACTTTTTTTACAATTCCTGCTGCTAAAAGTGCCTGGATAAGCTCCTCATTCGGCACAAAGCCATTCGGCATAAATTGATCCAGGTAAGTGTCGGTTACTGGTGCCTCCGCATCCAATTCCTCATTAAACTCGGCTTCCAGGATCCCTTCCAGGAACTGCGCTAGCTCTGCGGCTAGGGTAATGTCAATCTTAAATTCTCTTTCCATTTCTCTCTTTTAATTTATATAAAGATAAGCAAAATAACCATGCGTGTCAACCGTTTAGGCAACTTTTTTCAAAAAATATTTCAACTCATATTGAGCTGAGATCGGATCCTCATCATATGCTCCTCCGGCCCACTCGGCTACAAATGCACGAAACCCATTGGAATTCTTTGTGTTGATGTCAGATGCTTTAGCTGCTGCTAATTCTTCCGCGGAAAAAGTAACCCATGTACTCAATTCCAAAAACATGTCATTCAATGTTGTCATATATCTCTCTTTTTAATGATACTTAAATATAAGAATAATTCTGATAGGATCCTAATTTTTAGGCAACTTTTTTAATAAAGTTCTTCGCTTTGCTTTTAGCTTGCGGATCTCTAAACGGCGCAGGTATGGTCCGTGGTTATAGGTGCTTCCTGCCCAAGCCATCGTCCAAACCGTGTTGTCGCGCTGAAGGCATTCAATGTGATGATCGATGCGGTCTATTGCATCCTGGATCTCTTTTGGTGTCATATCTCTTATTTTTTATAATACTTAAAGATAAGCAAAATAACCATGCGAGTCAAGCATTTTGCAAGAAAAGTTTAAACTTTTTTAATAATCATTTTCCAACAAAAATGCCTTGACGGATCCGGATTTATTTGCAATTAAATTTTCCATTTCTGCAACACTGCCGCGGAAATAAAATATTCTCGACTTCAAGCCCGGCACTCGGATTTCAATGCGCTGATATAATTTCTTCCACCACCCGCGTCTCAGCATATCCGCATATTTTTTATTTGGATCCTTTGATGTGTTTCGGTCATACCCAAAAACTTCGCGCTGGATCCTGGTCTCGGATGCTAACACGGTTAGGTCCAAAAAATCAACAATCTGGTTCACTGAATTTCTTTTTGTCATATATCTCTCTTTTTAATTTTATTAAAGATAAGCAAAATAATATTAGGATCCTAATCTTTTAGCAAAAAAGTTTGCTGGCTAATTAAAGCCAACAAACCCTTTCTCTAACACAATATCTAATTCCTCTGCAATCTCTTTGAGGCGGTAATAAGCAGCCTCCTCAATCTCATCCTCAACCGTTTCTGCCACTTGGCCAATTGAATAGCCAAATCCAAATCCATAACAGGTAACAGCTTTCTGGATGCGGATCATTTCCTCAGATGCAGCGTTCTCCCAATCCATTACTAAAAAGTCTGCTTCATAAAAGTCATCCTCATCCGTTTCTTGTGAGCGCTCACATTCATCAAATGCTGTGGCCCACAATGTGTGCACTTTAGCCTTTACTACCTCAGCCACCTCATCATTGTGGTCATACATTTCGCGGCTCCATGGTTTTGTGATTTGGATCCCGTACTCTACTTTTGCTGCTTTTTTCATATTCTCCCTTTTTAATTTATATAAAGATAAGGTTTATTTCCGTGCGTGTCAACCTTTTTGGTAACTTTGTTTGAACTTTTTTAATCCTCATCCTCATATTCGCCAAACTCAAATTCACATTCATCAATTACTTCTTCGAAGCACTGTGCTAGCCGATCGGCTTCAGCATCACTTAATTCTGCCTCATCCAAAAAACGATCAAACACTCCTATTAATCCTTCGCTTTCAATAAAGGAATCCATTAATTCTAATGCCGAGTCTCCAGCTACATCTGTAAAGTTGTAAATTCTCCCGTACAAGTCTTGCAATTCTTCTCTTTTCATATTTCTCTCTTTTTTTTAATTTTAATAAAGATAAGGAAAAGATCAACGCGAGTCAACCTTTTCCCAAAGTTTTTTTACATATTTTTTAAATGCTTCAAAAACAATTTTTTAACTTCGGCGTCTGACATTGCGCTAAGCGTGTCAAAACTAATTCCGCATACATAGTGCAACATGTGCTCGTGCTTTTCTCTTGGTGTTTGCATATCTCTTATTTTTTAATTTATATAAAGATAAGAATAAAAACCATGCGTGTCAACCTTTTTGCAAGAAAAGTTTAAAAAAAGTTTCTGAGGAATATTATAAAGAAAAAGGATCCCAGGAATAAGAGAGAGAAACCCGGGATCCATTCTAACACAGAGACTAGCTCTGCCTTACCTAATGCGGCCGATCCGCCGGGAGTGTCTTTCGAGCACTAGGATCCCGGACCCTGTCAGCCTTTGAGAGATATGTTGTTGGCACGTCTGATTTGTATTGCTACATCACAACCAGATTAAGATGCTACTTGATCACGTGCCTAAGTTGATTCTAAATAAAGAGCCGGAGGTGTTAGCTTAGTGCTGTCCCTGAGGAGTGCGAAGCTTGTGGTTACCGGCTCTTAATATTATGTCGTGATCCTTGCGGTCGCCTCTCTTACGGCATTTGGTTGGATCAACCTTCCTTCTTATTTACTTTTATATTATATGAAATCTAAATCTAGATTCCAACCTCGATCTAAATATTATTCTAAAAATCAATCTAAATATACATGTATATCGGTCTAAAAATAGACTAGGTGGTTACTCTGTATAAGTACAGAACCGAACTAAAACCCGTCTAAAAGCACTTTTCTTCTAAAAATAGGACTAAAAATAGAACCGGATTCGATCTAAAAATAACCTAGAATTGGACTAAAAATAGCGGGGAGGAGCTGGATCCTTCTAAAAATAAGAGGTATTGGTCTAAAAATAGAACCGGTTCCTTCTAAAAATAAACGCCCCTAATACGCGTGATCGAACATATACACACTATATGCACGGATCCTTCTAAAAATAAGGTACTCCGTATAGCTAGTGATCTGAACGATCGATCTAAAAATAGCGGGGAGGAGAAGCGGATATCGATCTAAAAATAGCCTATTCGTCCTCAGTCTCTTGCACATCAACTTCCATGTCCCCATGGGACTGTTCTAATTCCAATTCGCCCGAGCTAAGCTGTTCCCAGGCTATATCCTCAGCCGCTTCTTCCGACTCTGCCTCAATCTCAGTCTCTGCATACGCATATGAAACGCTCGACACTCTAATTATATACTTTGCCATATTCTAATTATATACTCTAAATATAAGAATAATAATTCATATATCCTAGCATTTTGTTCTAAAAATAACACGATATTGGTCTAAAAATAAACCGGAAAAGGTTGGATATTCGAATAACCTTTTTACGCACTTCTAACGAGGTCTGCGTCGTTACTGGTAACTGTATATGCCTGGTGCCGCGATATAGAGCCTATGCCCCCCGTACTTGTTGTATTGGGAGGGAGATATATATAACCATCTTCCTTTCTGGATACTAGACACCATTTCGTCTAAAAATAAACGGGTGCGTCTGCGTATTTTAATCTAAAAATAACAAGGGGATGCTGAGGAAGCTGTAGTGCTAGACACTGGGCTCACACTCTGACAGGCTACTACTAATTACTGCATATAGCTTGTGATCACTTCTCCTACCATGTATGCTGCTACTCCTATCATGCCTATCACGCATATAGCTATATAGCCTAAGAATCCTGCTAACATGTACAGTTCCCAGCTAGTTGGTTCACGTCGCGTGTCTGGATCTATTAAGGGCATCATTACTCTGCCTACCAGGTACGTGATGCTTAATATTAAAGCTATCGTTGTTATTCCTAGTATTGTCTTCATTATTATCATTTGCATTATTTTTCGTTAGAAGCTTATCCGTAACCGTACTGCTTTACTAATTAGTTTGACAACCGGTTATCATTTTATTCATAGTTCCTGATTGCCGTTACCTTCGGGAAGCGTGGCTTTCCATCCGGTGTGATTTGAAAATACTTAACCGTTGCTTGCTGACCAACCAACGTGTCTCGCTCTGCCCACAATTCTTTGAGATACTCCCAACCGCCATTAACCGATGCTGTGAAGCGATCTCCGATGGCTGTTTCAAATACTAAGGCACCTACCATTCCTGACAGGTTGCCGTTGCCTTCTTCATATCCGACAATAGTATACTCTTCGTCTGTGAATGATTTGTGTTTCATCAGTGACTTGGATCTTTTGTTTTCATAAGGTGCATCTAACCGTACCATTTGTCCTTCATATCCTGCAGACATATACTCATTGTATAATTCCATTAACTCAGTTTCAGATTCAACAAAGTCTGTAAACACAACCACACAACACGCCGGCAATGACATTTTATTCAATGCTCCGTTCCTAACGGAAAATGGTGTATGGTGTGATGGTAGATCATATACATGATATTGGATAACCGCGGCGCTGTCAATAAGATCCTGAGCCGTTGGTTTTGTCTTTTTAACTAGGGACACAATGGCATTAAAATCATTTGCATACTTATCCGCATACAACTCTCCGTCTAGGATCAACTCCGGATCGGCTTCAAACAATGGCTTTAGGCCTTCGAAGATGTGTGGTGCTGAAATGATAGGTTTACCTGCTCTGGTCCACATACCATCGGCACGAACAATGCAACGAATGCCATCCAGCTTAGGTTGTGAATACACAGGGTATTGTACTTTGTCTGCGAAGTCTTCCCATTTGTGGGCAAGCATTGGCTTGAACATTGTGCCGCTATCTACTGCTGCAGCATCGGCAAAGTAGCCACGCTCGGTGCGCTTCTTCCATTCTGCTTTGGCTTCTGTTAAGGCTTGTTCCTCCGGTGAGGACTCATTCACTTTGCCAATGTTCTTGGCTTGGCAGAAGGTCCATTCGGTTGTGGTGATTGCTCCGTCAACATATCCGGAGTGAGTGCGGTAAGCATCGCCCATTACTTCGATGGTGTGCTCGAGTAATTTACCTGTGGTTGCTCTTTTGTACAAGGTCTGTAATTTCATGTCTCTTATTTTTATACTTTAAATATAAGAATTATTTTTCATATATCCTAGTATTATTCTAATTTAAATCCACATAGCATGTTCTGTATATAACCGTAGTTGATGTTGATTAATGTATGGAGCTAATACGTGTTGCGATGTCGGCGTAAGCCTAAAAGTCCATGTTCTCCATACACGTTCATAATGAAAATGAATATCAACAGGAATGTGGGTTCGTTGTGGTTTATATTCTAATTCAACCGGATAGTATGTATCAGGTGTTGCATTACTAGGAAACAAAGTAAACCATCGATACGTGCACGGAACTCCTGCAGTAATACCCATCAAACCTTTTGATATCTTCAAGCAAATTAATCGTTTCTGATCGAACGATTCCATTGGTATATCAATATTCCTATCCGCAATATTTAATCGACCATGTTTTTCAAACTGCGTAACATCTAATACCATTGAATCTCGCGCCGGCTTGGATACACTTAAAAAATGTGAAATGATTCGATGGTTTGGTAATATGTCATCGAATAAAATCTGTTGCACCTTAGGGTACGTCGACGTTTGCATCGATTGTTCAACCTTTGAATACAGATCCGGATAGAATGCAGAAATAAACCGTTCAGCACCCTCGAACACAACTGGTTCTAACATCTCAATTTCTTTATGCTTTGCATCAAATGTCGCCGGATCATATACCGGTACTCTGAATTTCATTGAACTCATCTATTTGCTATTAAACCATTTTTTATAAACCTTGTTGTCTTTAATTGCAGGTGGTCGGTGACGGAGGTTAGGATCCGCCTTCATTATGCGATTGTATGCATCTTGCATATTCAGCGCCGCTTTGTTCTGATATGGCACATGTTCTTGCCGCTCATTATCAAAATTCTTATTTGGCTGAATTGCACTCATACTCAACTCCTAATGCATCGATCAATGCTTTAATTGCTTCAAATTCAGTGAAGTGCAGTGATATCATTTTGCTATCTGAAATTGCAATATCCCATCCTTCGCCGTTAGTCCATTCAGTAACCTCGACATAGTCATGTTTCTTGTGCCATGCATCATGCAGATTCACAAAGGCTGATGCTCGTTTACTTAGTTCAATTTTCTTGCTATCGATCCATTCTTCGGCAGCTTCTAATCCTTCTTCTACCTTACGTTGTTTCTCAATATGCGCTCGGATATCACCAATAGTATGAATACCTTGTGCTGAGTTATCAGTTGGATACACTTCAGTAGCATCGGGTAATAGTTCTGCTATCAAATCCGTAAACCACATTTCGGCTCCCAATACACCGCCTCCTACTCTGCGCGCGATGTCGCGGGACTCGCCATCTTTTAGTAATACTGCAAATGTTGTGCTCATAGTCTTATTTTTTATCTTCAAATATATCATCGACGCCTAACAGGTTGTTGTAGGTTTCTCTCCAATTGGTAATTACTGGTTGCAACACAAAAAAAGAAACGGCACCTGCAGGAGCCCAAACCCACCACAAATGCAATGGAGCTACTACTACGATGATAGTTGCTAATAGTCCGGTTGCTAATGTCATCACCGTAAACAAAGTTACTAGGAATCTTTTAAACATTGTCTTCATTGTTTTCATTTTCTTGTTGTTTTTGTTGTTCATATTCATAACGACTAACGATCAATTCTCTTTGCATTCTGCCTCGATTGCTTTCTCTGGCTTGCACCTGCTGATAGGCTTCTTCTAATTCTTCAGTGGTCATGTATGCAATCTCTCTTTGAGTTGGTGTCATGAAATCACGTGGATCAATAGACTGCTGTAATTGTTTTAACAATGCATCAAACTGCTCTTGTTCTGACATTTCTGTGTTTTGTTCTTCAGACATATTTTTATTTTATTATATGAAATTATTAGTTTATTTCCAATTGATTCGGTGTGCATATACACGATTAGCATATCCGTTAACACACGGTCTTCCTGTGTTATAACAGCCAAACACTGTCTTCCAATCTCCGTATTTGTTATACAACTTGCGAAGCACTTTCATTGATGTCATAACATTGTATTCAATATCATTGCGTAATCTTTCACGCGAAACATTGTCATGATTATTGCTACGAGCAGTTGGTAACATGATTTGCATAGGTCCTAAGGCTCCTGCTGATGATCCTTGTGCGTGATTATAGTTCCAATGAAAAGGACCATTGTAGCCTGTTTCTGCTGCAGCAATGCCATATGCATAACGCTTTGGAATGTTAAACGAATCTGCATATCGTTCAATATGAAAATACATTTGCATACACGGAGGATCCTGTGTGGTAACTGCTTTATATTCTCGAATTGTTTCTGTTTGAATTGGTACCGACTCGGTGTTATCAAATGAAACGATAGCAGCCGCACCTCCGGCTACTATCATTAGAATCTTAAATCTAATCATTTGACTTAGCATTTTGATAAATACGATTCGTATACATACGGAAGATGGTCATACCAATCTCATCCGAGTATACAACATACTTACCAGTTTTTCTTTCAATCAGCATAAGCTCATTTGCTTCATTAACTGCAATTGAAATTTCATCCGGTGCAAATGCTTTTGCATATGGATTCGATACAAGTTCTTTCTTTGGAGGAAAGTTTTGCGTGTATCGCCCAATGGAAAATCCTAGAGCCAATGCGCCAACAATTGTTGCATAACTTAATACTCGTTTCGCAACTGTTACGAACTGTTCTTTACTTACTGGCATTTTCATATATATTTGTTTTTGGATTACTTGTTTGTGTTGCAACTAGCTGCAAACTGTTCAATTGTCTTAACTCCACAGGCACATGTGCGAGTGATGCTATCAAATTGACAATGCGGGCGTGCTTTGAGTTTGTTCTGAATCCATACATGTTGCTCAGATTCAATTGGAGAAACTCGGCTGTCTGGATACGTTGTACGAGCTATTCTCAACCTTCTAGGTTCTTCTCGTTTGGGTTTACATAACATTCCTAAGTGTCGAAGCATCAATAGGAAACTTGTGGTAAGATTTCTTTTTCGTGTCATAACTCTTTCTCTTTTTTATAATATAAGAAATATTTAGCAATTATCCAACCGATATCGGTAGAGTTTTTAATCTAAATAGATGTCATGAAACACAATGCAATATGCATTTAGTGTAGCTGCTTGATCAAACAACATGGTTCTCTTAAACGGATCTGTAGCTACTTTATATTGTGCTACAATAATATTAGCGTACGCTTGTGCTAACTTTCTAATAACTCTCTTTTTCATAATTCTTTTTCTATAATATAAGAAATAAAAAGAAAAGACCCAACCTGCCCAGGCGATTAATTAATCTTTAAGTAAATCTTTCTTTGTGTTCTTTTTCACTTCAAAATACGTATCAATTAGTTTGTCAATACGTTTGTCAGTGTATGCTTTGCTTTCGCGATGCATTTCATCCATCACACGATGCATACTTTCATCATTGCGATTAATTTGGTTTCTCAGAGTTTGTTCCACCATGTTGATGTCTCTGAAGATTTCGCGTTCGGTATCTTCCTGGCGCTTTTTTAATGGTAGCAATTCTTTTGCTAACGCTGTTACCTTAAGCACACCTATAACGATTGCAACTACAATTGCAAACACAATCATCGTAAGTATACCTATAGCAAATGATCCTATACTCATAATAGTTCTCCTTGGTTGATGCCCGGGCAGGTGGATCATTAATTATTTTGTAATTTTAAATAATTCGTAGTTGCTGTTCTTAGTTTCAAATTTGATATAATCTTCACGTTGCTCAACAATTCGAGTTACGCCTGTTGTCTGCCAAGTAAAGAACTGATTGAACGGAGACATTAGCAACGATCTACCTTCTGCAGGTTCGTCGTGTCTTGCTTTGTAGTAACCGGTTTCATTCCATTCGAGCCATGTAATCCTTGCACTGGTACACGTTAAACCATCACGTTCTCGTACTAGCTTCCAATTCTTTTCGCCATCGACTACTCCTTGATCTACGGCAGCTTTAATCAAGTCATCTTCAACCACAACCGGTATCTTTATTTGATTTAATTTACTCTTCGGCTGTGGCATATCGCCATCCGACAGTTGTGGGTCGTTCCAATCTTTCATATTAATCTAATTTTAATCCAGCTTCTGATTTTAATTCATGCAATGTTTCTCGGATCTTTTCCACTGCTTCATAAGCCTCACCGGTTAGTTTATCATTGTATTTTAACTCGCTTCGTAAGTGTTGGTCCAAGTCCCACACTATCATTTTCCATTTCCATCCATTGATGGCTGACTCCATTTCTTCACGATCTTCGTCGAAGTCAAATTCTAAAGTTACCTTTGCCATATTATTTCATTTGTTATGTTATCCCATTCAAAGTGCCATGGTTCCTGTGCATAATTGTATCGTTCATTCAACACTGCTGCATTGAAGTAGTGAGTGTGACCATCGAAGTAGTGTCCGTATCCTGAATGAATATGCCCACATACATGTATCTTGGGACGTATAGTTTCAATACGCTTTGCCAATAACTCACAACCTAAATGCTGACCTCTTCGGCCTTCTACATCATCCAAGAAACCCCAAGCAGGCCCATGTGTCACTAGTATATCAATGTTGTCAGGAATATCATTCCACTTTTGTTCCAACTCCCAACCATCGCGTGGCAAGTTGAATGCCCAATCATAAAACCAAGGTTGCCATGGCGAACCATATATGCGAACATTTTCTTCTGGCATATCGCCATTTGCACCATCATTGTATACTCCTAACCAATCATCTTCTAGGTACTCGATAGTCTTGTAACCTGTTAGTATGCCTTTTGCCTCTTCAGGCGCATCTTGCATCCATCGGTCATGATTGCCGGCAATGAACACTTTGGTGTCATAGCTGTTAAGTTGATCCAACCACTTGAAGAACATCATCGCTTCAGTTGGACTATATCCTGATGTCATGAAGTCTCCGGCATGGATCAGAATATCGCCACCTGGAAGATCTTTACTTAACAAGTCATGCTTTGCGTGGGTATCTGATATTAATGTTATTTTATATTTTGCCATATTCTTATCGTGTTATACCTAGGTCTTTAAGACTCTTTGGCGTGTAATTAACTTGTTCACAGGATACACAAATATATCGTCGGTCTACTCGGTTGAAAATAGTTCGACCAAATAGTTTAACTGGTACCTCAACCACCTTTTCGTGTATGTGACCGTGTATGTTGTATTTAATACGATAATCCATTTCCATTGGGTGAACTGGGCAGTGTGTCAGGAAGATGCCTTTATACTGCACCATACCGGCAAGGTAGTCAACATGCTCTAACATTTTACGGGAGTGGTTGGGCTTGTCGTGGTTTCCTCCCACTACTATCTTGCGACCGTTAAGACGATCCAATATATCATAGTTCGCCTTTTCCATTGTTACATCCCCTAAAATATAGGTAATATCGCGTTTGTGTACCGTTTTGTTCCATTGCTGCGCGATAAACTCGTCTTGTTCGCCTGCTGAGGCGAATCCTCGATGCTTTGCCATGTTCTCATGACCAAAGTGCAAGTCTGCTATGAATCGTACTGTACTCATTTTCTTTTTCTTTAATATAAGAATAAAAAATGAAACATCCTAATATTATCTGAACAATGTTACATGCCCGTGCAACATGGACTTTCCATCTGTGTCAGGATCGCCATACGTAACCATGTAGAAATAAACTCCATCTTGGCACATCCTGCCTTGATATGTTCCATCCCATCCTGCATTTGCATCATACGACTGCCAAATGAGTTGTCCCCAACGATTATAGATAGTGAGCTCGAACTCATACGGATCGAAGCCAGAAGTAAAAACGGGTTGCCACATGTTGTTATATTCATCGCCATCCGGTGTAAACGTGTTAGGAATGAATATCAAAGTCTCTGGACATTGTGATACAGTTACCGATGCAGTCTGAGTATTAGATATGCACCCATTTGCATAATATGTTACAGATACCGTATTCACGCCTTCCATGCTCCACGTTATGGTTTCATTCAATGTGTTTTGCTGGATTGTGTCACCCATCCATATCCATTCATAGTAACCACCAGGCGGCGTGCTTTGTGCACTCCAAGTTATGTTTGTTATATCTAACTCACATAATTCATAGAATGCATTATATGGCGTTATAGAATCTAATACTGGTGTCGGATACACTGTAATTTGTATGACCGTATCAAACACACAACCGCTTTGCTGATATTCATATGTTATCGAGTTGGTGCCAACTGCTATGCTAGGATCAAACTGTACTCCGGTTACTCCGATTCCTGTGAATTGTCCTCCTATAGGTACTGCTGATAAATTAACAACATCATCATACTCACACAAAGGCGCCTGTGGTTGTATGACAGGATCGATATTAAATATGAATAAATCAACTGCTTCAGTTAAACCGACGCACCCATTAAGCTCCGGCGTTACTTGCACTGCTCCTGGAATGAATCCTGGTGGTAATGCACTCCAATCCACCGTAATGCTATCTGTACCTTGTCCTGATGTGATAACACCAACCGCATCCCAAACAAATATAACTCCTGGTTGTGATGTTGTAACATAACTAGCTAGGTTTGATTGCCAACAAATTGTGTCTGATGACTGTATTGGAGTGACAACGGGAATTGCAGTTCCAGGTAACACAAACACAGTGTCTGGTCCAGGTCCGACTGCGCCATTACATGTAGACCAACCTGCATTGCAAATTGGATAAACAAATCGACAAGTATACTGTGCTCCAGCGGCTGGTGGTGTTACTGTGATTGAAGCTCCAGTTCCTATAGGTGCTGCTACTCCTACTTGGTACCAAGTTAATGTAGGTGTAACCGTAGGTCCGTCAGGAGTCCAACGCCACGAATCATTGGTTGCGGTCCACGCAGTTGAGTTTCGTCCTGGCACGGCTACTGCTGCAGTACCTGTTGCATTGTGTATGGCTTCAACGGCAGTACCACCCGACCATTGCAGACAGGCAGGCTTGTTTTGTATATGGTTTTCAATCACATTGGTTGATTCGTATATTACTATGTGAAATGTTCCAAAGTTATTTGTGCATGAAAACATTGGTACTCCGATCCAACTCACTGTAAGTTTTCTACAAGGTGCAACTCCTGATACTTGATATCTTATTTGTCCACCTAGGCCAGGATGCCAATCCTGCCACGGTCCCATGATACAATTTCTAGGGACTAATGCATTTACCGTTGGTACTGTTTGGGATGTAAACGTAGTAGGTTGTGCTGGGCTAAATGATATCCATCCATTGGATCCTACGTAGAACTGAGTATAGGTTTGACCATAGAAACAAAACGTGAATCCTATATTAAAAGGACCTTGCTGTGAATCATCAGTCATTACCAAATTAGTTCCTGTGTTAGTTTGTGCTGCATATGGAATGCTAGTAACTGCGTATGCTGTGGTTTGTTTTGGATTTGTCCCTGCTGCACATTGTGATAAATCTGCGGTCAATGTTGTTGATGCAACGCCACACGGTAATGTCTGATCAGGACCTAATGCCGGACAATACTGAGAATTAACTGTGCTAGCAGCTAGCAGTATTAAAAATGTAAATAAGTGTTTCATGGTAACCTTTTAAATAAATATGTAAAGTAAAAAAGCCCCGGAGTATTACACTGCGAGGCTTTAAATGTGTCAAGTTATCTGAGTGATAAGGAGTATAGACAATGTCAACGACTACGTCACTGTCAAAGACCTTCCTTGCAGCAAAGGCAAAGTCAAAAACTAAGTCTCGGTTTGTTAGCCAATTATCTTCTCGAGTAACCTGTCTAACGGTTGAGTTCTATCTCAGTTTTAAGTTTGCAAGGAAGCGGTAGTTTCTGAAGCGTAATCAACGCGAATTAATGTAGTTTATACAATATCTTGCTATATCTATATGAAAACCCTACCACCCTGATACAAAAAGAAAGGGCTTTGGCTTGTGCTTCCGCCCTAACTTACCTTGATTATTTTGATTCTTTTGCGATGAACATATCAATTACTGGCTGGAATCTTTCCGGCACTGATATACGCCATGATGCGATATCATTGATTTGTTTTTCCAATTGTTCTTGGAACTCAAATTTAGCTTTCTTTTCAGCCGCATACCATTGTTCTTTAAGAGTTTCAAACTCTGCCCAAACTGTATTGTTATGTGCCGTAGCCGTAGCCATTTCATCTGCATTCGCTCGGGCGATACGAGCATTCTCAGCCGTAACTAGGTTTTTAACCTTGGCTTTGAAATAATTAACTCGCTGTTCGAATTCACGGTGCATTGCTGCCAATTCTTCATGAATTTGAGCCAATGATGCCGGAGTGTGATGACAATGAACTTCTACTGGAGTCTTTTCTCCTTCTTTTACAGTAATCCATTCTAGAGATTTCATGTTAGGCAATTCTATGCGTAACGCGTCTAATTCTCCACCTCGGTGAATAAATTGACCTATATGACTTGCATACGCCTCAGCTTCTAGGTATTCATTGTATTCAGCAACTGAAAGTTGATCCCATCCCCAAGACTCATCAACTTGATCAATTTGATTATTATATTTTAATTCCGCGCGCTCTGGGAATGCAACTTGGTTTGTATAATCAAACTCCATGTTGCGTGTTACTTTAAGCATGGCATCCTTTGCACGGATATTCTCCATAAGGAATGCCTGAGTTGCGCTTAAGCGAGCTTTCTCTTGAAGCAATGCAACGATATCGGTTGGAATCGGATTAGCTGGTTGCTGAGTATACGTCTTGCCGTTAACAGTCACCGTCTTAGATGCATTGTTAATAATAGACAACCGATCCTTGATGTCACGCACTCTTTGGTTGCAAAGGTTGCTTACTGATTGAGCTTGTGATAGAGATAATCCGGTTGTTGCTAATGAATGTTTCATGTTTTCCTTGTTTAATTGTTTAACTTAATTAATAATAAGATACTTAATTCTAATTTCCAAATGTTTTTTAAACTTTTTGCACGCCTGGATGGATTCGAACCACCAACACTCGGATTTGGAATCCGATGCTCTACCAATTGGAGCTACAGACGCATTTTGTAGTCAGGACAGGATTCGAACCTGTGTCTTTTGTTTCGGCCATGCGAGCTCATCTGCATGCTTAGGCTTTTTGTCTTCTCGGCTCCGGAACCTTACGACTGTAGCGTCACCTGATTGGCTACCAATTGCCACCTGACTAACCGTTAAAATTAATACTCTCGGCCCTCGAACAACTTAATCAATCGGTAATGCCATTCTGCAGGAAAATCTGCGAGTCTGGAACTACTCTTTGCTTGTTGATGTGCCTCTTTTCTTGTCGTCGCCTCTACTATACGGTAGGGCGCTTGGTATCCATTTCTGTGACACCATTCCACTCTCCAAAGTGGATACTGTGCTTGCGCTTTCATAATGATCAATGATCATTGTCAGCCATAAGAATTGAGCATGTTACCCTTGTTTATTAATTTAGTACTCGGAGCGGGACTTGAACCCGCACGACCAATTGGCCAACAGATTTTAAGTCTGTCGTGTCTACCATTCCACCACCCAAGCAAGTGCCTGTCTTTCCAGGCTGTACAACAAGGATATTCTTTGCGCATTAAGGACTCTCTTGTGCTTCCTTTGTACTCCTAGCAGGACTCGAACCTGCAACGCCTAGATCCTAAATCTAGTGTGTCTACCAATTCCACCATAGAAGCTTGAGCGTAGTGGGACTGCAGATCCCTGAGGCTCCTACGCAAGTTGTTCCTCTTTATGCCGGCGCCGCTCCCTGCACGGGACTTGTACTTTGTCCTATTAAGCGTTTATGCAAAAGACACATCCTGGTACGCCGACCTGGGTAACCCAAATCCAATGCGTGATGTGTACTTTAGTAGTCCCACGGAGAATCGAACTCCGATTTCTAGGATGAAAACCTAACGTCCTAACCGTTAGACGATGGGACCATAAATAAGAATGGCGTTTAAACCTTGCGTACCAGCTACCATTCTTTATTCTTTACTTCCTGAGTGTATCAAAAAGTCTCGATACTCGTCATTCTCCAATTCACATAACCGATCCAAGCAAGCATCATACGAGCCGGTTTTCAATATGCGGCCGGTGTAATCAACCAATAGCCAAACATCAGGACCAAATTTGATAATTTCCATCTCTTTATTTTTATAATATAAATATAAGAAATAAAAACCAAAAGTCCTAATCTTTCTGCAACATTTTTTCTACTCGATTGCGAGCCTTCTCACCTAATGGTATTGGATGACCTTCTTCATCGATATGCACGAACTTGATGTGTGTGCGAAGCACTATAACCTGATTGCCCGTGTATACATTGTGTGCTCTGGCTTCCATGTACAGGTTGATGGATGAGTTACCTATTGCTTGTGGCTGACCATATATCTTAAGTAGTTGGCCTTCCCGGGCTGGCTTCTCAAAATTGCATTTGTCAATGCTAACCGTAACCATACGGGGTGTATCACAAAGTTGCATTGAGTAGCCGGCTGCAGCTGCATCGATCCAAGCCAACAGCTTTCCTCCGAACAGGTTGCCATGAAACCCTAGGTCGGATTTCTTGATTGGGTGTGTGTTTAGTAATTCCATTATTCCACTGTTTTCTCTACGTATGTGCAAGTCTCACCTGCATCAAATCCTTTTTCTAATAGCAAGGGCAGGGAAGCTGGCTTGCACCAAGCATACACCAAGTACCCTTTGAATCTTTGCTGCACATACTCCCAACGGGCGTCCCACAGCATTCGAAAGATTCCTTTGCGACGATGGTCTTCATGTACCCAAGCATCTAGGAACTTGATGCGTTGTGTTTCTTCTCGTTCCATGTAGATGTGTCCTACAATGTCTCCGTTTACCATGGCGATCCAGGTTTCAAGTCGTTGAGCATTGCTTTTAAGATGTACTATTTTAATGTCTTCCATAAGTTAATGTATTCGTTTTAATATGTCACTTAATCGGCTATACATTTCTACTGCTATCGGTACTGACATCAGTGCAATAAGAAAATTGTTTACATACGAGTATACTGTAATCACACTACCAATTGTAACATGTTGGGTTGTAAGTACCAACACTATGATCGACGCAAACAAAAATATGTTTTTAATCATCATGATGAGAAACCAATTCTTTCCTTGCAGAGTTGATTGGAATATCTCTAGTTGGCGCCGGCGATTAAAAAACAGCACTGAGGCATCATATCCAGCTTGTATAGCGTCTCCTTTGCGTTCATAATGTGTGTTCCTCAGTTTGATTGCCTGCTTTATTTTGCTGTATAGTAAGGTTACAGCAGCAAGTATCATCACGAATGCAATACTAACCAACACACCAACCTGCCAATTTTCTGAGTAAATAAACCCGATGGATCCTACGATTGTAACAATGGTTGCGATATAGTAATGCACATATCCTTCCAATACATTAACAATATCATGGGCCATATCTGTTCTAGCAATTTTGGTTGATGCATCATGATGCGGTTGCCGCAGAAATCGAAACACGATGCTGTTGTATATTCGAGTGTACACTTTGGTATCATACACCATTCGTTTATAATTAAAAAATGCAGATAAGAAATATGAGGTTCCTAACAGCACCAACCAATGCCATGTGCCACTCATCAGGCCGTCAATGCTTTTACCAAGCAGAAATGGTGTTGCTAGATTAGACAGCTCGGTGACGAGCATGAACAAGTAAATGAATGATAGCTGGCGTCGATGCTGTTTGAATATCTCATAAATTTTATTCATAGTTTAATTGATTAACGTCACTTTGATCGTCGGGTATGCCGGTGAGTGAATATCTATCTTTATTTAGATCCGCAGCTAGTTTAGTCTTAATAAACTGCTCCTCGCCTACCGGATCATATATGTTCCCTTGCGAATCTCGTACCCAGTAATGCGGAATAAACTTCCATTGATCAGCATATTCGCTAGTCTCAATCCACTGTTTTCTATCGTTAGCATCATTCCAATTCCCACCATCCGAAATAAACTCGCGTTTCATTTCTTCAGTGAAGTCAGCTTTATCGTATACGACTGAATCCGCCTTAAAATATCCTTCTACGCGATTCAATTCTTGCGCCCCATGTTTTGTCAAAAACTGCATAAAACTCAACGCAGCAGGACCACAATTATCTCTTTTGCAGAAGTACTTCAGTTCCTTAGGACTTACGGTTTGTTTCCACTGAGCAATAAGACTCTCTGGCGATGCTGTCTCTTTCAATAAATCTTTTAATCGTATCATACGTATAAATATCGATTAATTTGATAACGGTGCTTTAATTGTTGGGTGTGATTGTTACTTTATACTTCATTGTTTTGTCATTCATATCCATAATACCAAATACAACAGAATCCGTATCATCAGGATTAATTAATGTAGGTGTTACGAGATAACCTTGCAGAATTTCTAAGTCTCTACGTATTTGTTTTACTAAATCAATAGGGATTTTAGTTTCAATTTCTGATTTTTCAAATGTTTCTGGATTGTAATAATCCGCTTTGTAATTTTCCATGATTTTTATTTTTTTAATTTGATAACGGTGCTTTAATGTGTGGGTGTGATTGGTAGTTGCCTAGTTGAAGATCCTCCTCCAACAGACACTTGCAGAAGTTATCGTTGCTGAAACCTTCTACCACTGCTACGGCATCTATAGGTCCTACTCCACATTCTCCAGATTCAGTTGGCCACCACTCTGTGTTAATGTTTAAGGTTGGTAATGGATATGGTTCTCTTGTTAGTTGTTCCTTTGCTTGTTCAATATGATTAGAATACAAATGCGTATCACCCAAGTTACCAATCAATTCATCTGGAACCATGTTCACTGCCTTTGCAATGATTTCAAGTAGTAAACCATAAGAAGCAATATTGAATGGTAAACCTAAGAATGTATCTACTGAACGTTGGTTCCACATTAAAGAGATTGCTCTGGTTGGTATGTTATTTCTATCCCAAGATTCAACCGTCATAGGTGATACAAACTCAGAATCATACTTAGCTAATTTTCTTCTTTCTTCCAAACTCAACTCTCTTGTATAAACTTGAAATCCATAATGACAAGGTGGAAGTGTCATTTGGTCTAATTCACCTACATTCCAAGCTGAAACCATTAGGCGTCTTGAGTCTGGGTTTGTTTTAAGTTGGTATATGAGCACTCCTATTTGATCGTGCCATAAAGATCCTTTAGCTAAAGGGTGAACATCAGGAATACTCAACCATCCTTGCCACTTTCTCCATTGTTTACCGTACACGGGACCTAAATCACCATATAGTTCTGAAAACTTATCGTTATTTTTAACCCAGTTAATAAATTCTTCTTTTGAAAAAGGTCTATTTTGGGTTTCATCGTTTTCATAAATAACACCATGAAGTTTATCCTTTTCATATTTTTTTAAGTACGCTTTATACGCATCACCATCCCATATATGACAATCATTATCAACAAGGTATTTGATGTTCGTATCACCACGCAAGAACCACATTAGCTCTGTTGCTATAAGTCTGAATGGCATCTTTTTAGTTGTGAGCAAAGGAAACCCTTCTGACATCTTATGACGTATCTGCCTACCGAATACAGATAGTGTTCCTGTACCTGTTCGGTCTTGTTTAGTTACTCCATTCTCTAAGATATCTTGGAGCAATGCTGTGTATTGTTTATCTAGCGTATTCAAAAGTATAAGTCTTGTAATCGTTTAATTTCTGCAATTATATCTTTTAGTCGGTTGATCTCTGCAATCACATCGTCACCTAACTCAATCTTTGACATCATTGAGATATCAACAAGCTGTGTTTCCAACAAGTGAATTAGTTGTTCTTCTGCAGATGCCGTAATCAGCTCTACTGGCTCCAATTGTCCCTCATTGAAAATATGCAATAGACCATAGTCATCCATTTCTCCAACTACTCGAATGTCGCCACCCAATGTTTCAAACACACCTACGATTGTGCAAGGAAAATCATATCCTTTTGGTTTGTAGGCTTTGTCCCCTACCTGGAATTTTGTTTGTTTATTCATAACCTTCTACTAGTTTCATTATGTTTCGTGCTAACTCTCCTGCGGTGCGAGTGCCATCCAGGCTCCATTCAATAATCATATGCTCAACCTCAGCTGAGGTATCATACAAGCCATCAGCCTCAGCATCTGACACTAAGTCCTGTAATGCAACTTCCTGCCGTTGCTTTTTTGTCATTGTTGGTATCTCAACAGTAACATACTGTGGTGTCAATTGATCCGGTCCGATCCCAACGCACACTTCGATTGTTTTATTTCGTTTCGCCATATTTTTTTCTTAGGAATTCTGCGTATGCTACTCGTCGCTTAGGTTTAATGAAAACCCAACCATAAGTCATTTCAAACCATTTAATGAATCTATATTTCATACTCGATGTGCTTCTAACAAGTTAATTAATGCTTGTGTTTTTGCAAAATCATAAAAACGAATAGCTGGGTCTGTTTCGAAAAATTCGGCAAACCATTCACCATCTACAGTTTCATCTGATGCATTTGTTATGAGTTCGAATCCTCGAGCAATTGTATACGTATAATAATAAAATTCATCTTCCGTCCATGTATTGCCAAGATCGTCTTCACATTCTACACCTTCTTCGTGTTGTCGCTCAAAACCTAGTAATTGTATTTCTTTTTCTGTCATAACTTATAATATAAATTTATTCTATAATTTCAAAGTCTATATCGGGTATTGTTTCACAAAACATGAAATGAGTCTGTGTTCTCAGAGCATGGTCTGCCCCGACTGCTAACATGTACTGTTGCACTATTTCCATGTTAGGTGGTTCATCTAATTTAGCAGCAAAACAGCTTACTGGCTTCTGCGTTATAATAATGTAAGCTACATCATTGTGCTTGTATACCTTCTGCATATTAACCTCATTAAAAGTGCTTATTTGACCCAATCTTCATATGCAAACATGATGGCATCTGAAATGTTTAGTGTAGGATCTTCTTTCATTAGCTTTAGTGCAAAGGTAACTACCTCAACTTCTACTTTAAGATCCACTGCTTCCTGCAGCACCCAATCTACTACATCGAGAGAGCGACTGAATTCCTCAGCCGCCCTTTTCTTTTTCTTGCCCTGGACCATGCGTTTAAACTTTGCAAACAGTTTAGCATCATCCTGGCTATTTCTTTTTGGAAATGTTTTCATCACATCATTCCTGGCATACCTTGTGGCATATCCATATCGTCTTCTTTAGGCTCATCCACAATCACACACTCGGTCATCAACACCATTGCTGCGATGCTGGCTGCATTCTCGATAGCCGTTCTGGTAACTTTGGTTGGATCGATGATACCCATCTCAATCATATCGCCATACTCATTAGTACGAGCATTGTAACCATATGCTGAGTGAGGTGTTGCCGTTGCTACAAAGTGTACTACTACACTACCTTCGCCTCCGGCATTTGCTACGATGCAACGCAAAGGCTCTTCAACCGCACGTTTTACAATACCAATACCAATATTCTCATCTTCATTGGTGCTTTTTAGTTCATTTAACGCGGTTAAACATCTAATCAAAGCAACTCCCCCGCCAGGTACTACACCTTCTTCTACTGCTGCTCTAGTAGCCGCTAATGCATCATCAACACGATCCTTCTTCTCTTTCATTTCAGTCTCAGTTGGAGCTCCAATATAAAGTACTGCTACACCTCCTGCTAATTTAGCCAAGCGCTCTTGCAGTTTTTCTTTCTCGTAATCAGATGTAGCATTCTCAATAGACAAACGGATCTGACGAACTCGTTCTCTGACATCTTCTGTCTCACCATCGCCATTGATAATTGTGGTGCGGTCCTTAGTAATCTCTACTTTCTCTGCACTACCTAAATGATCCAATGTTGCATCTGCTAGTGTTAATCCTTTTTCTTCTGAGATAACAGTACCACCTGTTAATGCAGCAAGGTCCTCGAGCATCTCTTTACGCTTCTCACCAAAGCCTGGTGCCTTCACTGCTGCAATCTTAAGTGCTCCTCGAATACGATTCACTACAAGTGTAGCCAATGCATCACCATCTAGATCCTCAGCAATAATCAACAAGCTGCGACCTGTCTGAACTACTGGTTCTAGGATTGGCAACAACTCTTTCATTGAAGAAATCTTTTTGTCTACTAACAATATGCAAGGCTGTTCCATGTCAGCAATCATCTTCTCTTGGTTGGTTACAAAGTATGGAGACAAGTAGCCACGATCGAACTGCATACCTTCAACTGTCTTAACTTCAGTTTGTGTTCCTTTGGCTTCTTCCACAGTAATGACTCCATCGTTACCTACCACTTTCATTGCCTCAGCAATTAGCGATCCAATAGTCTCATCATTGTTTGCAGAGATAGTTGCAATCTGTTTGATCTTGTCGTTGTCAGATCCAACTTCTTTTGACATAGATTTAAGTTCAGATACAACGCATCCTACTGCCTTGTCGATTCCTCGCTTCAAGTCAATTGGATTAGCTCCTGCTGCTACACTTTTGAGTCCTGCAGTTACTAGTGCTTGTGCTAACACGGTTGCTGTGGTAGTTCCATCTCCAGCTACATCGGCTGTCTTTGCGGCAACCTCCTTAACCATTTGTGCACCCAAGTTCTCGATTGGATCTGACAGCTCAATTTCTTTTGCTACCGAGACACCATCTTTTGTGACGTGGGGACTACCATACTTCTTACCGATTACTACGTTGCGACCTTTTGGTCCTAGGGTTGCCTTAACTGCATTTGCTAAGGTATCAACACCTCGTTTTAGTTTTGTTCTTGCTTCTGAATTAAATTCAATTTGTTTTGCCATAGATTATTTCCTTTTATAACTTTATTTAATATAAATATTTACTGAGCCATTTCCAAGAATTTTTTGTTAATTGTTTTGGAAACCTCGGTCATATTTTCTGGACGAATGAATTGAGCATCCTGACCATACATAGTTTTGAAACATCGCACATCAGTTTCATATGACCCGTGTGAGATGAAGTAACTAATAACATTGATACCTATCTCGCGCATTCCATCCACGCAACGCTTTGTGAACTGCACAGGATCAAACCAATAATCTGCTCCGCTAATTGCGGTAGGTGCTCCATCTGAGTAGTTAATGAAAATCAATTCATCGCCTTTAGCATCCGCTTTAATGTCATTCTCAATACTTTTGAATGCTACACCTTCCGGAGTACAACCAAATGTGCTAAGATATTTGAACATGTTTCGGATCTTGCTAATCTTGTCGTGAGCTGAGTCATATGCATACACAGTCACACAACGCTCACTGCTTCCTGCAATATTGGATGTTCCTCGCAAAGATATTTGCACTCGGATTCCTGTGGTCATTGCTGCAGCTTGTGCGATTGCTACTGCTGAGGTAATTGCTTGTTCCAACTTGTCGCCAGACATCGATCCGGATGCATCAATTGAAATATGAATAAAATAGTTCTTGTAACGGTCAGTTACGATGCGGTGGAACACATTAGCATTGTTATATCCTAATTGTGATACCAATCGACGGTCAATCTTACCAGCTGTCAATCTAGTAGTTTTAAGTGTGCGGTCTGCACTACGTAGTTGCAATTTGTTTCCTAACTGCTTGCCTAAAACAATACCTCGATTAACTGCTTCATTCATACGGACCATGTCTCGTACACCATACCCATTATCAGTGAGTTGTCGTTTTCCGTTAATAACATCAGCCGCATTGCTAGAAAACAACTGAGGCAAACTGCATACAATAGATTGAGTTAGCTTCTTAATAACAACCGTTGTCACCGGACAGCCATCGCCTGCTTTGTTAGTATACACATCGCGGGTTTCGGTTCCTGACTCGCGAAGAGCATTAACAACTGCTGCATCACTTTTGCTAAGACGTCCTTGTTTCTTTTGCTCGCCGGACAAGAATTCTCGTTGAGCTTGGATAGCCTTTGCCAGTTTATCCAACTCTTTCATTGACATCTTAGGATGCGTTTCTTCTGATTGGTCGTCATCAGATCCATCGCCACCATCGCCAGGTTCTCCTTCGCCTTCGCTGTCAGACGGTTCGCCTTCTGAATCTGCATCTCCTGGTATTCCTGCTTGTGGAGTTCCTCCTGCTTGTGGTGTCGGCTGAGTTGTCCCGGGATTTGGTACTGATGGCAATGTGCCTACTGCGGATCTTACTATGCGGAACATATCAATAGCCAACATCAAAGCATCCTCGGTAGTCTTTAAGCGATCAATGTTGCGAAGATCTACTAGGTTCCATATATCTCGCAAAGCCTTAAGCGAATCTAATTGTCGGTTTGGATTAGTGAAGTTGATGATGTGGAACATGTACGTGTCCCAATCTTCATCGGTCTTCTCGTTTCCAATCAACGCTTTGTCAATAATTTTGTCGTTGAAGTATTTGTCATACATTGCTTCATAATACATACGGTATCCCGGAGCATTAGTATAGATTTTATAATCGATGCGACGGTCTTCAACCCAATTCAATAAGTCTTTGATTACTGCAAAGTCGCGGTTGGTCATTGTCATTTCTGGATCCAAGCCTTGCATCTGAACAATCTTTCCCATCCTAGTACCAGATAATGAATGAGAACCTTTAAACATGGTAAAGTCAGTGTATGCAATATGGGAACCTTCATGCAATGCTAATCCTACAGCTGGGTCAAAGTTCTTGTCCTCCAACTTGGTACCAATCACAACTTTCTCGCCATCGGTGTAACTTTGGTCGTTGCTTTGGAATACTACTGGGATCTGCTTGCCTGTAACGATATTAACAAAGTTACCGATAGCTCGTTGAGCTGCAGCCAATTTGGTAAAGTCGGTGCTTTTGCCTCGGCCAAAGTCGGTATCAAAATCTTCGTTTAACCAAAAGCTTGATGCTGCGCGTTGGTATCCGCGGAAGCCAGTGCCGGCTTGAATTGCATTGGGAAATTTAATGTCTCTTTTCATATCAACTCTTTTTATATATTATAAATATAAGAAATTATTTGGTATTATCCAACCAAAAAGATTAAAAAAATGGAGCTGTTTACACACTAACCGTTATGCCTATCAGGTTAAACGGGTCACTCCATTTTCTTGAGCTATGAAAAAGATCTTAGAATGGGATATTGTTTAAGTTATCTGTATCGGCTCCTACATTGAAAATGTCTTTCTCTGCAGTTGCCATATGTTTCTGAATAATTTGTTTCACAAAGGTTCTTTCAGAATCTGCACCTCCTGATGCATCAAAGAAAGGAAGGATTGCTACCTCAGCAGCTTCAATCAAAGTGAATCCATCTGCTAACAAGTCGCAAATACGAACCGTCATACGAGTGGATACCATGGTGCTGAGTTTACCGTCTTCAGATCTCCATTCTTTGCGAGTAGAGTCTGCAATGTCAGCCACTGCATGAATAAGCTCTGGTGTCACCTTGTTACCAAACTTATAAGTCAATAGTGCTGCTTCACGCTCCATGGAAAGGATATCAACCTCAATGATTTCGAAACGATCCATCAAGGCACGGTCAAGCACGCGTGTCGATGTATACTCGGTACCAATGTTTGCCGTAGCAATAAATGATACACCCTCAGCAACCTTAATAGTCGGAGCATCAACATCTTCGTCTAGGCGAAGGTAACGCTGACCCTCATCCAACACTGTCATAAGGATGTTCCATGCCTCAGGATGCGCACGAGACAACTCGTCAAGCAAGATTACAGCATTCTCAGTTTGGATAGCCTTCACAAACGCTGACTCGTCAAATGTGGTCTCGCCAGCTTTGAAATGCGTGTTACCAATCAGAGTAGCACGCGGATCCTGTGTAGCTCCTAAGTTAAAATAAAAGAATGCTCGGCCGGTTGCTTGTGGCAAAGCCTTTGCTGCTTGTGTCTTACCACAACCTGCAGGTCCTACCATCATGATGTTCTTGCCACGAACTGCTGAACGAACCAAGTACTTCCATTTGATGTCAGACATTTCTAGGTCAGCCGGCTTGATGTTCTTAGCATTGTTAATGAATGCCATCACCGGATCCATCTCTGTAGCTTCTGCTACTTGTGGGGTGCGTGGCTCTGCAGGAATATCTGCCATTGGCACTCGCTTACCGCGACACGTGTCAAAATTATACTTTAGCCCTTCCATGTTGGTTGCAGCCAAATTGATCATGTCCGCGCGGAACAAGTGCGTAATGTTTGCGCCGGTGTTTACCTCAATTACACGTACGCCTTTTGCATCGATTTCAACGATACCATAAGTTTCTTTTTTCATAACTCTTTTGATTTTTATATATTATAAATATAAGAAATCTTTTGATAGAAACCAACCTATTTGTAAACTTTTTTCATAGTTCCGTCATTATATACTTCGAAATATATTCCGTGCATGGTGTTAAGACTGCCCGCGGATACTTCTTGACCCATCATGTTAATTAGTTTAACAACATATTTGTCAGCTGTGTTATCAACTAGTATTGGTCCGTATATTTTAAATTTTCCGTCTTTGTCTACTTGAACTAAACGATAATAATTCATGGTTGGCTCAAAGTCGTTGTCAATAAATGTATATGATGAAACCATAGTACTGTTTCCTACTGCTGGTTCCAGACCGATAACTGATTTTTCTGTAAACTCACTGGTCGTTGTTCGTTCAATCCAATAGTAATCTGAATTATGTTCTGAGGCTGTTTTCCATGCCAATAAGTTTCCAGATTGCGTTGGTAGTCCTTCGAAGGACATCATTTCTACCGGTAGCGGATCAATTTGAATTAGTTCAATATTATCTAACCACCATTCTTCCCCGGCTGAATTAACTCGACAATAAAAATCTACAGCAACTGATGTTAAGTTTGATGCTAACATCAATGTGTATGTTGCTGGAGTTGCGGTTGATGCTCCTGCTGCTGCTTGGTAAACATCGCCGGTTGGTGCTGCTGAATTTGTAAATGTTCCGTTTGCTGTATGTATAACTACACCGGTGTTGGTATAAGGCCATGTTGCATTTGAATTGCCTGTAATTCTCATTTCATTTACATATGTGCCACCGTTTGCTGATACTTGCACACTTAAATAATCAGCAGCATCTAAACCGCGTGTTGCAGAAGCTGATGAGTATGTATAGGATGCTACTCGGAATCTAAGTTCATACATTTTGGTTGGATCCAAAGTTACAGTTGGTAGTGAATACCAATCTTGTTCTATTCCAGATGAACCATTACCTACGCCAAGAATTGCTGCAGATGTGGATGGAGATACAGATGCATTAGTAAACCAACCTGATGTTGCACCAAACAACCAACCTGCTGACAGATAAGTTGTTGAAGAAGTTTCCATGTTATCGAATTCAATAACGGTTTGTGTTCTAGCAAATCCTGCTAAAAATACAAATGCTAATAATAGTTTATTCATGTGATTTGTTTTTGTGTTTTGTTTTACGGGTATATGTTTTTTTAGATTGTTCCGTTCTAGAAACAAATCGTCCATCAAAGAAGCCTTGTTGTTTTTGTGATTCTCGGGAAGCACCTAAATTAATTTTTAGTATCTGGTTGTTCATAACGTGACATTGTTTGTTCGAATGCTACTTCGTAGGCTCGAGCTAAATCAAATCGATGGTCATATTTTAGTTTGTCTACTAGTTCAAATACTTGTTCGTGCACACCTTGTTTGTATGCCTTCATCATTATCTCTTCAATTCGATCTGCCATTACTACACTCCAAATATAATAAATAAAACTTTAATTACCAAGCTCGGCAAGACCAATATCTTGCTTTTGTGCGAGGGCCTGGATTTTCACAATTATGTCTAGCTCTGAATGATTTTCTACGAGCTGGATTAGATTTCTTTATGCGCATTGTTTTTTGACCAGCACGTTTTGCTGAGGTACCTCCGTGACCAAAGTTAACTTTAACTACATTGCCTTCTGCATTGCGTACATACACTTTGAACTTCTTGACATCGCCACGCATTGGTTTGCCCAATTTAACTTTGCGTCCTTGGTACTCAGCTTCATTAAGACCAGGTTCAATCAGATTAATATGTTCTGATTCATTAACACTGCGTTCAATGTATTCTACAAGACATTGAGCACAATATCCTTCTGCTTCTTTAATTGGAACACAGTTCGGAACTTTGCGTCCTCCTTTTTTCTTCATTCCAATCATTTCATATCCGGACCAGCATGGTGCAGATTCATCAATATAATTCATTTACAACTCCTGTCGTATTGCTAATTTAGGTAAATATGATTTCCAAGTTGCCAACACCTTTTGCATTTCTGCATCAGTGATAGCACCACTTTCCACAAAGCCTTGCAAGAATGTTGTTACTGCTTCGCGGAATGGTGTACGAGTCTTTTTTGCTTTAAGATATAGTCCATGTATCATTGCCGGAATTTCTTTTGGCAACATGAAGTATTTGAATGGTGGCACTTGTCCAGCCTCAATCTTCTTTCGCAGTGGCATATCCGATGCAATGTATTTGCCATCAATAGTATTCCATCCTGATTGAGTGATATGTTCGATTTCATGTCGTAGCACATCTCGCAATTGCATTGCAACCTCACTTAAAACCTTAGGATACTCTGCAGGATCAATTTCGAATCGTACTTCAATTAATGGTGGTTCATCAGAATCTCGTTTAGTGCTATTATAAGCATCGCCTCCATAATTAAAATTATTTAGGCCATCGATCCATTGCACTTTAAGTGAAAGATAAAACTCTAATGGAATAGTTTCGTTTGAAACCTCTTCAAAATATATCTCTTCAAGCTCATCACTAGTAATCTGTGGTGCAGTGGCTGCATCTGTAAAATATATCTTCTTGCCAGCAAACTCACCATTAGGATCCTTAGTTGATGCAAAACTATCTTTAACAACTGATAACAATGTACGCGATAAACTAGTAACTAACGCGTCATAGCGTCCTTCTGTAATAAGTGTTTTCATTGATATCATATTAATAAATATCAGCCTAATAAATTATAGTTCCAGAATGTTTCTTTGTCTTTGTTGAATGGATTACCGGTTTGTTGATAGTAACAGTTCAAGCAAAGCATCTGCAAATTTTCTATGCGATGATTGGTTTCATCCCCATCCATATGATCTAATAACAACGGCACTGTGTCGTCTGTTACCCTGCGTTCAGCATATCCACAACATGCACATTGCTCCGGCATAATGTTCAAGGCGAAGAGTCTGTTGCGAAGTTTCCAACCCGGATAATTTGGATAATGTCCTTCTAGTATTTTATCAATTGAATATATACCTGCTGTGGCTCGTTGTGAGTCTTTGGTAATGCCTAAGCCGGCTTGGTTGGTATGCAGATCATAAAGTGTCTTACCTGTTTCCCGATCCACATACATTTTTGCATATTTCTTCCAGGTAGTGAAAGACACTTTGAGAAAGCGTGCCGCTTCTGCATTTGATTTGGTGTTGGACATAGCATAACGAATATCTGACTCTGGCAGGTTAAAAGATTCCCTGCCTCGTCCATATACATATTTATACTGCTTGTCCATAATCAATAAACACCCTTTTTACGAAGCTCTAATACCGCGGTTTTAGGCAGTGTCTTGCGTTCCCACATTTCACGCATCTCAGGCTTTAAGTTTCTGGTAAAGTCGAGGAACGTGGCCGGATATACCCCACTACGACGCTTTACTTCATCATACCAAGTAGAATAGGTTGAATACAATTCATCAAAGCGTTCTGCATCTGACATTGTATCTTGATGTTCGAGTTGATCCTTAAGTGGCCACAAATCAATTGGCACATTTGGATCTTTGCGACGTGCTGGTAGGCGTGGTTGATTCTTTTCTCGATTTATATTTCGTGTGATGAATTTATCCATCATATTAATACTACGATCTTTCGGGGACATCCCGGAGTGTGCAGATTTTTTACCCATAACCTTATTTCATTTTTTCTGTTAATACAACTATTCGTCTCCAAACATCTTCTGCTTGGTATATATACTTTTTGAACTCAACTACATTTTGTATAGTTCGTGCCTGATCTGCTTTGCGCAGGATTCGATGATATCGGGCGTGTAAAAACCCAATGCGAATTTTTCTTATCCAATTAATCATTTTGATTGTTTTATAACTGTTACGTTTAACCCTTGATCTCGCAAGTCATCACATATATCAAGACATAAATCATATGCATCTACAAATACCGAACATTGCTTGTTGTTATGTGTAATTGTAGCACACTGAACTGCTTGATAATAATTGTGGCCGCAGATTTCAATTAGGCAATCGACTACATGCTCGACTGTATTTACGGCATCATCCATCAATACTACTTGATACTGGCCCCGTCTCTTTGTTAATTTTTTCTGTGACATCTCTGATGATTGCTGCTTGTTCCCAAAACTCATTTTCTTTTGCATAATTTAAAGAATCGTTTAAAAATCTTAGTTTCCGATCCATGTTCCATTGGCCTGGCCATTCCCACTTGTTTGTGGACATGACGTTAATAGATTTAATGAATACTGTGTCTATAAAATTCTTTGTTTCCATACTATATTATATGAAATTATTTTGTGGTATCCAAATTGATAACTAATCAGATTATTTGCTGTTCCGAATGATCAACTCACCTAAAACTTCTAATCGACCTACTTCTCGTTGAAACTCGATTTGAGTCATGGAAGTAGATATTTTCTTGTAGGTAGCATCATATTCTTTTTTTGCGGCTTCTAAATCAAATTTACCTTCTGCAGCCCGTTTGTAGTATGGCAGTTTTACTTTGAAATGGTGCCATGTTAGTAGAGCTAACCCGCCTTTCTTTTTTGCATTGTCAGAAATCTTTTCTGCACCAGACTCGCGGGTGTCAGCAAATGATTCAAAAGTATCTGGTTTGTCTTTTGCTTCAAAAAGTAAATTACGTAGTTTCATATTAATAAATATTTACTTGTTTGGTTTCTCCGGTTTGAATTCAGTTATATATGAATAATCTGTTTCATATCCAGATTTACCTTCAACTGAATAAACTGTCATATCAATTTTATATCCTGGATTTTTGTCAATTCGTTTATACGTCCAAGCAGTATCGATCCATATGATGCGGTTGTTAGGATATATAAAGTAGTTGCCATTATCCATTTTGAATACATGTCCACATTTGTGTTCTGGAGTTTCAGAGAAGTTTGTGTCTAACACGTTTCGATTTTCATGTGACCAATCCAGAGTGAATAAATATACACCCTGGCGTTTTACACCTGTTATGGAAATTAAATCTGCTCGTAACCCGGATAATCGCTCTCGTACTTGCACATCAATGTATGATGAAAAACAGTCCCAATAAACATGTTCTGTTAGTGGTAATCGTTCTGCATCTTTTCGCCATGCAAATGCATTAATGGGCCTTCTAGTCCAATTGACTCCATTTTCTAAGAATGCCTCAAATAATGGAGTTCTTTTTTGAATAGATGCAACACTGTGCACATCTGCGGCTGTGAATTCACCATGACCTTTTTCATGGTTAAATAAAAACTCATTTCGTATATAACATGTTAGAGTTGGAACATTTGCGTTTAAATACGCCATATAACTTATTTTTTATGTTTAAAATATTGAACTTCCCGTTCATGTTCCTCCGCGGCTGATTTAGAATCAAATGTTCCTAAGTTTTTACCTGCGTGGCTGTATAAGCGATATCCGGATTTTACTTTGCGAATAATCTCACGAATAAAGTTTTTCATTTCAGCTTGATTGTTAAGCGTAACTGGTACGAATTGTGGTTGCTGTGAATTGTATGCATCATCATTGCTATGTTGCATTCCCTTAGGACTTGTTTGCAACGAATTCATGATGAATCCACCAACTTCTTCTACATCGTCTTTGGATGTTGCAATATGATCTACTGCCCACCCATGTCCATTAGAAAGAATTCGATCTACCTGAGCCGGATCCATTTGCAACAATGCATCTACCGATTTTTTGATAGTCTTTAAGTTTTCAAAAAACATGTAATTGCTAGTGTTGGTATAATCCATTTCAGAGTTACAACCACATTCGTTCAGTCGTTTCATGTTATGCCTTTTTAGCAACGATAGACCAAATTGCACCCGTAAGTGTCATTGCTCCACCAACAATCTCAGTTACTACAGTTTCGTCAACTAAACCTTTCATCACGAAGATACCTCCGACAAAAGTTAATGCGTGACGAACAATTCCTAGAATTTGTTCTTTTGTAAGTTTCATATTGTTCCTTTATTATAAATATCATTATGATTTCTTTAGCTGCAATACAACGTTAATACCATATACTGCAGACGTAGTTGCACTTTCTCGAAGTTGAATATTAATTAAATCACCGAGTAATACATCTATTGCCGAATTGCTTACAGCTTTATCGACAAATGAGGTAAGATCTAAACCAGCAGCAACTTGACCTACAACAGTACCATTTTTTGCTATACTAACTTTGACATCTGCAGCGCCTTGAGTCGTAGTATATGATGTAGCGCTACCCGACACAATAACACCAGTAAATGGTGCAAATATTCCTATTCGGTTAGCAGTTGGATATGGCGCTGTTGGAACGCCTCCTATATAGTTAATGCTACCAGAAGTAGTATTTGTTTTCATTGAATGAAAAAATGTAAGAGTCATATACTCTGCAGCCCCAGCTGCATTCACTGCATATGATGCAGTTGTTGCAAATGATGCTGTGCCTAACAATGTCCCGGTAAATGATCCTGTAAATGATCCGCTAGCTATAACGGTATCAGTGCTACCTCCACTTAATGCATCAATCGATCTAGTTACATGTGCTGCTTGTATAGTACCACCGTCGGTAATACCTGTTTTATTTATTATCGCCATTGTCTATGTTCCTTTTTTTATATATCGGCCAATTTTTTGTTTGTTCGTTTAACCAGGCCTGTCGATCATCACACCCACAATCTTCATCTAGTATCTGTGCAATTCGTTTTGCTAGCTGATCTAATCCTGTTGCAACAGTTATTTTTTTAATATCGTCGCCTAAGCCTTTACTTTGCATCAATTCCTCCATTGTTCATTGAGTTTCTAAGTTGCATGATCATTGTTTGATACTGAGCCGTTTGTGGTATTTCAAACACAGTTCGTCCTGGAAACTGATAATCATGTTCTGGATGCATCATTAGCATATGACCCGTTTCATCAATTCCTAACACAGGATGTGCTACTTCACGCATTGTGATCGCCCCGGTTGGAGTTGGTATCATGGTGCAGAAGCCTGGATGTTTCCATTGTCCTTCTGGATCAATTACTCCGCCTGTTTTTCGTATAACATTGGCCCAACCTTTAAGGTCTAATGGTCGTTTGCGCGTAACATGCAAAACCAATGATTCTGTTATTTCTTTTTCATCGTCTGATTTTAGGAAGGCAGATGGCATAATATGTTTATCCATTTTGAGTGCCTTTGCTAGTATTGCTACTAAACTACCACCTGGCATAATTGCTACTGTAGTTAGTCCTAACAGTTTCACCACATCTTTCATTTGGTTACGAACCCATGCCCATTCTTCCGAAGTTAGTTTCTCACCGTTAATATGACGAAGCAGCATCACCATGGCTTGTTTGGTTTCATCTTTCTCAGTACGCATTGCCGAAATAAAGTGTTTTACTTTATCCTTTGCTTTGTTAACTGTGTCAGCCATATTGATTTCATTTAAAGAACTTTCTAACGCAAGTTGACCCATTGTAATCTTTTTTTCAAGGTTCTTTAAACGTTCGATATATCCTTTATTACGTAGATGTTTGAATGCCATGTTTTCCACCGAATACTCGCCTTCTGCTTCTAAACCAGTTTGGCGAAGATGCTGGAGTCGTTGTGTGATGTTTTTAATTTTTTGTTCTATGTGTGGATCCGTCTCTTTGAGTGAATCAATATCGTATTCGTATGGTTCTGCTTTTTGTTGAATGGCTCCATCATCTACAGTAACAGTGTCGGAGGCTGGTTTGCGTATCCATTTATCACGTAGCACGGAATATATTCCTACTGATGAATGCAAGTCCTCATTTGAATCTTGGGCATACAACTCAATGTTCATGCCTTTATATGTTAAAGGGTGTGTAGTGTTCCATATGCTTTTCTTTGCATGCATATAATTTTTAACTATGTGTAGATTGTCTCCAATTTCTAAATAGTTAATAACAACATGCAAATCAATATCACTATGTTCCGTCCAATTGTAATTAGCACTACTACCGATGATTATAACATCATGGATATCACAACGTACTTCTAAGAAATTGTAAAATGCTTTTGCAATTTTCATGAACCCAACACGAAGCTTGGGATGAAGTTTGTCTCCATCCCAAAGCTTTGGATTAAGTGTGCTATGTGTTTGATATTCGGTTATCATTGTTATTTCGTATTAGTAGCAGTCGGTGTAGCAAACTTAACTTTTTCAACATTACCTTTTTCATCTCGTGTTACAAAATCATAATCGCCTGGATCAGATTTATATACTGGTAATGTTTTTGATGCTATTTTATCCGTTCCTTCTACGGCGCCTTTTATTACTGGTTTAACATATGAGTTATACATGTTTCGTACCGCATTAAATGATCCAAATGCCCATGCTAATAATGATACAATGAATCCTTGTCGCTGGTCTCGGTTTTCGGTATACACGCCAGTTTTTTCTAGTAAATCTTGAAATTCATTGTAAATTACATCTAATGCTTTTGGTCTAGCAAACAATCGTTTTATAACATACAACATCATCTCAATTGCTTTAAAGAGCCAACTCAGCCACGCACCGCCATTCGTACTTAGCCATTTCATTGGTGATTCAAACAGTGGATCTAAAATCCCGGAAGATCTCCAATCATACTTGAATGTTCCAAGTACGCGGCCGGCATCATATGTACGGTGAATTGCGTTTGGTAACAGTGCACAGAATCTAGCCCAAAACGTTTTTGTATATTCGACAAAAATTAAATTACCTGTATTAATTGTTTCTTTAATAAATTGGTTGGTCCAAAGTCGTTGTGCTTCTTTACCTACTACGCTACCGCCTACTGTTTTTGTAGCCATGAACAATGGAACGATTATTTTCTTGTAAATTTCATCACCTTTACCAGAGTTGATAGTTTTTGCAATTGCACCCCAAATCTCAGCATCGATATTTTTAGTAGTAGTATTCAATAAATCTGCAGGTAGTCCCAATGTTCGAAGCATGTTTATATTTACAGCACCGCCTGGTAATCTAAATGCTGCCGTTTTAATCCATGTTGTTATAGAATCTCTGTTTTTATTTAAAATATTAAACAATATCGTTCTACCGCCAGGCGTATTTAACACTGATGCTAAGAATACATCCGGACGTTTTCTACATAAAACCGTAAATGAGTTTACCATGTTCGAGGCTACCGAATCCCATACTTTTTTTGGAAGCATTGCAACAACATTTCCCCATACTTTTCCTAACATGGTTGGGGCAGTGTTTTTGAAGAATTTAGATGTAGCAAGTAAAATTTCTTTTTTATTTTTTTTGCTATATGTTTTAACCGCAGTAGCTAAAAATACTTCATCCGCACCTTCTTCTGCAATTTTTAATAATCGTTCTGATTTAGCTGCGTTAATAAGAGCCCAGTTTTGGAATGCATCGCCATACCGTAATACCAACTGTTCTCCAATTCTCGATAACGCAGCATTTGTTGCCCGAAAACCTTTTACAAAATTTAATAATAATTGTTTTAAGTTTTTTATTTTAGCTAGTTTGCTAAACTTTTTAATAAATTCTTTTACATTTTTACGTTGGCGTGCATTTGTTCTCCACATTTCTAGGAATGCTTCTTCTGATTTCATTGCTGCTTGTATCGCTTCTGGTCCAACTTTACCACCAAATTTTACCGCTGCTATAAGTCGTTTACTACCTAACTTAATGATACTACCAGCAAATGGAATAACCGCAATCATTGATAAGCATCCTTCTAATTTGCGGCCGCGAATGAAATAAGCAATTCCATTAAGTAAATCAATTATATCACCATATCCTGGAATTAATCCTGCCCAATCCAATATAGACTGTATGGTATCTTTTACTTGTTCTAATGGTTTATCGGATATATCTTCAAATCCACGTGCTGAACGCTTATATAAATTTGGATCTTTAAGTCCATGTCCTGCTATTAAAAAGAATCTTTTAATCCACCCGGATTCCTTATACACATCAAATTCACCAGATTTTACATCATCGGTTAAGTTAAATATTAAATTTTTACCTTTTTTATAAATGTATCCGAATACTTGTCCGCCTGGATTACTTATTTGAATTTTATTTCCAGTTAGCTTCCATTTGAATTTAGTACTAGTACTTAAATCTGGTCGCATATAAACATATCCGTCAGATTGGAAATGAAACAATGTTCCTGATTTTAAATCTGCGGCATACACCGGGACTTGCCAGTTATACGAGTTTACCGCAGCATTCGTTAAACGTCCTGCATTGTTTGGAGATAATTTATCTGTACGGAATACTTGGGTTTTAAACAATTGCTCTGCTGGGGCTAAATTCTCTGGCCATGGTTTTAACTTTTTACTCGCAATTATCTTATCCATTTCTTTTTCGTTTTTCGTTAAGAATGAATTAGGCCCCATTTGTGTAGGGAATACTCGTAAATTTGGATCTGGCTTTAACGGATCAAATGTTGTTTTTTGTGTTACAAGTTTTGTTAGTGAATCTTCTTCCCGGGCAGTTAATAATTGTTCACTTAAAACTGCATCTTTTTGAAAAGCTTCGCGGAGCACTGCTTCTATAGTTAACTCATTCTGAAGAGCTGATGTATTAGTGTCTGTCGGTGTAGGTTTGATATCACGAAGTATCGCTTCTCGCAATACAACATCTAACGTAATGTTTGTAGATTGATTCATATTATAATTTCCTATTTATTATAAATATCATCATTTCCAAAAGAGCTGTATTAAAATCAATGCAAATGCTAATCCGAGAGACACTGCTGTTTTTAAATTGATGGCTTCATCCCGGAATACCCAGGTCATGATGGCAAACATAGTAATACCAGTAACAAATGAAACAAATCGACCCGGCCAAAATGCACCGTCAAACCCGGTAACTGCAAATCGTGTTGCTTCCATAAACAACCAAGTGATTGGAACACCCATTAGCATAAGTGCCCATCGGTATGTTTTAGCCCATGGCCATATTAATGGTCCATTTGTTTGTATCCAAACGAAGCTTTGTCCTACTAAAAAAATTAATATGGAAAATATAATGTATTTATAGTTCATATCATATAATATGAAATTTACTACAGAATTCAAAGTAATTATTTATTAGAGTCAGATGCGTATTTAACACCCATGATAGTGCCGATGATACTAAAAGCATTTGTTAGCAATATACCAAACATATTACTCCACGTGCTACCAATGATCTGAGTATCTTTATTAACAAACAATGCAACCATATATATAACGGTAGTTGTGACACCTACTCCGATTATGATAATAAGTGATATACGAACAATTAGATTGATTAACTCGAACTGAGTTCGTTTTTGTATCATGTCTAAACTGTCCATGGCGGCATCGCGGGCTGTTTCAGCATCACATTTGGATTGTTCTGCATCCGTTGCTGCTTGTTGAAGTTCTATCATCAACTGTTGATTTTGTTCGTTTGATTCAACTAGTTGTTTGTTTTGATCTTGTATTTGTTTGGTTATTTCTAATCGTTTTCGTCGATTTTCTTTATCGCGGGTTGTGCATGTTTTTATATATGCATCAAACTCAATATCATCGGTTGAATCAATTAACTTTAGAATGTTGCCTTCTAGAGCTATATTTTTACGGGCATATAACTCAATTAATTTTTGTTTAGTATTATCATCTAATACTATCATCGATACACTTTAAATGGGGCAGTGCGTGCTTTATACCCGTCATAGTCTGCGCGGAATTGTTCTAAACGAGGTTCGATATCATCTGACTTAATTATCCAAAACTGTGCGCCGGCTTGAATTGCCTTTGCTTGTTCTTCTGGTTCATTTGATGATGAGATGATTCCAATAACCACGTTATTACCATACTCAAAATTAATTTTTCTGATAAGTTCGATACCATCAAACGAACTACCAATAATATTCAAGTCAACAAATACACATTCGGGTTTATCGTTAGCATCGCCACTTTGAAACCATTTTTGAAACAGTTTTGCTGCTTCGTCGGAACTATTTAATGAGTTTAAAGACAAACTTATATCGAGCAATGAACATGCATCTTCAAATACTAAGTGGAATAAATCTTCATCATCTACCAATAAAATTGAATCAATCATTTTTGCTTTCCTTTATTTTTATTTTCATTTTTGTGCCTGTTTCATTTTTTTCACAGGTAATATTAAATCCATGTTCTTCTAAAATAGCAACACAAATATTTAAACCCAAACCAGTTCCAGCTTCAGTTTGGCCTTCTTTCCGAGTATATGGTTTTGATAAATGATCAAAATCTTTTTGTGTAATACCTCTACCATTATCTTGAACGTAAATGGTATCATCATCGGAATATATTTTAACAAACTTAGTGTCAGAATCATTATACTTTAAACCGTTTCTAATCAAGTTATCCAATGCTGTACAGAACAATGCTTCGTTTACTTCGATGGTTGGTAACTGGTCGATAATAACTTGACTACTGTATGCAGTTGATGACAAGTAATCGGATAATATCATTTTCAAATCACATTCAGCTTTATTTAGTACAACATCTTTTTTTACGAGATTGGTAAATTCATATACACCTTTATACACTTTTTGTGAATGTTTCAATCCTTCTTTAATCATGCGGATTGGGGCTTCAATTTTTAATGAACTAATATCATCAGAACTTAATCTTCTTTCTAACGAACTAAGTCCCCTAGGCATATACGTATTAATACCTGAATGCATATCGTGTCTTAATATCTTAGCTGCGTGTTCTAGATACGTATTTTTCTTTTCAATCTCTTTCTTTTGTTCATATGAATCGGTAATATTAGTAGCAATTTTCAATATGCGATATATCTTGCCGTCCATTCCGATAATTGGATTATAAGTTGATTGTAAATACACTAAAGAGCCATCTTTTTTAACTCTTGTAATTTCACCGGTAAATAATATACCGTCATTTAGTTTTTTCCAAAAAAGAGCATATTCTTCACTGTTAAAATGTGTGTCGTCTATAAATATTCTGTGGTGTTTTCCGACTAGTTCATCAGCTGAATCATATCCCATGGTTGTTAAAAACAAGTCATTAGCAAAAATAATGTTACCTTCTAAATCAAATTCAATAACTGCGTTAGATTTATTTATGGCATTCATTCTATTACGAATTTCTACTTCTTTTTTCTTAAGCTCCGTAACGTCTTGTCGTATTGATGAAAACCCTTCTAAATTGCCATGTTTATCAAATCGGGCTCTAATGTATGTGTCGACATAATATAGGTCACCTGTTTTTGTTTTGTTGGTGACAATTGCATTCCATATCTCACCTTTCATCACTGTTTCATACATCTTACCCCAGTACCCATCGGGTTGTAGACCAGAGTTTACGATGATATGATCTTTACCGATAACCTCATCTAAAGACCATCCTGATACTTCTTCAAATTTTTTATTAACGTATGTTATTTTACCAGTTTTATCAGCAATTGAAATAATTGCAGCTGTGTCAATAAACTCATCAGTATCTTTTATTTTTTTTAATAAAGTACTTGTTATATCAGCTGCGTGTGATTTCATTAAAAAATAAAATAGTGGTAAGAACACTAAAAAACACACAATTTCAATTCCGCGTGTAATGTAACTAGAATCTAATACTGAAAAGAATACTAAACCTTTTGTTATAGCAAAAACTACTAATGTTACTATGGTAATACCTTTAAGTATTTTATGTAAACTAATCATTTATCGTATACCTTTATGCTTATCTAATGCATCTAGAATTTGATTAAGAACTGGTGCTTTTATAAACCCTGCCATCGATGCATTTTTAAGTGTACTGATAATTTGTAATATAATGAATGGAATTAAAATTGTTTCACTTAACCAAGAAGTTCCTGGATATCCTTTTTCTACAGACAGCAACACCGTTAAAATTATAATCCATGTTGCGGCTGTTCGAAGTACTTTGATTGCTTTACATGTTTGAAAACCTTCTCGCTTTATTCCAGCAATTACACCAAAAAACCCATCGACAAACACTACTGCAATTAATGCTAGATATTGCTCGTAATAGTCGATAGATAGATTAAAAAAATACGAACATATAAATGATATCATGGTCGTTGTGGATAATATTATTGCTAGAGCGGTTGTTTTCATTTTATATCTGAAGATTCAATTAAAGTATATGAAAATTTATTACCATTTGCTGTTTTAGCTTTGCGACAAATTGACATAAACTCTTCAAAATCAGCAGAACGTTTAAATACCTGGCAGCCTTCCGACCAATTTTCTACATATGTTGAATCAGCGCCGGCTTTATGAATGTTGATTCCAAATACACCTTCTTGAATTGATTTTTCATCATATACCATATCTTTGTTTGGATCGCGGAACACTTTAACTGGTTTGTTTTGTCCTAATGCTTCATACTTCCCGGCATGCAAACGCATTATGTGTGAATCGATATATTGTCCTTCTACTAAACGAGCAACACCAGCTTTGTTTCCATACTGCATTACGCCTTTTGTTCCTGGATCGGTTGTTGCTGACCAACAATGGAATTTTTCTTCTCCGTTTACGGTGTAAGATACTGTAATGTGATCATCGAATAGATTGGTTACTTTCTGTCCAGTTGCTGAATTACGAACTCCGATTATATTTAAAACATAATCGTTGCCATCAAACCATTTATATCCTTTTGCTTTTACTGCTGACTCAATTTGGTCTTTTGTGTATTTTGAAACCGATGCTGGTTTTGCTTCTACAACGATTCCCATCTTAGCTAATGTTGCTGGGCCGACTACTCCATCTGCAGTTAATCCATTTTTAGTTTGCCACGCTTTAACTGCTTCTTCTGTTTTAGGTCCAAAATTTCCTACTGGATCTACACCTAATACTACTTGAATTTTTTTAACCGTCTCGTTGTTATCACCTTTTTTTAGTATCATAAAACTATCCTTATTCGTAATTGTTGTTTAATCTTTCTTAAAATATAAATTTGCTTCTGCTTCGCGGCGACGAACTAGACCCCTTAACACGCGGCCTCCTGCCTTTGTCCATTTCATGAACTCAGCTCGGATAGTTTCGTCTGACGGATCAGCATTAACTTTTTTTAATAATGTTGATGATTTTAGGTTTGCTGGACCTAGATTGTAGGCAAATGATACTAATGCATCGAATTGATTCTGATTGATGTCATCTCGACAATATGAATCTACATACTGCTCAAAACTTGCTAACATGCTTTTCAATAAGTCTGTGCCATGGACTTCCGTGATTGGAGTATCGGACATTGTTACTTTTTTACCACCTGGATAAAAAGTTGCGCCGTAACCAATAGTAGGAATTCCTGCAGGGCACTTATAAGGTGCTGCGCGGAACCCTTCCATTGTTTTGATTATTTCAATTCCGGCCGTTCCTGTTTTTGTAATTTTCATGACTGTTTAAACCTTTATTTATTTTTTCATTAAAAACTTTTCAGCTACATTACCAGCAATACAGATAATTACAATAGTTTTAACTGCGTCTACTAGGTCTGTAGATGGTTTAATTGATTCATGTGAATATGAATTTAACACCATGGTAACAGAAATAAATAGGAATCCTAAAAATGCAATAACTCGTTTCATTGAGGTGTCTCCACCGGTAAACATTTCTTTGATAAAATTTTTCATGTAGTTACCTTCTTATACTTCAAGTATAAATATCAGTAACTCAAATTTAATTGCAGTATTATTCTTCAGAAACTGCTCGACCTATTTGTCTAGTCCAATCTAGGTCTGTGCGCACTATAACATTTTTAGTCATTGCGGCTACTAACATTGTTCTGTCGACACCTAGTTGGTTTGCAAGATATGCTAACGCAGCTATGTCTTTAGGAAAACAATGCCCCCCAAAACCAAAATCGCCATCATGGCCAGGAACTGACCAATGTGAATTGCCCAATCGATCATCATAACGGGCATATTCGATTACTTTATCATAATCAATGTTTAAACCTTGGCAGATCTGATACATTTCGTTTGCAAATGAAATTTTTGTGGCTAAGAATGTATTAGTTACATACTTGATCATTTCAGCAATGGTACTGCTTGTTTTAATGATTGGCACTTTAGGAAATGCCTTTTCAAAATATCGTTTAACAATTGTAGTAGCAGAGTTAGGTCCTCCGAGTATGATTCGATTTTGATTTTTATAATCATCAACTGCGTTAGACTCTGTTAAGAACTCTGGATTAAACACAATATCCAATTCAGTGTATAATTTATTTAATCGATCTGTTGTTCCTGGTGGAATAGTAGACTTAACAACTACAATATAATTTTTCTTATTGTATGCAATTACGTTGTTTTGAATTTCTGTTAGTGCAACATTTAAAATTTTTAAATCACATTCACCAGATTTCATCATCGGAGTAGGAACACATACAAATGCAATATCAGTGTTTAAAACTACATCTTCGATGCCGTTAACATTGCGAAATTTGTTTCCATCTTTATCATATGCTTTAATATCAAATACATGTTGCATTCCTAATCGCACAGCATTTCCTACAAACCCCTGGCCAATAATTCCTAATGTATTCATATTACAATCCGTTAATATATTGCTTTAATTTATCTGTCGGTGTCCAATTTAATAATTCTAACGCTACATCTCGTTCACGTAATGTTATACGATAGTTTCCTTTTTGATCTGGTAAATATGTTGTTGTGCAATTGAACTTCTCTATAAACATGGCTGCTACTTCATTCATTGAATAATTTACTCCAGTACCCAATTCCCACGCATCCTCGATATAATGTTCAGTTTCCATGATTCGAATCAATCCATCAACAATGTGGTCTACATGTGTGAAATCTCTGCGCTGTTCGCCATCACCAATAATAGTAATTGGTTGTCCGTCTCGTACTTGTTTTCTCCAAATTCCAATCACAGCTGCATAGTCGCCATCCACAATTTCATTTGGTCCATACACATTGTAAAATCTTGCAATCTGCACTTTAAGTCCATAACACTCTTCATACATCTTACAAATTTCTTCTCCTAAGAACTTGCTTAAAGCATATGGTGAAATCCTAGGATTATGCCAACGGGATGATGATCCTGCATACACAACCTTTGCATCCGTATGTCTAGCATATTCTAAAACTTTGAAAGTTCCTGTTGTGTTTGCGTCATATGTTTCTAATGGTAGTTTAAATGATATTTGAATACGTGCAACTGCAGCAATATGGAATATAACATCAAATTTATCAACTGCTGGATTAAATATATTATCAATGTTATTAACATCATCTATAATGTATTTAACATTCTCTATTTTATTGTCCAATGTGCCGCAAGATAAATTGTCAATACATGTTACGCCATGTCCTAATGCAACCAATTGTTTACATAAGTTTGAGCCAATAAAGCCTAGCCCACCTGTTACTAAAATTTTCATATTCTAATTTCTATTTGTTTGTTATAAATTTTTTGTTTGTTAATGGATCGTGTCCTATGTATCCACCCCATTTGTATCGGGCATATTCATGGCCGGCTTGTTCTGCCAAGTTACGTTTCTCTCCATTTGCAGAAACTGCCGCAAAGTGATAAAAATGACAGTTCCATGTTCTTAGCATACGTAGTCCTGATAGTTGACATTTTAAAAAAAAGTCCCAATCGGCTACCATACCCATTTCATAATTTTCATCCCATCCGCCAACTCGAAGATAATCAAGCTTTGACATAAAGATAGGAAGTGTGGATCCACATTCCTCAGTTTTATCCCCAGATGCATAATGATAATCAAACAACCAAAATGCTTCAAGATCGAATGATGCAATGTCAGTTCCTAAATTTTCTATAATAAACTGAGGAAACATACTAGGAAACGGTTCTACTTGATTAGGTGTTATTACAGCACCTTCTTGCCATTCTTCTTCCAATGTAGAATCCCAAAATCTTGGAAACACGTTATCGTCATTAACAATAAGTATTTTATCATATCGCGAATTGTATACACCTAGATTAGTTCCCCGACATTGACCTGCATTTTGTTCTAAGTTCAATATATCAATTGAATCTTTCCAACGGTCTAAGACCTCTTTATTCAAGTCATAGTACCCGTCTACAACAACGATAATCTGATTTTTATTGCATTGTCCTTCAATTG